ACCTGCTGGGGCTGGGATGCGGCAATCTCTTTGAGTTTCACTTCCCCACCGCCTTTCGCGAAAACTCTGACAGCAGAGATCGCACGCACGACTCGCAGAGCCGAACGTAACGCCCGGCACCAGGACGGCCCGCGCGCTTCGGGTCGTTGGTGGATAGGAAGATAACGACTTCGCGATTCTTGACGTGACAGCGCGAGCACACCGGCTGGATCACGAAGGCTTCGCGTTGCGTCGTCACTTCCCCACCGCCTTTCGCAGCTCGTCCGTTTCCGGCCGTCCGTTGATGATGGTGTTGGCAATTTCTATATTATCTGGAAGGTTTGTCATGATGTCCGTCTTTAAAATTATTTTTGTGGAGTTTCCTGGATTTTAAATTTCGTTTAACCAACCAACGTCGGAAAGACGCGGGAAACCAACGTTGGTAGAAACCCATTGGTATTGGGACGCCAAAGACGTTGACGGAGATGGCGTAGGTTTTGCTGCCAAAAACATATTCAAAGAGTGTCATTTGTGAAAATTACAAAAGTGACATCAGAATTGACGAAAATTTTCTGAGACCGTATGAAGTGTAGGAAAAGGTTTGTTGTATCCAGCCCTCTTTTAATCCGGCACGATCACGCCATTCGAGATGAATTTTATCCGATAGAGTGACGGTTAGATTATGACCTTGTGGTGTCTTCTTTGACCAAGATGTTTGTGAAATTGAACTGAAATTATTTTTAGTTAGGAGCTTTTCTAATTTAGATTTCACAGAAATCATGACTAATTAACTTACAAAACGAATGATTGGATTTGCGGAGCTATTGTTCCGAAATTTTAATGTAATTGATTGGATATGAACTTTAGAAAAGTGGCAATTCGTGTTGCAAATGTTAGTTCTAAAATTGTATCAGCCAATATGGAACAGCTAAGAGTCGAATGGAGCAACGTTAGTGAGGATTATGAAGAAACTTCTGATTATAGTTCCGTTACTGTTCTTGATGGAAACCGGGTTAGAGTTAATTGTAACGGTTTTGTAAAGGAATACGATTTGGCTGGTAGTCCAACTAAAGATGGATCAGATTTTGAAATACCTGATTGGCCAATTGACCCGGACGACTGGAAACTTGTTAATGATGTTGTACAGGAAGCCTTTGGCGTTGGTTTGAATGAAGTATGAAACTAGTCTATCAGTCCGTTAACTAAATTGGGACATTTACAAAGAAATTGCTGGCCAAGTACAAATAACAAAATTTCATGGGAAACTTCTATCGAGATCGTGAAACTTTTTCTATTCTTTCCAAGATTTTTCCTATCCAAGATTTTTCCTATTAGGCTTTACCAGCCCAAGATTTTATGAATCTTTCCCAACCAAAGTCGTTAAACCTTCTCGCTTTTCGTTCTTTTCTTTTTTGGGATCTTTCGCATATGTTCATAATTTGGTTTCGGCTTCCTTTTTGGCCTTCAGTTCTTTTTGGTTTGTGCTTGATATATTTCAACTGAAATCATTTCAGTGTAATTTTATATGAGGAGTATTCAAAGTAATGTGAGATATGAAAATTTCGCTTTCGGCAGCCGAGCTTCAAATATTAAATGAAATTATTTCAATTCATAAGTTAAAAAATCGTGAGCAAGCTATAAAATATTTGATAAAGTCTTATAAATACAAATTAATCGAACAACATCATTTGAATAAATCAAAATCTGATAAGCTCCAAGAAATATTCAATGATGATGATAATTTAAGTGACACCAAAAGTATGGATAAGTTGATCGAAAACATATTCACAGCTGATGGGGTTGCTTCAGATATTATGGATGAAGATGAAAACAAAGTTTTTAATGGGTTTGAAAATTTCATTGAAGGCAATAAATCTGAACATAAGTCTGGAATAATTTCAACTGAACAATTCAAGGCTTCACTTGATGAAGCTAAAACAGAAAATTTGTTAAAGCGCTAGCTATCCAAAAGATGATCTGTTATCAATTCATTAGCAAATAAGTTGTTTTTATCAAGTGAAATTATTTCCTCTGCTCTTTCCAAAATGGCATTTTTAAACGCAAACGGGTTTGTTCTCAATTTAAATATTTCAGATTTCAAACGATTTATTTTGCGTTTTCTTCTTTTAGCGACCCGTTTGGACCGTTTGGCCGGTTTGGCGACTCGTTTAGACCGTTTGATTAGTTTAATTTTCATGAATAAATAATTTCCATAGTTTTTATTTGTTCAAGTATTTCATTTTCAAATTTTGGGTCTTCACGCTGAACAAAATTAACCAACTTAATAAGATTGTCAGGCGGTTTATTTTGACGAAATCTGATCATGTCCGAGTAAATTCTAAGAATTTTAGCTTTAGACCTTCTTATTGCTGTTTTAAGTTTTCTTTTTCGTCTATGATTTTTTGTTTTATTTCTTGACATAAAATATCCTGAAATATATTACAACTTAAAAATATATAAGGTAAATTTCACAAATATATGGCATATATTTCAGAATAATTTGAGGGAAATTATAAACCTATTACAAATTATTCCTTTATAACTTCTTTGGTAAAAGCTTCATTGATCATTTTATAAAATTCTTCACAATCTGTTGGTTGGACATTATTGATAGACCAAATGAAATTTTCAGCTTTTCTGACTTTCCAATCCTTGATAGCTTTTTGTCCCCGTTCAGAATCGTAAAAATTTTTGGCCTCTTTAACACATTTATCATAAAATTCATTCAAAAGTGGTTCAAACTCACCTTCGAGGAAGTTATGATATAAATAATGGATGTCATGATTAGCAGAGGCAAGTTGCTGATATACATTTTTGAAATTCGGAATATCTTGTAAGTTGAAAATTTTCGAGGTTTCAGGGTTAAAATCATCAACATCTCGACGCCAAGCAAATTTTTGTCCACCAAAATTTACGGCAACACAACATCTGTAGTTTGAATTTCTTGAAAATTTAAATTCAACGCAAATCAAATTCAACCAAACTTCAGACCCTTCGTTCCAAAATTCAAATTCAACCAAATAATTTTCAGGATAAAACGTAACATCATTTAAATGGTTTTCAACTAAAGCATACAGTTCTTTGTATAAGTCTTGCTCTCTAAGTTTCTTAGCAACTTCCTCAGTCACGTCGATCATGATCCAATCACTTCTTCACTCTTAACTTCATTAAGTATTTCCAGAAGATATTCATTTTCGAGTTTCAAACCGTAAATTTCAAATTTATAAGATAATTCTGAAATCAGATTCTTGCAAGAATCTTGTAGGAAGTCATTCAATAACTTTTCAAATTCATCACTGTTTAAAAAGATAGTAATTTCATTTGCAAGCCATTTTTGAAAATCATCAATCTCTTTTTGAAATTCAGCAGAAATTTCTGCAACCAGTCTCTTATTAGGTTTGATCGTTCCTGTTGGGTCAGCCCATCTACTCAAAATAATACCTTCAACAGCGTCAGTCATCTGCAACGAACATTCTTTGAACGAAACATTGACGTAAAATCCAATTGCATTAATTTTAACAAGCAATACCTCTCCATGGAAATTGAACATAATGGAGTCTAAAGATTTTCCATTTTCAAAAAAACTCTTTACAAGCTCTCTCTTATCCTCGTAAGATTCAGTTCTCAAATATGAATCAGAAAATTTGAATTTCATAGGCTCATCTTTGAAATGAAATTTTCCAAAATTCATGACTTTAAAACCTCTTCACTTTTAATTTCATTTAGTATGTTTAAAAAGCGTTCTCCATCAAATGGTTGACCAATATCATCTAAAAATTTTATAAATTCAATGGTTCTTTCTCTATAATATGATTCTATGAATTTTTCAAATTTATTTTTAAAATCTTCACTATTGACAAATTCAGTAATTTTTTCAGCAAGAAAATCAATAAATTTAGAAATTTCTTTTTGGAGTTCATTAACAAAATAATATGATTGAATGTTTTGGTTGGACCAATTTATTTTTAAAATTTGTTCAACAATATGTTGTTTGTAAACATAAATCAATCGTTCTTTATAATTTACACCAATTCTAAAAATAATATGTGCGTCTTGAAAAGTAAAACTAACGAAAAATTTATTCTGCCCGCCAATAAATTTTCCGGTGTCATTAATTATGAATTGTAACTTTTCAACTGAATTCAGAAATTCCAACAGGAGTCTCCTTTGACTCTCAAACATAGATTTATAAGTATTATCAAAATTTTTAGCGTAATTGTTCTTCTCGGGCACATCAGCACGACTAGTTTTGGCGGAAAATTTTCCGAAATCTTTCACATTTAAGTCTACACTCGTTAAAATTAAAATTTTCGTAAATTTATATAGTCAACGGAAGCGCCAGCACGGTGACCGTATCGTTCAGTAGTCGTGATTCCGTATTGGAAGCGCAAGGGCCTTCCGCCACCCGGTTCTTGGTGGGAGAAGAACGAACTTCGTCGAAGGGAACGTTCCCCCTTGAAAACTGTCTGGGTTGTATATTTTCAAGAAAACAATCCACCTGGCTTCAAATATTCGCTTGATTCCGTTGGTGTCAAACTTCATCAAAGCTTCGAAAATATGATCAGAGAAGCCCAAGTCACTTACGAAGACTCGATGGTATTTTTCAGCAGGGAAGAGGCTATCGAACACATGAAAGAAATGAACATCTCAAACGAGGTTCTCGATGGTTGATTTTGACGAATTTTGCGCGAAAATGGGCCCGTATGTCTCTGATAGAAGTATTCGAGATGAAATTTTGGAAGAAGTTTGGTGTTGGCGTCAAGCCATCGAATTTGGAAAAATTGTAGAAAAGAAACCAAAAATTTCAAAAAGCAAAACTGGAGATTTTGCAGTTTCAGAAAATTTTTCAATCATCCCACAAATTTTTCTAGTCCACGACAATTTCAAAATTTTGGTCAATCCATTTTCTTTCGATAGAAACAGTAGCCCAAATTTTTCAACTAATATTTCCAGACTTAATTCATACTATGCTACTAGACATGACGGTTTAATCCATTCTTCTCATCAAATTTGGGCCATCTTTTTGGACGGTATTGAAGACAAAGCCAAGAAACATCTTGACGATGTTAAATCAATTGAGAAAAGAATCATCAAAGACAAAGATTCGATTTTTGAAGAATGGTCAAGCAACCAAAAAAACATTGATCGCGAAAGAAGAAAATTTGTCAAGAAATTTGAGTATTTTTTGAAAGATCTCGATTTGATGGACATTAACCCAAATGATGTGATTTCTTTCTTGAGGGTTTGTGAAAATAACATGATTAATGCTAAAAAACTTTATGCTTTTGCCAAACGAAACCAAGCAGATTTGGGTTTTATCAAAATTGAGGACGTTCAAGATGCACAAAATCTTGCAAAAACCAACGCGGTGAGGTCCGGATGAAAAAACGTGAGTATGGAGCTAGTGATTTATACAATTTGATGTATAAATCTGATGAATATAAGATCGTAATTAATGAGTTAAAAGAATTTTGGTCCAATTTCAAACTCCCAAAGAAACCAAAAGGTAGAATTACACGGATTGGTCCACACTACAAATTTATCGGGTATGTTGAATTGAAAACAAATTTTGCTGTATTGAATATTCTCAAAACAACACCAAAACATTCTTTAAGTTTACTTGGTGTATCAAAACTGAATGACACAATTCCTAAAAATATAAAATTTGACTTCTCGGCTTTTCAAGAAGCAAACGGATTAATCGCAATCTCATTAACAGATGGCGTCGGTGAAGATCTTATAAACGACAATTACGATAAGATTATGAAATTCATAAAAGATTATGAAAATTCAGCTGACGCCAGTAGAAGACTTGAAAAGTTTATGGAAAATCAATTAAAATTACAACCAGAACGCAAAAAACGCGGTGCCGTAACGTCACTTCGGTCTACACTCAAGAACGTTTCAAGCTATCTAACTGAAGAAGAAATTGTAAATTTGGTTCATGAAGAATTTGCACGTTCAGTGATCGAAGAATGATTGAGCGACCGAAGTTGTCCGGTTTTCGTCCGTACTGGACGGTGAGGCGTATCTGAATGGCGCATAAGGGATACTGGAAACAACAAGTCCTACATGGTCTGCCTGAGGCAATTGCTGAATGGGTTGTAATATCAAAAAGGGATGAAATTTACAACACAATTGAAAAATTTGGCTATGAAGACATGCTTAAATACACTAAAGGTTCTAGACAAATCAAAGACGTTGGGCGGTGGGTTTATGACAGATGTGAACTTGTCAATTTTATTTTGGATGTTGTCCAATCAAACAGCCGACACGAGCAAAAAAATGCTGATTTTGCCAACTGGCTCATGCAAGAGTTGATGGACAGATTTCAATATGATTGGGATAAATTTATTGTACATTCGATATGCAATATGCTTGGTGAAGAACTGAAGGATAGTCGTTGGTGGAAGACTCACAAGAAAGAAATCAACCAATTTGCAAGCCAGCTTCAAACGACCAAAAGTGTAATAGAATCATGACGGAATCTTTGATCAAGGACTGATATGGAACTGCGAGAGCTGTCAGATAGAATTTCGCGCGTCCGAATTCAGGACGTCAAGTTCTATATCAGATACTCCCGCACAGTATACGTAATAGCCAGGGTTACCCTGGTATTAGATGACAAAACAAGATCATTCTCCTTCAGTAAATCAAGAACTATTAAATACAAAGGCTTGAACCTTAATGCAGTTGCGTATAACGTTTTAAGATTAGCAGCCGGGGCCTCGCAACCAACAATTAAAAACACGAAAGCATACAATACGTTAATACATAAATCATCTGAATTTATAGGTGCAATTAGCACTAAAGAACTTAAATTTAATAAGTCAAAGAAGATGCAGTCTTTGATCAAAAAGAGATCCAATGAATATGAAAATGAACGGGTTCTATCTGAAATTGAAACGGCTTTTCAAAAAGCAGCGTATCGTAAAATTCACATAAACAAAATATTGCACGTTTGGAAAAAAGTTACAAATGAACAAAAAACTGAAGAATTACTGAATTTGTAGTTGATGTAATTTTATAGTAAACGGAAGCCGCGGCTTCTCGTGCGTATCGGCCAATGGAGGTGCACGATGCGTGTTTTGACAGCCGATGATGTGAGCGAGATCCTCAAAGACGTTGGCCCCGGGAGCCTGCTCTTTTTGAGTTACCTTGCTGGGAAAGAACCAACTGAGAGGGCTTTGCTCGAAGCCGAACGGACGGTTCGCGAAGAGGGTATCGCGAAACGCCACGTTCTCGGAGCGCTTTCTCAGGTATGGGAGTCCAAGAAGGGCGACCTTTGCGTACGGGTGTTCGCAGATACCAGAGACACCATCAACAAAGATGGTTCGAAAACCCGCGGTGCTTGGCGCACATACAACCCAAACCTCGGGCAGCTTCTCTCTCTTGAAGTGATTCACGCGGTGCCGAAAGGCTAACTGATGTCTGATGATATTCAGTGTTCAAAGGACTGGGTTCCGCACCCAACCCATGAAATGACCGAGTGGGAAAGCGCTATCGTTACACTCCTAGAAACATCAAGATTTGGCTCAATTAGAGAGTGCAAGAATTGTGGTGCCGAAGAGGCCCAAACAAGTGCGGGGCACAGAGCACATACAGAGTTGGCATATAGATGCCTAGCCGCAAGTCGACAAGCCACAGGCGTATCGGCCGTTGGAGGTGACCAATGACCAATGACGAGCTTCTGAACTTGATCGAGGAGGTCGACAAGGAACAGGCTTCCAAGCAGGAGCAGCTTCAGGTTCTGCCGCAAGAAGAGGTTCCCCCAGAGCAGGCCCCGCTTTTGAATCCGGAGGAAGTGGACAAGGTGCGCGAAGCGCCGGCCGGTTACGAAGGGGTCGTCATGTTCAGCCAGGATGTGCTGGACGAGGCCGCTCGTAAACACCGGATCGTACTCGAAGGCGTCTGCTCACACTGCGCCCACTGCAGTCTCAAGCTCACGGACGCCATCTCTGTTCAAAGGGGAATTGGCCCGATCTGCTCAAAGAAGGGCTACACGGAAGAGCCGGAGGGATCTTGCGACCCGATCGAGGCCATGATCATGCTCGGAAAGTGGCCGCATCTGGTCGATTACCTCGTCAAGAACGCTGGTGGTGTCGAGAAGGGGCACGCCCACAAACTCATGAACGGGATCGTGAGGATCTGTTCTCTGAATCGGCGTACTGAAGTGCACGATGCCTGCACGGACGCTCTCGATGCGTTGGGCTTCTACACTCTCGCTTCCAAGCTCCGTGAGACTCTTTGCATCGCTTCCATCAAAGAGTCCGAGGGGAACCCGAATTTCTTCGCAATTTGGATCAAGAAAAGCGAGTACAATCCGCGTTGGGCGTACGAATTCCGACAGGCGTTCCCGGCAACGTACTTCTCGAAGACCGACAAGGGGATGGTTTTCCCGAAGGCTGAGAAACGAAAAGTGTGGGACTTGCTCAACAAGTTCTACAGCGGTCTTTGTCTGAAGACTCCCGACGGCAAGGCCGTCCGCATCAAAAAGAAAGAAAGTGCCACCTCCAACTGAAAAAGAGGGGCTGGGTTCGGAAACGGGCCCAGCCCCTCTGCACTTAGGAGGAAGATTATGAGAAATCATAAAGAACTTTTTGAAACCATCAAAACTGAGGCTCTCAAGGAGCTGCCAAATGCAATTGTCATTTCGGCAAGTCCGACAAGGCATGCCTTGCAAATTCAAGTCCGATTTCGTATGGGTGAGTCCAGAAGGACTGCCCGCATTTCTTTTACGGAGGGGTTTGTCAAAAACCAATTCGAGAAAGATCCATCGAACAGCATGGTAGAGGAGTTGTTTAATTCGATTTTTACACCACTTGCGAAAAAGCAAATGATTGGTGAAGGTAACGGGTTTATTGCGTCACATATGACATATGTTTCAGAAATGTTGATTGAAGAAGAAAATTTGTTTGAACATGGTAAGTGGCTTTACAGGCAAGCCATTAACGAAGCCATGAAAGTTGTCGATTCTGGTAAAAGAAAAGATGCCAGAGTAGCAGTTTTGAAAACAAAAGTAAAATCTGCAATTAGAGCCAATTTGAAATACGCTCTTAATATCGGTTTATCGGAGGACGAAATAAAGATTCTTTTCAAAGAGGCTCTTACTGAAGAAATTCTAGAAGGCTGATCTGTTCATCGGAGCTGCGGCTGGCTCGTGCGTACCGGATGATGGAGGTGTGCAATGACCAAACATGAGTTCGTCTTCGATGGAGAAACTTTGACATCAATTGTGATGAGTGAGGAGGAATTCGACGAATTGCTTGATTTTTTGAAGTTCTTGTTTATGACGAAGGCACCGATGAATATGCGCACAAATACGCGCTTTACGGAAAAAGATCTTGCAAATTTGAGATCAGCCAAACACGTCCCAATGGTTGCAAGAGGAACGGTGACAGAGCCGATTTTCCAAAAGTACGAAGTGACATCTGGGAAGATGTCTTTCATCGTTCGCGGGCAAGGGCCGGACGTCTTTGCAAGGTACTTCTCAGACGGAGACGTAAATTGACCAGCGACACATTGCTTAGGTACTCAGTTCTCATTCAAGATGGTGGTGAGTTTATACCAGTGTTTGATGGTAGAGCACGTGCAGCACCTGATGTTGATGATATCGTGAGATTTGGCGGGAAAAATTACAAGGTGAAAACTCGAACATGGCATGCTGAAGCTGGCGTCGGTCTGTCGTCGGCTTCGCAACTAACACACATTCCAGTCACTGATTTAGTGTTAGTTTTATTATTCTGTGAGGTCGTACCGTGACTAAAGCAGATGTTCTTTCTTATTTTGATTCTTTGAATCCGAACCAGGGTCGTCTCTTGATAAGGGAGTTGAAGAAACTCAATTCTGAGAAAAGCAAAAAAGCCGCGGCTTCACGTGAAAAGTTCGAAAGTGAAACGCGAAAGAAAATTAGAAAAGCGCTTGCTTCGAATTTTTTAAAGAAAACGATTAATGATTTTGATGATGATGTTGCTTACAAAGATATGCCGTTTAGGTTCAAGGTATATGTAAATTCAAAAACTGTTACAATTTCGGCTTATCAAGCACGAATGTTTGCTAACGAGTCATGTTTTCTTTCTAAACGAAAAGTCTCCCTTTCTAATTTAGAATTGTTACCCAAGTTATTTGCAAAGTCTTTCGTTAGTGCTTGCGAAGAAATTTATAGAGAATATAAAGCGACGGAAGTTATTGAATCGTGAAAAAAAATTCCTGACATCGTTGTTGGGCAAATTCATGGTGATGATGAGACGATAGACTTTATTCGTGGTTTAAAGAGACTTGCTAGATTTGGTAAATTTGCCGAAAAATATTTGAAAGAATTAGAAAACGGAAGAATTCCGAAAACGCGAGTTCTATTTTCTGGATTATATGGAAGATATAGTGACAAGACATACACAACTCAGGATTCGTATGTTATCCGTAAGACACACGTCACACCATATGTTGAAGCTTCAAAAGAAGAGCTGCCGAATTTATCGACTATCATAATCAAACTTGCTAATCCAGAAAACAACACTTATTCAGCACAACCAGTCGTTCATAGGGAAGTGTATATAACCTCTGATACTAGTCGACAAATGAATGAATATGGAAGAATTCATTCATTGGATTCTGGGTATAATCTCGGCCATATTAGATCATCAAAATCTTCAAACTATTGGGTTTTTGACAAATACGGGCAAGATGGTTCAAAAATTTTTCAGAAAACAAACATGAATGAAAACTCGGCACGTAGCGCAATCAAACTCGCTAAAAAATTATCTACTGTGTTAGTGTCGTCGCATCCTGATTTCGAAAGCAGGGGTTCAACGACTTCAAAAGTTCTGGAACTCAGAGAATTATGTGAAAAAGAATTAATTGATGAAGGTCACATCGATCGCATATGGAAAGACATTTTAGAACAAATTTATACTAGTGAAGTCTTGGACAGATGATGCAATAACTGCAAGTCCGAGCTCCGTGTTCGTATCGATTGTGGAGGTCAGCATGGCCAGAGAGAATGAGATGTCTGACGAAGCCAGAACGCTTCAGGTTCTCGAACCGGTCCCAACGAAGTGGACACGCGGCAAGCGCATTGCGTTTACTGGTCACCTTGGCTTGCCGAGGGACGATTATCAACGTATCGTTGAAATGGCCGGCATGACTTTCGAGAAAGCTGTCACTTGGGGTGTAAACTACCTCTGCACCAACAAGGTTTGGACGACTGGGTCCATTGATGGAACCAAGTCCAACAAGCTCCGCAAGGCCGAGCAGATGGGTGTGAAAATCATCAACGAGAAGCAGCTTCTCGATCTTCTTACCAAATCTGACGAATGAATTGGGTTAACATTTCAAGTGTAACAGGTGGAGAAGCTATTGGTCTTGGGCTATTAAACGCATTTTTTGATAACATTGGGTTAGAAGACAAAATCAATGAATGGTACTCTAAATTGGAAGTCAAGGACTTCATAAACAGAGGACTGCATGATTCAGATGTTGGTTCAGTAATTGTCGAACAAGAATGTTTATACTCTGAATTTTTGAATTTTCTCATGAGCGAGAAAATCGCCAAGTACCTGTGGAATCTAGCACTATCTGACGGTTATAAAAATGTTGTTCAAAATGCAGTTAAAGCAAGGATGAATTACACAATTGGATGGAAAATGAAAAAACACCTTGGTTGGGGTGCATTTGTTTCTGCAGTTGGTAAGCTCTACAAACGAACTAGAGAAGTGATTGATGGATGATCACGGAAGCTGAGCGCAAAGTTTTCAGCCGAGCTATTCTTAGATTTGAGCTTGGTAAACGAGATCCGTATTTTGCCTTTCGCGGAAAAGTTGTTTACTTAATGCAAAGGGACCCGATCTACGACGGACGTGGATTTTCTCCAGCATTTATGATTCGTGTTGCGGACGGTGAAATTAACTCAGGCGGAAGGCCAATATTAACCAGTCGTGCTTTAGGAAAAACTTTCCCAATCGATGGGGGAATTACAGTTGAAAGAATTCTGGATGCAATTAATGACATGTTGACTCAGGACCTTGTAAATTCATAAATTCTTGATTTGGTATCGTGAATACGATGTCAAATTTTCAACCAAGTGGTTTTCAACGCGACCCGTACGACGCACAAGATCGGTCGTTTAAAGAACTCCTGCCCAAGCTTTCTGTTGGCTCAGGCGACATCGACCTGGTCGAGCTGGTCGAGGCCACGATGACGACCGTGAGCCAGCAAGCGTGGTCATCGTCGTGCGTCGCCAACGGCACGGCTGACATGTTCGAGCTGGCGACAGCGCTGGACGGTGAAAAAGTTGAAGATATATCGCGACTCCAAATTTATTGGAACGGCCGCTGTATCATGTACGCAGAATTGATTGATTCAGGTAAAATGAAAGAATTTGAAATAAAAGATGAAGGCATGTTCATACGAGCCGCAATGAAAGCCATTAGTAAATGCGGCGTTTGCCCAGAGTCTATGTGGCCGTTCGATTTGAATAACATCAATAGACGACCAAGTTTGAAAGCAACTTTCAGAGCTTTAAAAAACCGAATCGACAGTTATTACAGGTTTGACTCATCCGGAGATGAACTTTTAGATGATTTCCACAAAGCTTTGCTAGCAAAGCAACCGGTTGTGTTCGCAATCCCAGTTACGAGTTCATTTCAAGAAAACGATGGTCCGGAATTGATTCAACCGCCAGGTAAATCTGAAGAAATTATAGGATATCATTGCATAGGTGCTGTTGGAAAATACGGAGATAACATAAAAATTAGGAACTCATGGGGTACCGACTGGAGAAATGGAGGTTATGCTTATTTGACTCCAGCGTGGTTTACTTCAGGTTTAGCTGAGGACGGCTGGACGTTTACTAGAGGAAAGGCGCTGAGAACATGAGACAACTTAGGTCTAAGTTAGCGCGAGCGGGCGCAATTGTCGCGTTGTTTTCTGTCTCGGCGTGCCCGACGCGCCCAGCGGACCGACCGATGCCGATAGAGAAGCCAGACGATTGCGTGGCCGGGTGCGCACGGCTAGAGGAGCTGAAGTGCGCTGATATCCTGGGTGAATTGCAGAATCAAGAAGACAAGAATCTAGACACGTGTGAGAAAGCTTGCCGGCATTTAATAAACTCTGGCACAGTTCTCAACGTTTCTTGTTGGAAAGATGCCAAGACCTGCGCTGAATTTGACACAACTTGTAGTTAAATTTCTAAAATTTCAGCGGCTTTGAGTTGGTCAAAATTATAACCTTCTACGTGTAGCTCAACATAATTGGTGCTGCCATGACCACAAGTGTCACACCCGCCTGAGCTCCAGTTGTGTTGGCTGATTTTATCCGTTCCAAGACAATCTGAAACGATTTTCATGAGTTCGTATGAATTCTCGATGTTGTTCGCACTCGCGATCAAAATCGATAGCACATCGGTTGCGCCAAAACGAAATTTGATGTACACACAATTACCAAACGATTTGAAATGCTGTTCGATTCTTCGAACCAAATAACTCATGTCTTGGTTCATGACTTAATTACTTGTTCGGTCGCCCATTCATCTTCATTTTCGAATATTTTGATAACGAAACCGTTTAACATTTTTCTATGTAAACATTCACCACAAAGTTTAGTATAAGTATTTTGGTATAAGTTGTCTTCAAGCACATAATGTTTGATGTTGTTTTTACAATTTGGGAAACATCCAGTCATGACTCAATCACCTGTTTGACCAATCGATCTTTTTCCCACTCTTCCTTGGTTCCAAACACCACAATTTTTTTCTCAAATTCGTGGGTATTTCTCTCAATGTCCGCAAAGCAATCTTTACAAGCTGTTTGGTGTTGTGAATAACTGCTTCCTTGATAATCTACAGGAAATTTTACCAATATATAATACATAGCAAAATCACACTTACACCTTTGGCAAAGTTCAATCATGTTTGAGTCACGGCCTTGGTTTTGAGCAGATCGACAACTTCTTCAACAGCTGTTTTGTCAATAAACATCGATTTGGTTTTGTATTTCTTGCCAAATCTGGCGAGGTGTTCAATCAAATCGAAATTGCCATGATTTGAAAGTTTGATGAGCTTGCTTGCAAATTCTACGTCCATTTCTTCGATTTGCTGCAAACTTTTTTCACTGAAAACGCCAGCGAACGTAGCGTATGCCCACAGCCATTCAAGCAATTCTTCAACGGCTTCTTTCCTCTTTTTCTCAAATTTCTCGTCAGTGAGTTCAGGGAAGAGAGATTGTAGATAAATTTTGTTCATATATCACCCATCTACGACAGATTTGGCAGCGGCTATTCTCCAAGCCGTGTCAACGGCCCGATGCCAATCGTCAAGTGACATGCGACTTTTGCTTTTATGGTCCATCATGATAATGAGTGAATCAACAAATCTGTTGCTTTGCTGCTCAGAAATTGATGTGACACTTTCTAGACGGCATACGTGTTCGACGACACGCCAATGTTGAGAGTTGAGTGCTTCGACAATATCACCAACTATATTAGTTTTTGGATCGTGTTCCTCACAAAAATGTACGACGCGGCGGCCCAAAGTATATTTGACATCATAAGAAATCACCGCCTTTTGACCACAAGGCATGAGACGTGCGTCTCGGACTTTTTTGCTTGGAATTTTTCTCCCAGCCACAGCCACTTTTTTCCTGCGTGGCGTTTTCATCACGCGTGAATTGCACTTGCGGATGCCTGTTGTGTCACCCATTACGACCTCGATACAGTCATCGATTGTGCGGTTTCGTTCCCGACCCTATGCCATACAATTCAAATGTATGGCATAGGGTCGTCTGACCGGTCTCAGAGCTTCCGGTTTCTCATCGGAGCCACGCGCCCGAAGGTGGGGTTGTAGGCGAAGTCTTGTGTGAGAACCCAGACGACATCGCACGGTGGTTTCAACTCCATCGGGATTTCGCCGCAATAGCCATCTGTGATGACTACCACAACGTCGAAATCCCTGCCAACCTTGCGCGGGAATTCCTCGAAGAACTGATTGAAAACCGTTCCGCCCCTGCCCGTGACCTTCGTGCGGTTGAGATCACGGAGATTCTTTGCCAGAGTGGCGTCTTGCCAATAGGGCTGGGCGTCGCACGGGACAATCAGAAGATCCATGTCATCCCCGAGGACCTGGAGCTGAGAGACACCGTATACGAGATCATCTTGGCCCATTGATCCTGAGGTGTCCAGCATCGCTAGCACCTTGGGTCGGTGGTCATGCTTGCGAGGCATGTATTGCGGCATGGGGAATGACATCGGACGACGACGGAATCGCTTCCAATCGTTCTTGTTCCCGACGTCCATCTTCTTGCGCGTGGCGGCGTTCCGAACGATGTCCTGCCAGGTGAGGGTTGGCTTTTCCAATTCCCCCAGCACATCTTCGACACCTGATGGCACCAATCCGCGCATCTTCTTGGCAGTATCGGCCGCGCGCAGTGCCTCTTGAACGGCTTCCTCCTTGGTGACGCCAGGCATGATATGGGCATCCATCGGAAGGAGCTTGCCGCCACAGGTTTTGCAGGTGTGTCCGCCGTGACCATCTCCATCGTCGGAGTGATCGTGTCCACAGCCCCCGCCCTGGCCTTCTTGGTCGCCCTGTCCCTGGCCCCGGCCGGAGTCCTGTTCTTGACCATCACCTTCCTGGTCCTGGTCACCGGAACCGCCCTGGCCTTCTTGGTCACCCTTCTTCTTGAAGATCTTGTTCCCGACGCCGCCACAGGCCGGGCATTTGCGGGGAGAATTCTCCAAGTGCTTCATGATCTCGTCGTAGATACTCTCCGGAGTGCGGCCCTGGAGGGTCTTGTCTGCGAAGATCAGGCCGGAGTCCTCACCGGTCTTTGGAAGGTTGGCACCCTTCTTGGCATCCAGCCAATCGAGCAAGGTCTTGAGCGGAAGAGGCGTTCCGAGATTGGGCGTCCAGAGAGCGCCCTGTCGCTGCTGCTGCTCGTGATCGATTTCGATCACGCAGTTGACGACATAGTCGATGGCCCAGTTCCAAACGTCGTGGTTGCGGCCCATTCCGCGACGCACGTGGTCGAAGAGCACGTGGTATCCTTCGTGCTGCATCACGGTGGAAATCTCCATCGCGTCCAGCTTCTTGAGAAACCCAGGATACCAATAGAACTGCTTGCCATCCGTTGCTGCCGTGCGGATTGGCTGGTGTCCGATCTTGTCAACCACTTCGTGTGGCTTTGGAGCAGTGAGCGCGAAGAGGAACGGGTGGCCCCCGTTCTTCGGCTGTTGTGCCAGCTTGGTCATTGCAGCGGACACCTTCTGCTGAAGTTCCCGCAGCAAGCCCTGGTCTTCGCGCAGCAAGCCGCGCGAATCCTGCAATCGTGTGCTCAACCTATCCAACGACATACGTCACCTCCACCAACCGATACGCACGGAGCCGGTCGACCTTCAATTGTGCAATTATTATCACACATTGGTTCTTCTCCGCCAAGCTTTTTCAAGAATGATCTAGAAGCAATACGTTCCAATTTACAATCTTATGGAATTTGTGTGTCCCAGTTAGGTTCTAACATCAACATGATTGTTTCAAATTCATCACATGAAAGGAACTGTAATTCACTTTCATGAACATAAAATCCAGAACCATTAAAATCCACCACAAGAGTTCCAGTCGGATGTTTTTGTTTAAGAACGCGTACTAATTTATTTTTAAATTGGACGTAAAAATCTCCACGATATATGGCTACTCTGTCACCATGACGTATTGCACCGAGTATCATCTGATTGGCGTTTCCAAAGCTTTATTGTCCACTTGACGACCGTGTGCTTGGCCTGGATCTCCTTGAGCGCCGCGTCGATGCGCGCCTCCAGTCCTCGCCCGCCCTATGCTCGAACCCCAGACCCGAGTATGCGCCCGGCAGGCCGGTCTCCGATCAATCGTCCGCGTCGTCGGCCGGAGGATCCCCGACGGTCTTCACGGCCAGGTGGGCGCAGAGCATCTTCATGCACCGGTTGAGTGTGTAGGTCTGGGAGTCGCGCCAGCACTCGATGTCGCCTGGAACGAATGCCGTATCCAGGTCCTTCTCGGTCAGGAGCCAGAACCCGACAGGCCAGTTCTCAGACAGGATGTCCCCAATTCCGGCCTGTTCGCGCAGCCACTCGTCCAGTTCCTCACCAGACACGTTCCACGGGGCTCCGTCCTCGTCCTTAAGCGTCCACGATCCGTCCGGCTGCTTCTCTCCTCCAGCCTCAAGGCACGCCTTCTCCTTCCAGGCGGAGAGGAGCTCCTCGTACGTCGACTCCTCGGTCGCGTCCAGGGCCCAATAGGCCGACGGAATGTTTCCGCTGTCGCCAGCGAATCCGTCGCTTCCATACGAGACTGCCTTCAGCTTCATCGTTGCCACCTCCGCCCTCCGTAGCGAACCCCATTCGTCTCAGCCATCGTCACCTCCATCCCGGTACGCGCGAAGGGCGCACATCTGCATTACCTCGGGCATATTTGCGAAGGGTGGGGCATATGTCAGCCGCCCCTCTCCGGGGTTGGTCTTGAATCAACCTCTGTCAATACAGACCAGCCCCCTCTCCAATGTGGGAGAGGGGGCTGTGGAAACCTCACTTCCCCTTGATGACGTTCCGCGTCCTGTTCACTACTTCCATGAAGCCAGGTACTTTGGTCAGTCCCCAGTCGCGAATCATGTCCATGTCGAGACTGTTCTTGACGGCCGCGATTTGGAACTCGGTATCGATCGTGGCAAGCCACTTCATGACGTGCTCGGTCACCTTGTAGACCTTGTCGGCGTCCTTCTTGGACCCCTTCTTGGACTCCTGGTCCACCTGGTTGACCGTGCGAGCGATCTGGCTGCAGGCAGAGATCGCGCAAACGATCAGCTTGTCGATGGACATGTCGGGGGGATGCTTCCCATCCTTCACGAGAGCATCGACGAAGGGCTCGATGTGGCGGTAGTGGTCCAGCCAGACCCGGAATTTTGCAGCAGCTCCGGTCCCGACCCGGCCAGAAACGAGCTTGGTCTGGAAGTCCACGTCTCGACGCCCGGCCTTGTCGAGGTCACGCGCGCTGTTCGACCAGGCCCTCGGAGAGGGATGGCAGTAAGCCGTGGGGTCGCCCTCCGGAGGCGGCTTGAGGAGCCACTCCGGGTTCCTGGAGAGGAAGCCCACAATGAGTGGGTTGATGGAGTTCTTCACCGCCCACGGCTGCCATGCCTCGAAGTTCAGCTCCATCTTGTAGACAGAGCACCGGTTCGTGAGAGCGTGGGAGATCGGCTGCGAGAACGCACCCTCGTCGGGCAGGTTTCCGGTTGCCAGAATCCCGTGCACGTGCAACGGCCTTCCGTTGATGCTCCTCTCGTGGAAGATCTCCAGGAGCGGTGCCTGCAACTCCGGGCGGCTCTTGTCGAGCTCATCGAAGATGAGCACGAACGGCTTCTGTGAGACGTCCACCACGTCCTTGCAAGGCATGAACTTTGGGGTGGCATACTCCACCACCTTCGCGCCACGCTCGTTTGTGGAGATGGTCGGGAGCCCGACGAAGTCCGGGGCTTCGAGCACGGACAGGTCGACGTAGATGTGCGGGAAGCCCATCTCCGTGGCAGCCTGTTGTGCCATGGCGGTTTTGCCACCACCGGCCGGTCCGAGAACCAGCGTGTTGGTCCCGGCCTCACAAGTGAACTTGTACAGGTCGAGACACTCGGTTTGATCGATCGTATGTACACCAGAAAGAGTCGCCATTCAGTACCTCCAGCACCCGATACGCCTCGGGTGACCGGACCTCCGTTCAGTGGGAGATTATACAATCCCAATCAATCATCGTTTAAATAATCACCATAGAATGGCGGATAACCAATTTGATGCAGCGGATAACCCATTTGACGCATCATGTGCATTTGATGCATTCGTTTCAAACTCGACCCGTCTCTAGGCCAGTTTTCGTTCTTCGAGTAGATTTTCTTGAGTTTGTCGCTCAACTCAGTGTGATGCAATTTGCCCTCAAATGCCATTGAAATCAGTTCATCAGGATTTGGATTGAAAATGGTTTTAATTCGCTTCCGAGCTTCTTCTCTGAATTCAGGCAAAAGCATTCCGATGTGCACTGCAGTGTGCACATCACACCCTATGAGGCGCTTTCGAACCTCACCAAACAAAATTTGTTTGTCTTCGTCGGCCAACTCATCAAGTTTTGTATAACCGATAAGATTATCAATACAAATCATGCTCAAATCACTTCCAACCGTGTTGAGCCACATCTTGAGCGTACCGGGAATGTTTTTGAACAAATTTGTCTTATCGTGTCTGGCCATTGATTTGAGCAAGTTTCCTTTGACTTCTTCAGTGCACAATTCCGGGTGTTTTGCAAAGAAGTCAATTTGATGATATTGACTAACAGCACAAGAACGGGTTGGGTCCGAAAGAATCTCTTTGGTCTTTTCCAAGAGACAATTTTTCAAAGCGTCAGGTGATTCTTCTTTCAGTGTCCCGTATGCCGTCAAGACCTTCGACGGGTCATGCTTTGACATGTGGTCCAACACGACTTCGTTGGGTACGATTTCATCGTGAATGAATTGTAGAAACAACGTTTGAAAAACTTTATGTTTGCAACTTTCCGGTACTTTGTAATCGAGTTTTTCACAGAAATTCATGAGATTTTGTCTATCAAGTGACCCTGGGACGTAAATTTCCGCCCTTGAGAGCAATTGTTCAAACACATACGTTTGGTTTGTCGGCAAACCCGGGTGCGATAAAATTTCGTTCAAAAGTCCATCGCGTTCAGCTCTCTTGCGCGCTTTGCGATATTCTTCGACCAGGCTGTCCACAGATTTCATTTTGGTTCCTTTCATGATTCTAGTACGATTAGCGCCTCGAATTCTTCTTGTGTAAGAGATGTGAAGTCTTTATCTAAAGTGCGAATTGTTGCGCAATATGAACAATATGCTTTATATTCTGGATCTTGAGAAACTTTGTAAAATTTGGTTGCATACACAATCTGAGCATGCCCATCACAATAATATCTACCAAAAATTGGATCTAGAACTGGCATCAGCTCTCCATCAGAGATTGTGTTTCTCTAAAATCCTGAAATTCTTTTTTTGAAATTTTCGTAACTTCATAACCAGACATGTTATAACTGTTGAATGATGCACACTCACTACATAAACATATATAAATCGTAACGTTGGTTAATGGTCGAAAAATAAACAAATAAACACATGCTGCATTATAACACGTCATCCAGCGATAAAACGGACTAAGATTTATTTCACATTTGTACAACATGTCAAGAATCAACCACCCTCTCTGATAGATATTCGTGGAGCGCTTCTTGGAAGACTTCGTCTGAAATATCAGGGAATTTCTTCAGAGCGTCAACGATGGCGTTTTTGCTCTTCCTTTCCGTGAAGAGGCGTTTGGCTTTCAGAAAGTCTTCGCTTTCTTTGCACCTCTCCACAAGCTTTTGAAGTTCTTCCCTGCGGTCGGAATCAACTAAATTTTCATTACTGATAGCGCAAATCAACTTTTCTTCGACCTTGTCACGCTTGCAATTGAAGGTTCGACAACGCGGGGTGTTCCAAACCGAATCAAGAATTTCTTCAGCAAACTTTTTGATCGGTTGTGAACAAAATTTGAAAAAGTCACCAGCAGTTTTTTCGGAAAGCCAATCGTCATTTCTTTCAGGATTGGTCCCAAACTGGATTTGGAAAGTTTGGGTGATTTCATTTTTCCAATTGACGTCGAACTCAATCACCTCAATGCGAGCATGTTTTAGCTCAGAGGTGAAATGCTTCTCGAACTCTTTTGTTTCTGGAAGATCACGTAGAATTGAAACCACTTTTGAGTAACCGCTTCGTTGTGCCATCCACTCGGCCTCCTTCGCCTGATACGGCAGGGCCGCCTTGATTTCCATTCACCGAATTACATTTAAAATAGTCGTCCTGGCACCCCGTTGGCCTTTCCTTGCGCTTCCGAATTCCGGACAGGGTAAGCCACGTCCGAGTCAAGAGAAGCTCAGGAGAGGTCAAAAGAAAGGCCAAGAAGGCCATAAAATCATGAATTGGGTTACCACAGTAATGGATCATAGCTGTCCTGAAGTACTTTCAGTTCTCAAATCACGTTTAGCCCTTGCCCGGTCTTGTTGATGGTTCAACTGCTTTCTTTTGGACCAGGCGCGTTTCTGTGACCGGGAGGCCAACACCGTGTCTTTCCAGTGCTTGCAACGTGTCCCATGCCTGGCTTTGTTTGATCTACTCATTTAGTTCCATACGCTAGGTCGGCTTCGGCTTTCGTTTGTATAATTTCAGTTCAAATGTTAGACTCTCAATAGTAAAGTACGCCTGCGAAACATGAAGCTGAGAGGTTTTACAAACACCTCTGTGGGGAAATACGAAGCCAGGAAACTAAGTATTTTCTCATCCAGCATCGGACAGGGCATAAGCCAGAAGATCAGAACTGAAGCACAGGATAATTTGGTTTCCACTTCTTTCTCTTTTAGAGAAAGAAATTTCTGGATTATCCAAAACCAAGTAGCCAGAACTTCGTGCGTCTGTCGCCCCTTGGTTTGAGTTTTTTAAAAGAAACTCTGTTTCTTTTCTTTTCGTTTTCTTGTTTCGCTAGAAACAATCCTAAGAAGAAAAAGTAAGCGGTTTTGACAGAAAACGCGGTAGAAGAGAAGAAGGATTAAGAAGAGAGAACGGATTCGGTACGACATTCGTCGATAAGTTTGAAAAGATCTTCGTCCGTAAGGCCTTCTTGTAGGGCTGTGATGAGGATCTTTTTGATTTTGTTTTTGTAAAGCCGGACGGCGTGTTGGCTTCTCTTTTGTTGATGAATGCTTGAGTTGAAGATTTCTAGGCATTTCTCGTAGAGAACGTCTGGAAAATCTTGTGGTAGGAGACTTTCGAGCGCACTTTGCAAGGGTTCTTTTAATTCTTCTCGAAAAAGTGTATGAGAAAATGTGATTCTCTCAAGTTCTTCGAATTTATCAAGCTTCTGTGCGATGTGGTCAGTTTGACTTTGTACGAGAAGTTGTAGATTATCACAATCTTTCTCAAAGAGTGCTTCAACGATGCCTTTCATCTCAAAGAGTGTTTTTTCAAGATTTGGTTTGTTCCACCACAAACGCTGTGTGAAATTTCTAGTACCAGAAGAAGATTTGAAAGAACAAACGATAGTTTCTCCAGCGCCGTGTGCGTAGACTTTGCTGAGTTTGAAGGTTGCAGCCGAAGATTTGATTTCTGCCACAAAATTTTGAATAATTTCCGTTTGAAGCACTTGCTTCGTAATTTCCGTTCTGAGTTTGTCTTGCGATTCCCGTTTTTTCTGGTTTATTTCAGAACGCAGGTTTTGGACTTTTTGGCATTGTTCTTCGAGTTGTTTTTCCAACTCAGAAATATCTGACATGCAGCACCTCCGCGGTCGGTACGTACCGACGCGTTGTGTCTCCGTTTAGTGGTAAATACTTCAAAGGCCCTGGGCAAAAGTACGCCGCAGGGCCTTTTAGTTACAGATTAATCACCGATACATACAAGTCCTAAATTATGATTGAAACATAAAACTCTATATCCGGTCGGAAAGTTGTTCCTAATTAAGAACCTGAAAAATGAGTCAGTGCCACCCAGATTTTTTCTGTGCCTTGTTCCTCCACCATTAATGTGATCTATAGTTAAAACTAATGGATTGTTGATTTCACATAAATCACATTTTATTTTGTTGTTTGAATAATGTTTAATTATTTTTAATTTAGTTAACCTAGTTACTTTTGATCCTATTGATTCCAAATATTTTAAATAATTACAATTATGACACAATACTTGAAATATTGGTGGGTAATTCTCCAAAAGAATAATGCGAAAGGACTTCTTTTTTAAGATTTAATTTATGAGCACGGACTCTATTTGATACTAATTCTGTGTTTGTTGCATAGAACCTGGTCATTCTTTTTAGAATTTGTGCCCTGTAATCTTCGTTGAGGTATTTTAATTTACGTAATTGGTTTATTGCCTCGTAATTGTTTTTGTAATTCCTTGAAATCCTATTTTTAGTACATTCTTTACATTCTAGTTTACCATTTCTTCTAATATAACATTGTTCTTTGTCCAAACTTCCATGTTTTGGACAAGATTTAATCGCCGAATACAAAGAAATTTACGCTTTGCAATGAGACAGTTGCATTGATTATTGTTATAGACGCGCTTGAAATCGGGTCTGCAGCCGGATCCGTTGGCATATTCACGGCGAAGAAACCACCAGCAGATATTCGGAAAATATCTGCTGGAAGTCCGTTCAATCTAATTCCAATTTCGTCATTGGTCTTATTGATTATCATCAAAACCTTGGCCGATGCAACAGAACCGAACGGTATGGCAAATACCGTTGATGGTGCAGTGGCGGCTGGAATATCAATAACGCCAACGTTCTGGGCGTTAGAAGTGGCTGCAGCTGAGAAAGTTGCAGTGGCCGAGTTTGCCGGCCCAGAAGGTGGTGAATAAGTTAACGAGAGATTTGCTGTAGCCGTGGTAGCCATACCAGGGCTTGTCTAAAAGAAGTTTAATTGGTGGATAATTTCATCAAATGCGAAGAATAAATTGAATGAACAAAATGCTGTAGGTTGTTTAATGTTATTTCCGGATTAGATTTGCCTTTGCCCATAAACCGGTGAATAATTTCAGTCGCCTGACGTTCGTCCTCGTTTGATTCATTGAACGGTAGAATGGTTTCAAGCTCTTTAGCCGCATCCATCAAGACTGAAACTTTGTCTTCCTCAGACTCCATACGTGTCCAAGCATTTGTAAATATGCGCATGGCCAGCATGGCGTTAACTTCGATTTCTGAAACCTGCGTTGTCATTTTACTTTAAGCCTCAGTCTGTCATTGATCTTTACGGACCCATCCGAAAGTACATCTATTTTCATTCCAGGAAATTCACGTTCAATCAAATATTTCATAGCAGCATCTGGATGGACGCCTGTCCGATGCATATTGGTACACCACATGAACTTCATTTGTTCTGGAAAGACATCAAGGTATTGAAGGTAATTATCTTCAACCTTTAAAACAATTGCCTGGCCAATTTTCTTGTTACCAAGTCTCCAAGCCAATTTATGCGTGTCAAGGAACGTTTCAATAACTAATCTTGAAAAGACATCGAGCGAACTAACATCCGGCGGCAGCCACTGGATCTGTTCAGAAACTACCAAATCCTCAAATTTGTTGGCAATATCTCCGACGTCCATGACAGACCATACTTATGAATTTACAACATCTGCAGTAGATAGCAAATCAACAATCTGTTGGATTTGGCTTGACGTAACAGTCCAACCTTTCGTCATTTCAAGCTTTGAAACAAATATATCTCTGAACTTTGTATATAAACTCAATACCTCTTCATCGTTGTTCAAATGGTCGGCTAAAATTGCTAGGGCCAGTTGTGTTGGCCCAGAACCACTGTAGCCCCAATTGAATCCATCTGGGGAATGATTCCTCAAATCATGCCTTGGATTTAACTCAAGGCCATTCACAGTAACATAGCGTTCTTGCGGAACGTTTATCGGCCTAATTACGCCTTCGTACGTTTTGTTCTCTCTAGAAAAGACTACGGTTCCCTCGTAAACTTTTTCACCGTAAATTCTCATGACTCAACCAAATCTTCAGTCGTGAGTTCACGTATGAATTTCTTACTACCAATAATTTTCACATCGCCCGGTAGTAGAAAACTTTTAGTCCTGTAATGAAGTTGATTGAGTTCATATTCGATTTCAACCAATTTTCCTTCTTCAACAAGTTGATCGATTAACGCAGATAGTTCTAAAGTGTTGATTAACGTTGCTACTTCGACCATCCGCTTGTCTGATACAAGCTCAGTAGCTTTACAACCTTGAAGGCTTGTAACAGTTTCAACAATAATCTGTTTTGCTTCCTCATTGGTCATGACTCAACCACCGCTTCAGCAGTAAGTTCGTCAGCAATTTTTTTGAATTTGTCGGCTAGAACTGAATCGTCTTTTTTAAGTTCTAATCTGACCATCTTGCAACGTTTGCCGTCAATAGTGATTCTAATGTTTATTGACATTGGGGAAAAACTCGCCCAACCATAATATCCTGCTGGACGGGTACACCGGTCGTTCACTTCTATCCCAGCCAATTTACAAATGGCATGTAGACGCAACTTGCCGTCTTTTGCCAAGTTGTTTTTCGCAACCCTTCTTTGAAATTTTTCATCTCTTCTGATATTTTCAAACTTCTTTCTGAGATAAGATAACAATGCTTCTTGGTTGTACCTTGACAACTCATCAACTTGCTTGAGAATGTCGTGATAACTCATTCGTAGTCGATTACATTTTTAGCTAATACGACTTCCATTGGAAGTCTTTGTTTTAACCGCTTTGTTATTACGTGTCTTTTTAATCCAGTTATTTGCGCCCATTCTTTAATTGAATGCACCTTACCGTTTAGTTCTAGAAATCTGCAGGCTTTACTATGTTTATTTGGTCTCAACACCCTTTTTTTGATTGGATGTTTAAAATTTTTCTCTAGAAATCTTGCGATTTCACCAATTTCTTGGATGTTTACCCAAGATTTTCTGCCAGATTTTATCTTTAATCCCTTAAGATCAATTTTAGTCTTTATAACTAAATATGGAGCAACTATTTTCCATAATTTAATTGTAGAAGTATGATACAATTCCAACATCCAGTATTTAGATTTTCTTAAAACTAGTCTTGATTTTAAGCCAAATTTTGATTTAAGCCAATTTGATAACAATGTTACTGAGTTTTCATCAAAGCCACAAACTGAAAAAGAAGAACGTCGTTGCTGATTTTCACCATTTCTTAAGTTTCCGCATTTACTCCAAGAACCATCATCTTGATACCAAATTGCTAAAGCCAATTCGTCCAAATTCATTAGCCATTCGTTTGTGACTGTCTTTCTGTTGTTTTTAATACAGTTATTATAAACTTCATCAAGAAGTTCTAAATTATAATAATTTATCCCAAATATGTTTGACCCATAGCCACTTTTCCTATTGAAAAGTTTCTTTGTCCCCAAAATTTTTGCTTTCCATTTCACGTATTCAAGTTGTTTTTCGGAGTGGGCAACTTTGAATTTAAACGTTGTTTTGTCTTTTGATATCGATGCATCGCCTAATAAAGACCCATATATAACATTCTTCACTATGTCCATTCCACCTTTACATTTCAATAAACGTTCTAAGAAACACCGGGAAACGTGGAACATTGTCTTTGGTTTTTTCTTGATATGCAAATACGATCTTTGAACCGATCGGTGGTGGATTTAATCTTTGTTCATCAGTAAACCCAGATCCAACATTGAATTGAATATCATTTAAAGAACAAATCAGTGCGCCCAATTTTCCTTTGTGTTTTCCTTTGCCTGGCGAATGACCAATAACAAGTGCTTCTTCGTCGTGAAAAATTTTAACTTTTAAAAGAGTTGAACTTCTACCAACTTCGTACATAGAATTTGGTTTCCTTAACATTAATCCTTCATCACCAAGAAGCGTTACTTTCTGCAATTCTTGCTGCAGATGGTCACGACCAGTGCATTTGGTGTGCTCAACATACTGAGCATAATTTGCATTTGAGATCAGATTTTGAAGATCTTGCAATCTCTGTTCGAACGGTTTGTTTAATGTTGGTGCATCAAAAACCATAAATTTTATCTTGGACCAATCACCTGATTGGTCTTTTCGCTTTACAATGCTGACAGTTTCTTGGAAAGATTTTCTACCAATCCATAATTCACCATCAAGTGGGACATCTGGTAAACCAGATTTAAACCAATCAGGAACCTCAAATTTGTTGCCAAGTCTGGAGATGAAATCTTTTCCATTGAAAAATGCCCTTATTCCGTCCATTTTGATGGACATCCACCAGCCATCTGGGTCGATGTTTGATTCCCAGGCCTGTGCCAAAAGAACAGGTGCTTCTGACGACTCAATTGAGGCTTTGGAAACTGATTTCTTCGTTGCAGGCTTTGCAACCGGAACCGCTGTGACCGCCGGAATTGGCGCACCAATTGCTGTCATGTAAGCCAGTTTTTCTGGCTTCGTGTGTTTGCACGTTTTCTGGTCGACTGACCCTGGGGAATTCCTCCACCCCGGACAGGTGCAGGAAAAGATCGTGCCGTCACAGTTTTTGACTTTGTAGGGCTCTCGTGCCGAGCCTTGAACAAGTTTCGTTTCACCGATGGTCAAAGGCATGCGGACCTCCGTGCGCGGTACGCTAGCGCTGTCCCAGCTTACACCGGCTAGGTCAGCTTTCGAGAACTTCAGAAGTTTTAATCAATTCCATTAGTTCATCATTGCTTTCTGGTAAAGTCGTGACTGTACAATATTGAATATAAAGCTTTATGAATACAAATACCTGTTCAGATTCTATATCCAATCGATCCATTTTAAGCCCCGAAAATCTTTGAGGGCCGAAAGAATGGAATTTACGATAAAAGTTCGGGATTTGTTCATATTCGAAGTTATTCAAATATTTGAGGATGACACGGCTATCTATACATCTACAGATGTACTCTTCGACAAGGAGCCAATCAGTTGATTGGAAATTTCTTTTGTATTTTACTGCAAGTTCCGCCAGGCTCCCGGTTACAAGCCCGTCTTTGCGACGAAACAAGAGTGTTTTTAGAACATCATTCGGGTCGCATTTATTACATTCCTTCAAATGTTTGAAAATTGCTCTATAAAAAAATGTGTTATCAACACAAAATTCAGAGACATAGCCGGTTCTGTCTTTCTTTGAACGACCGTATTTACCAACTCCGTTGCCTTTGACTGTGATAATGCAGTCAAGCATCTATGATCTCCTTTGTATCTTGTTCGTATTCATTCTTAAATATTTCGTAAACATGATTCATAATCATAAATTTTAAACTCGTAACTTCGACATCTTTGAATTCTTGTTTTTTGGTCCAAGTCCACGCATTTTTTGAATATGCGATTTTTTCCGTGTGAATTGACAGGTTCTTTGCAAATTTATAATAGTAAATCTTGAATATTTTCCCATTAAATCTAAACGAACTGAAAGCAAGAGTCTTTTTAGACGATTCAGCCAATTTTACAAAAGTGTCAATTTTAGGTTCAATTTGAGAAATTGGCTTTAAAGGCTTTGCCATTCCAAATACTCCTGTGGGGACTCCAGGGTTGATCCTGGAGTCCCCACAGTAGGTTTCTCAGGTTCGTTCTCGTGGAGTCGAGACCTTGAACTTGACGTAGACCGGGGCCTCGTCTTGTCCCTCCTCCGGGATGTTGGCGATGCAGACGAGCTGGAAAAACCCGAGGCGAATGGTGAACGTCAAAAGTTCGCCTCCGGCCTTGTTGGTTTTGAGAGTTGCCGTTGTGATGATTTGCGGATCGGTCATTGTCTCACCTCCACGCATCGGTACGCGTGGCTGGCGCCTGTTTCCGTTGTCCGAATCACCCTCGTCGTATTCGTTGTCCTGATACTCTTCTTGCTTTTCGTATTCAGTCATCTAATTACCTACTGTGATAACGTTGGAATTTACAACCAACAGATTTTGGAGACATATTATATCTGCCAAATATGCTAACCATACAAGTTAAATTTATGTCGTATTAACTGTCAAGTAAGCATTTGGTATAATATTCATCAATATTGTAATATAGTACACAATTTCGGAATTTAGCACGCAAGATTTACACAAGTATTTGTACAGGTTATGATTAATAAATTCGTTAGTCTGTACAAATTCAGCCAATCCGCGACAGACGCAACACTTGGGTTGGTCGTTTGTACGTTTAGACACTAACAAGATACACACGAATATCCGTCGTTTTCGTTTGCGCGTACATTAATTAAGCGAAATCGGCTGCCGCTCGCCGTATTGGCCGGTAAGGAGAAGAATATGGCTCTTTACGTCCAGGTTTCTTCTGAAGACATCGAGCGTCTGCTCCAACTCAAAGGTTTCCAGCGCACAATCTACGGAAACGAAGTGGTGTACGAGAAGCCACAGGCACACTGTAACCGCGTGATTGTGAAAGTGTATACAAGTATTGCAGTCGGTAACCCATCAGTTCGGAAATGTGGCCAGGACGCCATCAAGGTCTGCACCGTTTACGAACGCGCAGACGGGCGAATCGTTGGGATTGGTAAATTCCCTCGTATTTTGCGAGTTGGAACGACCAAAGACGTCCTGATTCGCATTTTGGAGCGGATTGCTGCGGCCGAAGATCGTGGACGAGAGTGGCTTGCACAGATGCAGGCAAAGCAGGTTTTGGAAGCATGAAACAACTTATTTGGAAGTCTAATAAACAAAAAACATACGACGATGACATAAAATGTTATGCTTTCTGCTCCGATCTGAAAAATACACGGTATTTAGCTGCAAATATACGTCATTTTAGAAAGCCGAATTATCTTCGTGTAAACGTGTTCAGCCCTTTTAAGCAAATAGCTGTTAAAGACTTTTTTGATGAAGGTTGCGGATTGGCAGCATTGCTTCAAAAAGCCAAAAAATATGCAGAGTCGAAAACAGATCAATACCTGACAGAGGAGTTGATCAAATCATGAATCAATTCGAATGGGAAAGTACGCCAATGATCAATTTGATCGATGTTCGAGTGTTATCTGATACGGAATTCAAAACATATAGAGACCAAACCATGCAGATGCACATGGCCTCCAACAAAGATGGTGCTGTTAAATTCCACAAATCACGATTGGGAAGGCAAAAGTTCACTTGGACTGGTTCGGCCAGAAATTGGATTTGGGAGGGCGAAAATTGGAGGGTGTTTGCAAGTAAACGCGGAACAGCGTTTGAAGTACGTGCTAATCTAACACCCGAAGAATGCTTCGAGGCCTGGAAAGACTACAGAAAGAAGGTTGGGCTTGCGGACGAATCGTAAAAATCAAATTTTAGTCACGGTTGATGGGAGAACTGAGGTTTACAAGAAGAAAACCGTGAATGATATACTTTGTTTACTGGCACCAAAGCTCGAATCTGGTGTAAGTTTTGAAGTACGTGAAGTTCAAGTTGACAAAATTTATCGCTGACTGGAACTAGCACCTGGCGATGCGTACCAGCGGTGGAGGTACTAATGGCCGACGATATGTTGGATTTCGACAAGAAAGATCTGCTCAGCACAGTCAATCAGGCCGACATGACAACGTGGAGTCATGAGAAGCGCAAAGATTTTTCGGATCTTTTCGAAAAGCGCTCGCGTGCTGCGCAATACATCATGCAAATGACGGCTCGTTATATTGCTGAAACGGCCCACCGTCGCAAGTTCGTCAGCAACCTCCACATCTCTAGGTTGGACCGTCAATTCAATGGTTTTTCGGTTCGGCGATACGGTGATGTGTTTGTTGACATTGAAAGCCACGGCCATAACTTTGGTCGTGGAACCGCCGATCTGCAGAAGATCGCACAAGAACGTGCCGCAAAAGTTTTGACAGAGCTTCCTCAGTTGAGCAAAGCGGTCCGTATCATCGACAAGGAGATTGCCGATAAGATTGAATTGGTAGAGAAGCTCAAGGTTAAAGGTCAGTCTCTCGTCGAGAAGCTCGACGAACTCAGCGGAAAGATTTCCCTTTCCGAGGTCGATCAGAAGATGACCATTGGCGATTTCCGAAAAATGGTCAAAGACCGTGAAAAGAAGCGGTCAGACTTGGCGCACCAACTCAACGAGATCGGCAAAGAAGGCGTCTTGCTGAATCGTGACATCGATGCAGCCCTCTACAAAGGCCTGCCCGGATTGAGTGATGCGATTCTGAAAAGTGTGATCACGCACGTAGAACGTGCAATGGCTCTCGAAGAGACAACCCGCCGAATCGTCGAGAAGATTCAGTTCGGTGATTGCAAAGAAGCCATGGAGCTGCTCAGCATCTTCGAGAAGGACGAACTCAAGGTCAGCGAAGAGGTTCAAGCCGAGTTCAAACAAGCGTTGGAAAAACTTAAGCTCTCCAAGAAAGCTCTGCCGCGAAAGGCAGGCAAGTGATGTCGATGATTATCGATAAAAACGATGAAGTTGTCTACTGTCCAGACAGTGTTGGTCTTTCAGACTGGCATCCGTTCGCACGGGATATCGACCAAAAGCGGTGTACACCAAAGGGTCATTTCGACGTATTTCCGAAATGCGGTTCTCGTCAGCTGGAATGGGCTAGTATCACACGTGCTGGAAAGTTCAAAATCCCAGATTCATTCATGTCATCGTTTGATTATGACAGGGTTGTTTCTCCGGGTGTGAAGGTTGACGTAACAAAGCGATATCACTGTAAACATTGCGGCAGAAATGGCTGGCACAGTCATGATTTCAACTGTGTTTATAGCATTTACGAACCAGGACCATGCCCTTCTTGCAAGAGGGATCTTTCAGAACAAAGTGACGCGTACGTCACCTATGTGCGACCAAGTCAAGAACTCAATAACAGTTGGCTGGAGGAAACCTTCAACACCCGGATTGAACTTTGATCTGACAACCGCAAGTCGGGCAGAGCTCGGCGTACAGGTTGTGGAGGTCGCACATGTTCGTCTACGTAGAAGTTGGTGGTAGAGACGGTTCCGTTGCGATGTTCAGTGGCGCAGAATCGGTTCAGGAAGTCTACGACATGGTCGTGATGTTCACCAAACCAGAGTTCCAGGTGATGGCACGGGAGGCATCCGAAGAGGATGTCAAGAAATACCAAGAAATGTACCCAAACCACCACGTCACGCCAGTCTCGGATTATCTCTAGGAGAATGAAACATGCAAGTCATTTTGACTCCTCAAGAGCTATTTCAAATTCGTGAAGCTTTGAGTCTTTCCAAGAAAGCTTTGGAACATCACGAAGCCGACAAGCTTTCAAACAGCGCAGATACGGATGCTCAAGAATACGTCGAGGTTCGGGCGTATTCGGCCGTCCAAAGGGCTATTTCAATCCTTGATCCGGAAAAATGAGATTTTTGTTTCTTGTATTTTTGTTTGTGGTCCCATTGGCTGGACCGCCTGAAAATCATAAGAAACGAGACGCCTGTTACAGAACCTGCGTGTTCTGTTCAGGCAGATGTATAAATGCAAAAGATCCGGAAGCTTGTCGTACCGTCTGCAGGCAAGTCAAACGGTCCTGCTGTCTTTCGTGTGGTGAAGGAGCAGGGTCCGACCACGACTGCACTTGTTCCTGACTTGAGCGTCGTAGCAAATGACGCTCGGTCCGGCGATTGGATTAAGGATGCGATTGCCAATGAGTTGAATCGGCGCTGTCCAGACGCCGACGTGAAAGTTGTTGTCGAAAAAGTTGATTATGGTCTATGGGTTTGGGATGAAGAGGCTCAAATTCACAACCACATGACAACGCGCGAACTTGTAAAAGATCTTGGAAAGCAAGAAGCAAAAGATTTCATAAATTCACTCGAAACGGTAAGCCTGAACTGGGATGTCGTACGGAGTTGGCGTGACATCGAACTATGAACCAAAGAGTGAGAAATTCAAATTACGGGTTGAATTTCACGTTGAATCTGATGATCACCCTGACTCCAACTGTGAATATCTTTACGCCAGATTTGATGCAAACTTAGAACCAACAGCTGAAGAAATCCAAAACTGTTGGGAGCAATTTACCGAATCGGTTAAGAACAAGTTGTCTCTTAGATTAGACGATGAGCAAAAGGCTGAAGAGGTTGTAAACGGCCTTGTTGACGATGAAAAAATAGCCCGTGCGCAACGAATCGACGTCTGGTTTGCTAATGGTGTTATTAAATTTAGGAGTTATGCAACGTACAGAAATGGCTACGGTCTTTCGATTGAGCGATTTTTAGAACGGCTGAGAAAATCTGCCGAAAATGGTGATTGGAATTGGAACCGTAAAGACAACCTGTGGTGGGCACGAGAATTGGTACAAACTAATTGGTGAGTCTCCCAATCAACGGAAGCCGGTTGTGCCCGTGCGTATTTGTTGTTGGGCACGCCTTTGGGTCTTAGCGTGCGTGATTTCACGTGGCTATGACGGTTTATAGGTCCGGAACTGTAAACTCCCAGCTGTGTGCCCACCAATTCACCTGAAGAAGGTGTACTGTGAACCAATACGACCTGCAACTTGCAACGAAATTCTTTTCGGCTCTCTTTGGAGAGGAAAAATTCAAAATCGAGTTGTCTTCTGACCTTGATGTCAGCTCGGTTGAAATTGATTCTTTCTCGATTTTCAAGGCCGAAAAAGATGGAGAAGAAGTTTTCAGGATTGGGGTTACGACTTATCATGCTGGAACTTATTGGGACCCGCCAGATCAAGACTTCGAAGAGATGGACGGAAGCTGGGACACCTTCATGCAGGCCCTTTCTGTAGTTGCGACCAAGCTTTTCGAACAAAAAATGAATGACGTTTGGGAAGGACTCTTTTACGAAGAAGAGCAAAACCAAGAAGAGACTCAGGAGCTTGTGGAGTCGTGATCGTCTTTTCACAAAAGCTGTCTGATAAGTATCGTAAGCCTCTGTTCAAGGTTGATGCGAGCCGTCTCGCATCGATTGTTTATACAAAAGAAAACTTGCCTGTTGTCGGTCTTTCTAACAAAATCCAAGGTTTTGGCAAGATTTTCTGTAGCTTTCTTGCAGATTTGAGCTGGATTGGGTCTTTGTCTGGTGATTGGACAATCCTAGAGGTCTACATCCCGAAGGGTCACGTGTTGGTTTTCAACAAATCAGAGGAGGAAGTAGACGCGATGCTGCAAGACTTGATTTCAACGTGTGAAATCTTGCACGGGTGAGCCATGACTGAGCTTTACAAGCGTGAAGAATTCCCAGAATTCTCTGATGAAGAATTTCTGGAGTTTAGCAATCTTCCTGCTTGGGAACAAGGGCTGGTTAAGGGAGTTATGATTTCGACTGTTGGAACGAGTAGCAACCGCTTGACGTCGTCATCAGATAAATACGGGAAAATCACCAACTTTGTGTATCCAATTGTTTTGTTGCCAGGCCAGGAAATACTTCACTGTAACAATAGTGAAAAATTAGAAAGCAGTTATTATTTTAACGTCAAGCTCAATGCCAAAGTTTATCTAGAAAGAAAAGAAAAACTTATCAACGATATTCGTGAATTGATGGAAAAATTTGATTCTCAAAAAGAAGGAATCATCAGAAAACACAAAGAAAAGCAAGAAAAGAAATACGTAACTGACGCTGATAAAACTAGACTACGCGTCATTCAGACTTTTGCCAAGTGGCTTAGCGGTGACTTGGAACTCAAAGAATTATCATTGATTGTCGAATATTACAAAGCTACAGGTGCCATTTGTTCTGATAATCTCGGTCGGGTTTTTGTCAGAATTTGCGAAGAATCAGCTGCAAACCCACCATCACGGGAATTGATGGTTGCTCTGAACAAGGCTAAGGACCGACTTAGTATTGGTGACATGGCCGCCTATTTCAATCGCAACCCAAGGCTCCTAGAATTGATCAATGACGACGTGATTCAGCAAGCCATCGACTTTGCGGCCACAAAGTCTGTCATGACTGGCTGATGTACCACACATATTGTTGAAATATATATGTGATAATAAAGACGCGCCCCGAATGGTCCGGAGGGGGGGGGGCGAACCATTCGGGGCGCGCAAGTCTTATCTAGATTACAACAACAAAAGCCTAGATTTCCACAGTTAGATTTTCATTGAAATTCGGATTTTCTTCTCTTCTCATGTACCCAAACGGATTGCAAATGACCTGAGTTGGTCCAATGTTGTACCACATCGAAACATGGGTGTGTCCATGAATCCAAAGTTTGGGTTTGAAATGCTTGATCATTGGCTCCAAGTCGCAAACGAAGAATGGATTTAATTGGCTTCGTTTGTAAGCTTCATGGACTGATTTGAAACTCGGTAGATGATGGGTGACAACGACACAATTGCCGTCAATTTCGTCTTCAATTTTTCGAGTTGTTTCGCGGTTCAAATCGTAGACCCAAGATTCAAAGTTTTCAATTTCACTGAAATCACTGAGCGACCACTTTGGGGCCATCGGCGCTTCTTTGAACCAAAGCGTTCCGCCAACAAATTTTACGCCGTCTATAATTTTGCTCGAGGCCTCAAGCCAAATTAAATTGTCGTTTTTTTCACAAACATTCTTCATCGTCTTACAGACTTTATATCTGGAAGACCTATAATATTCATGGTTTCCGAGTGTATACACCACCTTCGGAAATTTCTTACAAAACGACGTCAAAACAACGTCTAACTGTTGGTGCATGCAAATGTCACCGGCCAAAATAAGAATGTCCGTTCCTTCTGTCTCAAGGCTATTAACAAAACACTCTCCACCATCTTTATGAAATTCTAGATGGAGATCACTCATTATCCTAAGACGCATTTTTGAACCATATTAGCCAAATGTGAACGACTCACCAAATGGTTGGCAAACGCATGAAAGTCCAGCGTCCTGGAGCGTATCTCTCATGCGGCGGGCACCGTCGGGGTTCCAGGAATGAATGATTATGCGAGTCGGCCACTTGCTTTGGTCGAGCTTGCGCGCAATGAACCATGCGACATCGGCACCCGTGTACTCGCGTTTGCTTCCGCCTGAGTACATGCCGTCGCCGTAGTCGTCGTACGTGTCAGCCGCGGCGAAATCGCCAAGATCATGGTCCAAATACACCAAATCGAACGGCTCCTGCGATTGCAGGGCCGCAACAAACACGTGAACCAGGACCTCTCTTTTGAGGACCCCGGCGAACACTTTGTGGCGTTCCGGATTGTCGTCCAGAATCAAAATGCGCACGCGCACCTCCGACCCGAGACGGTACAGCGCGGCCGGCCTGACTTGCGCCAGGCCGGCCGCGCTGATTTCTCAGCAGACGCCGAAGACGGACCCGGCGTCTTTGAGGGCCGGGTTGGCCTCGATGGCCAGTGCCCGGAAGTGGCTCGCCAACTGCTTGCTGTACGAGAGCAGCATCTTGCGAGCCTGGTCCAGCTCCTCTTCGGAGAGGGCCTCACCGGACTCGATCTTTGAGGCGAGCTTGCCGCCGCGGACGGCGTGCGAGGACATCCAGCCGCGGCGGTTCTTCCAGCGGGTCTCGCGAACCTCCTGCTCGTCGTCGGTCTGGCGGGACTGCATCACGAGGACGCAAGCTGCCACGAACTCGTCGTCGGACGAGATGCGGTCCTTGAGCTGGGACTTGGTCAGGAAGGGGTAGTTGTTCGAGTTGGTCATGGGTGGTTCTCTCAGAGTGGGACCGGGGCGGCACCGCGCCGTCCGTCGCCCAACAGCAGATACGCCGCCTGACGGCCGACTTACGACCGGCCGGACTCAGGCTGGTGGTTTTCCGAAGTGATTTCCCAAGCAAGATAGACCTGGGCTGCCTTTGCGATGAGATGAGCGGTCTCGTAAGTTCCGACCAACGTCACAAGATGATTTACGACGTTTTCAAAGTCTTGTCCGAAACCAAGACGCTGGGCAGCGTGGTGGATGTGCTTATCAAAATATTTCTCAGCGGACATTGCACGCCTCCACTGGCCGATACGACACAACAAGCGTAAGCTACGCTGGCGCGGACGTACCAAAGCTGGAGACAGACATGAAGGTCGGCAAGAAGGCAACTGGTCAAGAATCATACGCAAAGTATTGTGTACGCCGTCATGGTACACGGATGACCGTCCGTGCTGCAAACGCCCTGGAGAAGGCAATCGAAACCAAGGTTCGTCAAGCCGGCAAGCGGGAAATCCGCGCTGAGGTTTGCGATGGAAATTGACGTCAAGCGGTTCTACGTTCCCGGATTTTCTCTGGAAGATAAGTGCCCAAATTGCGGGGCGCTTGTCAAATACGATCTCTCAGACTCATATTTGAGCTATCCGCTTGCAAACGAACCTATGAGCCATTCTTTCTACTGCGGTGATTGCGAGCACGAATGGGAGCGAATGATTTTGCTTACGATCAAGGTAGAAATGCTTCCAAAGGAAACCTAGACGGAGGATAGCGTGACCGAAATCAGATGTTACCTTAGGCGGTACGGAGACTGCTCTCATGATACTGTCACCATCGCCACGAGGTCACGGTCCGGTGGTATGGATCTTATCCGTGTATGCTCTAAGCATGTGCCAATGCTTGCTCCTCCGGACCCTCCGAGACCACGCGTCACCCATAAGGGGATGTTGAGTCGCGAAGATGCAGAACAGCTCCTGGCGGTTCTGGAGGTCACCAGTTCTTGAGTATGCTTGGGACGGAATCGATGTCGGATCTTCCGTGACTAACCCGGACGGTGTAAATTGTTGACTGCCGCTCGTACTGAGCATTGGAGGCGGCAAATGGCTCAGATTGTTCGTGTTCGTTCAACCATTGTTCTCGCCATGCTCACCCGAAAGAAGGGCGGGCCGATGAAAGATCGTCGTCTGAAACGCAAGAGCCGCAAGACCTGGCGTAAAGACGAGGCGCAAGCTTGGTGATACGCCATTTGGTCTACTTCAATCTGAAGTCCCAACGGTGGGAAATGCAACCGTTGTATGATAACGAAACCTGGGTGAAAGAAAATAACTGCGTTTGTGTTGTACGAAGGCCGGAACCGGATGACACGTTTCACCTAAAAGAAGGTGACTACATCGTTAATTCATTTCCTGCGACCGGCGCCATCATCGTTGATGGACATTTGGAGGGGTTGAAGCTAAGGATGGAGCTCAACAAAGCACAAGAAGTGGTAGAATCGTAAACTAAAGGGAGATTAGCTCAGCCGGTTAGAGCAGAGGATTTTCAAAATGGAATCACTTCGTAGAAATACGAAGCCAGAAAATCTCGCTGTATGCTGGAACACCCTAAAGCTCAAAGTACGTGAAGACGTAACAATCTTTGAGATACGTGGGCAATCAGCAGGCAACCTCCGAATGGAGAGAGTCCTCAGAGGCCATACGCGAGACACCTTAACGTGAAGTCGAAGGTGATGATATGGTCCAGACCGCAATGCAAAAGCAGCCGTTGAAAGACGGTGCGGTAGGTAATCCTAAGGTCCTGGGTTCGAACCCCAGATCTCCCACAAGATGATCTAATCAACGCAGCTCTGGTCGTCTGGCGTGTACCGACGGTTGGAGGTTGCGCATGAACACTGACGAGCACGTTCTTTCCCTCATGCACCACGAGGGGCTCAGCAAGCGCCAGGCGATCGAAGTGGCGAAGGAGACCGCCCAGAACTACGAGGACTGGGATGCGGACAACGACAACCACGAGCTGGTCCTGTTCGAGTGGAAGCTCCGACGAGACGGGACGTCGGTCGACCCGTTCGAGAGCTGAAAGGCTTGTAAGCGACTGCTTCCTTAGCGTAATCTTAAGATAACAGAAGACATAACGGCCCTTGGCGGAATGGCAGACGCAGAGGATTTAACAAATTGAACCGTCTGTGAGAAACCACAGAATGGAACCCCGGAAATTGCTGGAAACCCCTAATAGCCGACCTGGCCACAACGTACCTGGGAACGGGAAGCGTGAAGGCAAAAAACAAGTCGGATTGGGCAATCAGCAGCCGAGCCCCCAGAACGGGGGAAGGTTCAGAGACTCGCGCTCGGGGCGCCCTAACGTAAAGACGAGGGCGATGATACAGTCCGGACCACAACACCAATCGGTGGTTGACGAAAGTCAAAGTGGTGAAGAAAATCCTTCGCCGAAAGGCGTGAGGGTTCAAGTCCCTCAGGGCCGACCAAGAGAATTAGACTCAGAAATAAAGAAATTGTGGGAAACTGGTTTGGGTGCGAGGTTAATAGCCTCAAAACTCGGAGTAAAGCATCAGGCTTCAGTTTTCAAAAGATTTAGGAAACTCGGTTTGAAACGCGATAAAAATTTCCATTTATTGCCAAAGTTGCAACACAGTTATGATCTTAATAAAGACCATCAGCTTTTCAGGAAAGCTGCTGAATATTATGTTAAATACATATTTATACTAAGTGGTGCAACAGTTCTCTCACCGGAGTTAGGGTCGTCATTCGATTTGTTGGTTTCGTCACCAGTTATTGGTGATTTTAAAAAAGTGCAAATCAAAACATCAACACACAAACCAAAAGGCCACTTTGTTTTCTCCATTCAAAGGGTTAGGACTAACACAAAAGGTGTTCGACGAATTAAGTATGCTGATTCTGAATGCGATTTTGTTTGTCTTGTGAGTTTTAATGAGGATATGTGGTTGATTCCATTTTCAGAAGTTAAAAATCAAAAGACCATAACCACGAACGTAAAATATAAGAATTACAAAATAAAATGATATACACGGCCCCATCGTCTATCGGTCAGGACAACGGGTTTTCATCCCGTAAAGGCGAGTTCGATTCTCGCTGGGGTCACGGAGAATTGGCCGAGTGGTCTAAGGCAGCGGTTTTGAAAACCGCCGTACGGCAACGTACCGGGGGTTCGAATCCCTCATTCTCCGCAAAATGAGTTCGACGTGACTGAATTCAGAAACAGCTCAGAGTTGATGCAAAACCTTGTGCGGATTGCTCACAAGATTGCTGACGACTATGGACACGAAAAAGAAGCTGACGAAATCATTGAAGCTGTGCACGAACTTCGTGGTCGTTCTTTACATGGTTCAGTCCCAGAATCATCTGTGATGTCTGGTTTGTCAAATCTTTTGAAGGACAATCAAATTGATTTTGCTGTTATTGGCGCTGTTGCATTGATTATTCATGGCGTAATCCGTAACACCGACGACATTGACGTTCTGGTCTCAGAGTTGCCACCGTCTGACAAACTCAGCGACCCACGATACATGGAAAAATTTGCTTTTTACAAAGCAAAATCAAGCACTGGGACAGTCCTGACTATCGACCATCGAAAGAACGGCCAAGTCGAATTGTTGACCGCAACTGACCCACTCAAACAATTGGCATTGTCAACAGCTGAAGAGCACATGGTTCTCGGGCATAAAGTCCCGGTAGTTTCAGCAGCCGCGCTGATTGGGCTCAAAGTCCAGGCCTTGGTAAACAATCCAAGCCGCGAAGCAAAAGACGCTCCGGACATTTTGAGTATTTGGCTCAAATCGAAACCTGATTTGAGCGAAGTTCGCAAATTCTTGTCAGAAACTGAAAATGAAGCACTGGATAAGATAGTCAAAGATAAAAAAGATTCTTAAACTCTAATGAACTGAAAGGAGGTGTGTCGACTACAGCACGCGGGTGGCGCCCGCTTCAGTTTGCCCCCATAGCTCAGTGGAAAGAGCAGAAGGTTTCTAACCTTTTGGTCGGGAGTTCGAATCTCTCTGGGGGTGCTAAGCCCTATAAGCATAGATAGCGATGCAGTGGTTTTGTAAACCTCAGAGAGCGGCGCAAGTCCGCTATAGGGCTCTATCGGAGTGTAGCTCAGTCTGGCAGAGCGCTCGGTTTGGGTCCGAGAGGACCGTGGGTTCAAATCCCTCCACTCCGACAATTTGGGGCATAGTTCAATGGCAGAACAGAGGCCTTTGGAGCCTCGAATCTAGGTTCGAATCCTAGTGCCCCAACAAATTTCCGACAAACGCAAACCGAGCCCGGCCCGACGTACCATTGCCAGAGGCGCGAGTGACACAACCGAAACCAAAGGTAAGCTTTCACATCGTCTTAAATCTTAAAAAAGATCATCTGCCTGGGTCGATTTGGCGTTGGTACAAAGTCGCTGAGATTTCAGAAGAAACGGCTCAGAAAGTTTACGACGCTTCATGGCTTAAACCTGGCGTTGAATTCATTACTGGAAAAGTTTTAGACTCACCAAGTGTCACGAGCGACAGAGTCTTCTTGATTTTCGACCAGAAAGTCAAGGAAGTGACTTGGGCGGAGTTCAAAGCAAATCAAGTGCTGAATGCGTAAACCATAGCGTGTTAACTGTATAGTCTAATGGGCCAGTGGCGGAACAGGTTCAAACGCAGTAGTCTCATAAACTACCACCCTCGGGTTTGTGGGTTCGAGTCCCACCTGGCCCACAATGTTGTGCAAGAATGATAGGAAACGTTCCTATTAGGACAAAGCCCTACATACCAAAGAAGTGCTGGTACGTGGTCGTTGACCGATCTGGTCATCACAGACCAGTCATCGAAGGTCATCTTCTTACATCCAGCGAGTACGTGGTTGGTTCTCTGTACACTTACTTGGAGGCCTGCTGCGAAGCCAATAAACTAAATGATGTTTCGGAGATGCTCGAAGCATGAAACTTAATGAATTCGAGGCCAAGTTCGGAAAAGTCGAATTGGTGTGTTCTAAAACACAACTCGTGATTTCACATCATGAGATTAACAACGATATTTTCATTCTCGTTCACACATCAAAGGGTGAAATCCAATTGACTAAAGATGGTTGCGTGAAAGCTGTTTGTCTTCTGTGTATGCCAAAAATGAAGTCGCTATTTGACAGAGTAGCAGTTGACAGAGTAGCAGCACGCAATAAACTAGTCGTACATGAATATTCACGTGACACGATGTTTGTTCCAATTTGCGATCTGACTGAAGATTTTTTGAAGACGTTGTCAATTTTTGCATCTTAGATAAAACGAAGCTCGGCCCGCTCCGGACGTACTGAACATAGGTGGATACATGAGCAATTACAAGAAGATTGCCAATTTCGAGGATGGTGGGACCGTGTCCAGCCGTCTCTTTCCCCACGGGCCGAGCAAAGTCACACGGCGCATCAAGAAGTACCTGAACCGGAGAGCCAAGCGTCTCGAAGAGAAAGAAGCGCTCAGAACTGATGGGGCACACACATGAATCTCAATGAGTTTGTGGCCAAATACGGTCAAGTCGTACTTCTCTGCCCGTGCATGACAACCAACGTCCGGGCAAACCAGGGCCACCGTTTGGACGATTCAGTTTACGTGTTGTTTCTTGATGGAAAACTGAAATGTTTTAAAAATGGGAGCGTTTTGGGCATTTGTTCCGAATGTTACCCAAGGGTTTACTCGTCGTTTTCCAATCTCGCACAAAGTGGCAAGCCGGACCGCGTTGCAACTCGGCCATTTAAAAAACCCTGGACGGCGATAGCTGACTTTGCAAAGAACACCAAGTTCGTGAAAATCTCCAAACTGGATGGAGACCAATGAAGCGTATGCGGTTGAGAGACAACCATCCAACGATGGTGAAGCTCCAGAAAGTTTGGGACTTGATGGAGAAACTCGGTCTCAGGGTAGATCGAGTACCATACGAAACTCTGGTGACTGACAAAGAGTTTCCAGATCGAGTTTATGAGATGGTCGACGTCTCAGACGGCGGCCCAATCCACGACTTTCCGCCCGTTTTCGAATACAAACTTTGTTACAATGATCACAGTGAAGACTACACGCAGGAAGTCCTGGAATCCTGAACGTACAGAGGAAACATGAAACTCATCGTGACCTATCTCAATGACGATGAAAATGATGTTCGAAGAACGTTGACTTCGGATTTCAATTATAATTTGTCGTACGATGAGGTGCTTGAAAAGACCGAATCTGTCATCGAAGATTTCGAAAACAATCGCGGCGTCACAATTGACGTCTCTGGTGATGACAACGAAATCGATTTCAATCTCCCAGACGGGTTCGAAACAGAATCCAAGGCAAAACCGGCGTTCGAACTTCTCCAAGCAATAGAGGATGCGCTCAAATGAAACTCTCGACTGAGAAACTTCGTGAGTTGATGGCTGGGTGGATCAACACGCCCGAAATCAAAAACTATTTGAACAGCGCGTTCGTCGAAAACACAGTCATTCATTGGGATGATTGGTGTGACACCAAACAGTGGAAGCGTGAAAGCAAAGAGCGCCTCAAGGAAGAATGGCCAGGTCTTCTTTGTACAAAGTACGATTACAAGAATAACCAACCGGTTGAGTTTGGCTGGCTCACTGACGTTGCCGGTTGGTGCGACGATGATTTGCTCAAGAAAACTGCGTCAGATACCAAACAAGCCGAAAGATGTTGGTTGCGTAGGTTCGTTCCAAACAACGAATTTGGCGACAACTTCAGGATCGAAGTTGTGACGACTCCAGATGACGAACAGGTCATCGCTTGGAGTCTCATTGTGGACTGATAATGAGCATCAATAACAAAATCAAAGATGCGCTTCTAGCATTGCCTTGGGAACTAAAGCACCAGACTTTCGTGCTTGCGGTTAGTGGCGGTCCTGATTCTCAGTGTTTGCTCAAATCTATACCACATATTGTTGGACCATCTAGATGTATTGCCGTTGGTGTCAATCATGGTTTGCGACCTGAAGCTAACGAGGAGCTTGACTTGGCCGAGAACTTGGCCAAGTCAATTGGTGTTCCGTTCCGTCGCGTGAAAATCAAAGTTGCCAAAGGTCCGAACTTGCAGGCACGTGCGCGTGAGGCCCGTTACGAAGCGTTGAGAACCGCGGCCCGAGGCCTTTCTCACGCGGTAATTGTTACCGCGCACACTGAAGATGACAAGGCAGAGAATCTTCTCATCGGGCTTATCCGAGAAGGAAATCTGAAAACAATTAGACGGCTTCACACACCGGTGAACGAAATTCCGGTTTTCCGGCCTTTGCTCAATGTCACGCGTGAAGAAATCATGCGATATCTGAAGCGATGGTCTGTGCCATATGCCACAGACCCATCCAATAGTGATCCAAAATACCTACGGGTTTGGGTTCGCAACGAACTTCTTCCAATGCTAGAGAAGAAGCGACCCGGATTTAAAAAGAAGCTCTTGAAAGAACAGCTCGTCCGTCAATTGGGTGAGTTGTAATCTGAACAATTCGGAAATCTGGAGGTCACAAACGCCCAGTTCCGGTCTAGCAAAGATCAGCCAAACGGCGTGTCTTTTGATCCGTATTTTGAGACCATCATTTGGCCAAATGCCGACCCGCCGTGGGTCTTGCAAGACCCTGGTCCGAACCAGCGGTCATGTGAACTTGTTCTAAAGCCACGAACCTGTCGAGGCACCTGTCGTTCTTTCAAGCTCATGCCGTAGGTTTCGAGCATCTCCCTCAATTTGTGAATAGGGATGTGGAGATATCGGTTGAGTTCTACCAAATCTTCATGCGAGAACTCGGTGACGTCGTCGTCCAAGCAGAACTCCACAAAGGACTCGATCGAAGAATACTCAGGGAAAACCATCGCGCACCTCCGGGCCAGGATACGACAACCCGTCACACGCCTCCGTTTGGTGGTAGATACGCATGAGCCCCCGTATCCAAGGGGGATACGGGGGCCTGCGTGCCGTTGCTATCTCGCGGGCGCAACCCGCACGTCTTCACCCAAGCTTTTGTTTTTCACGTTGCTGCCTCCTACTTCGGTCGGGGGTCGGGCCCGCTGTTGTCTCCTGTACGTACGCCGCTGTTCGGTTTCCGGTCGGCGGATCATGCGTCCAAAAGTTCTCTGATGTCGTCGTTGTCGAAATGCTTCTTAGCTTTTGAACGGAGTGCTGCGGTCGTGCTGTTCGTGTACCACAGCCAACGACCGGCTCGCTTGAAACCGAACGTGCCGTCCGTGAACCGGAACACCCGGTAAACACAACCTTTGAAATGTATGATTTCCATTCGGTCGTGTGTCTTGGCTTCGAGCTTATGCTCGGCTTCTCGACGCCGTTCGAGCCTGGTTCTTTCGCGCTCGTGTTTCCGCTTTGAGTTTCGCATTTTTGAAGAACTCGCGCTGGTACTCCAGCCGATGCACGAACTTCACGTACTTCTCGAACGAGAGCGTTTCCGTTGGGAGCAACGGGTCGGTTTCTTTGAAGACTGTCATCCGCCGGCCTTGAGCAAGCTCAAGAAGAGCTGCCCCGCAAGCGTCAGAGGCTCCACTTCCAGAACCTCGAACTTGCCGTGGTGCGGCTTGGCAAGAACGTCGGCGCCAACGTTCAGCGGCTGGCTTCGACCGCTGACGATCTGGTAGACGATGCGGTGCTGCTGCGACGTGCGGGCAAGAGTGGAGAAACTCAACGTGATCATGCGCAACCTCCACACTCGGTACGTGCGCCGCGCTGTCAGCTCCGGTCAATGTAAGAATTTTTGAATATGATCTAATTAACGGAAGCCGCGCTGCGTCCGGAGTACTCAGCCACATGAGCCGCACTGTCCGTTCCACCCCTTTTCTCAAGGTTTCGACGGTGACCTCTGACACCAAAGAGTGGGTTGACGAATACCTCACCTCTTGGAGCCGTGGTCGCTACACCTCGGAGGTTTGCTACGTCTTCCGAGACGGTCATCTCGACACTTACTCCACGACCTGGACCGCCAAGAAGTGGGCCAAGCGCCAGACTTCCAGGGCCATTCGTCGTCACGGCAAGGAGCTTCTGAAAGAGCAGGCCGAGTAAGGAGGTCATAGGTCTGACAGCCGCATCCAACAACCGGAAAGTCGCCGTCGGCCAGCGTACAGATTGGTGGGCGATTCAGCCCACTTGAACCCAAACTGAGAGAAGGAACAACTGTCATGAACATCGACCCCCAGATCGTCGTCACCGGTCGCCTGAAGGAGAACAAGGTCGGAGCCGAGATCATCACGTTCTCGATCCGCCTCGGTCTCTTCCAGCTCGTCTGCATCGTCAACGTCCCGTCCGAGGGAGAGACGGAAGCCCCGGTGTACGTCAAGTTCACCGTCAACGAGCCGAAGCCGAAGGAAGGCGCGTGAAAGTGTACGACGGCATTGTGGTCAGGGTCGCGTATTTCGCAAACGACCCGCAAAACGACCACGTTACCGTCCGTCTCACTAGGGGCTCGCCGTGGGGTGAGCCCGCTGGAACGCTCGTGGACTGCTATCGCAGTCAACTCAACGAGACCGGGCCAGGAATGCGCTGCGCTTGGTGAAAAGTGATCTGCGCTTGCGGACACAACGAAGCTTCCCACCACAGCGGCACTGGTTGCTGTTACGGTTGTCGTGCAGAGATCGAGTCTGCCGACGACCGTTGCAAATGGGATGCTGAAGTGAGCAAGCGCGACCGGAAGGGTCGGTTCAAAACCGACCCGTATCCGGGTCAACCTGGGAAATGCTCAAGCTTCGTAACTGAAGCTGAGAAGCGCGTAGCGGCAGGCGAGGCTCTGCACGACCTGTTGACGAACCGATGAAGCGTCTTCTCTTCGCAGCAGTTTTGGGCGTTGGTTGCGCTAGGCAGCCAGCGCCCAAACCTGTTGCCATATTTTGGGAATATACGCCACCACCCAAGACGCAGGAACAGCTCGAAGCTGAGTGTTTCGACACTTGCGTGAAGGAAACTTGCGAAACTGATTGGCACCGGTATTGCGGGATGGAGTGCAATTCAAAATGCTCAGGTGAATGATGGCAAAGATGACTCGTGAACGCATGCTAGTTGACCGTCGATGTGGTCTAAAGTATTGGGATGAGGCGGTCAGGCTCGTTGGTCAAAAGGCTGTTCTCGACCGGACGCTTGGCATTATGCAAGAGTATCCGGATACATGGGGGCGAGGATGGCCAAATGCTCATTGGGCAATTGGTAATGCAGTTCGTGAAATCATCAAGAACCAAGGTAACATCCAAATGACGTGGAACATTCACGATGTTCTGACGCCAGAAGAGCTGGCGGATTTTGCCAGCCAGGCCGGGTTGACGGGTCTTCCATACAAAGAATCGTGGTCGAGATGAAACATGTTCGCGTAGTTGTGAAATTTGAAGCCAACGTTCCCGATGATTTGAATATTCGTGAAGTGGACTGCGTAGCGTATGAGATTTGTCTGGTAGAGAAGGGACAAACAGGGGCCCTGCCAGATGTCATTTGGGTCAAAGGTGAGACACTCAGTATCGAGGAAGTCGAACCTTCCTGAGCGTAAAATCTTCTGTCCGGGGCTTCGGCTGCAAGGCGGCGAATCTCGATCGGAAAGGTTTTCGCCGACTGAGTACGTGAAAGGTGAACTTGCAGGGCGGGTTCAACTCCCGCCGCGCCACCAAGCGCAGTCATAGGAGCATAGTGTGAAACACGACAATGTGACTGCCCGTGATGTTGGTAAGATGTTGAATCTGCTCATTCTTGATGCGACAGGTGGCCCAAAGGGTGACCCAGACGAATTCCACATGAGAGCAGCTGCCAGGGCTTTTGTTTGCCTCAAACTTCTCGACCTGCCAATCGAACATGAAGCCGATGTTGAAGAAAGTCTGAGGACAGATAATCAAGAAAAAACTGATTTTCTCGATGAAGTAGGTTGGCCAGTGTAGTCATGAAAGTGTCGCAGGTCAGACAAACTGTCTCGTCCACCGAAAACAACCAAACGGCCGACGTATCGGACATTGGAGGTTGTGCGCAAGTTGACGAAGACGTAATCTTTGGCCGTGCCTGGCTCGTCTGACCACAAGGACGGATCGTTGCGGTGTCCAAGACCACAAAAGCATCCAGTTTTGATGGGGCCGGCCAGCGGTAAAAGGCAGTTAGCATAAAGCGAAAGCGAAAAGCTGACTGCGGGCAACCTAACCCGTGGAACGCTCCGTGGGAGAGTCGGGCGTCGGCCGCCATTTCATGATACAGTAACGGTGTAGCCCTGGAAGCCTTCCATAAGGTTCCAAAATTGGGCGGGTAGCTCAGCGGCAGAGCGCTGGCCTTACAAGCCGGATGTCGCAGGTTCGAAACCTGTCCCGCCCACCGAAAACAACTGGCTGGTCAGCGTATCGGCCGGTGGAGGTTGTGCATGCGCAATTCAAAGAAGATTGTTGGGGTCCAGGTCAAATCGGTCAAGGAATACTGTCACATCAAGCCGGTTCACCCCAGTGCGTCCGTGCGGCGAACGTACGAGGTCTTGTCAGCCGATCATCGCAAGATCTCGTTCCGAGTGACCGAGGAAGAGACGTGGGGTGGCATCAAAGACGGCATGGTGCAAATCACCCCAGGTCGGGTCGTGTGGGAACTGTCCGAAGACGGAGTGCTCATGCGAAATGGTGACGTCGTCGACAAGAAGAAGGCAGAAGGTTACAGGTGGGCCCTATTCCAGGACACGATGTGCACGGTCCTTGCCCACCTGTACCAAGAAGAGTTCACCGGGTACGAACACAACTATCTCTACCGAGACGGGTACGCGTTCGAAGCCGAAGAAGGCGACATGGAAGACTGACCCGCCAACCGAAAACAACCAAACGGCTGACGTGCCAGCTGGCGGAGGTACGCGTCATGAAGCTTGCGTCGCAGATTAGGGCTGGGATTGTCCGAGAGATGTGTGAGGCGCGCGGGGACTGGCTCCTCACTGAGGGAGGTGTCGAGTGGGATGGGAGGACCCTGAAGGACGGGACCGTCACGATGACGTCCTGGGTGCAGGACGGCCACGGTAAGTGGCACAAGGGAAAGGTCCGGCGGTTCCGGATCTCGGTTTCCGAAGAGTGAGCCAGCTCGCGGGCTGATCTGCCAAGCGCAGATCAGCGTTCATGGCGCGTACCGACTGGTGGAGGTACGCGCCATGAACGGAAAGTTGATCGCATCGGTTCTGCTTCTCATCCCGGCCACCGCCCTGGCAGGAACGGCCGTCTACATGCAGGCCAACCCGATGGCCTTCACGAGCCCCAAGCCGGCTCAGCTCGCCAGCCTTCCTGCCCTGCCGAAGGCGAAACCCATCGTCGTGGCCTCCGAAGTGGTCGTGGAGCTTCCCGAGGTTCGCATCGTGGGTAAGATGGCCAAGCCGGTCGTCAAGACCAAGAAGACCCCCGCTCCGTGCAAGGACGGTGAGTACCGGGTCATCGGGTTCACCGGAGACCCGGAAAACCTCAAGACCTTCCAGGGAGTGTACCTGCACTGCCCTGGTTCGTGACCGCGCAACAAAGCCCCGGGAAGGAGAGGCCCATCTTCTCCTTCCCGGGGCCCCTCCTTGACCGGAAGCTAGCACGGCTCGGCCGTACCGAGCGCCGGAGGTGAGCGTGGGTTACTTTGGACTTTCAAAAGCCGAAGGTTTCGGAAGCGGCCTGACGCGGAAGTTGTTTGACTGGTGGGTCGAGCGCGAAGGCTTGGCCTACGTGGAAGAACAACTCACACGCGTTCGGGCCGAAGACTGTTGTCCAAAAAGTGTCAGTTCGACAAACCTCGGGGTTTGGTTCTCAAACCACCGTGACGGCTACAGTGAGTCGGTGTTCCACCACCCGTTGTGGAAACAGGCACAGGAACTGGCCTGCCAGGGAAGTTTTGGGGCCTTCGTTCTTGCTGAGTTTAGACCTGACGACACTAGTTACGGCCCGTACTTGAAGACTCTGGGCGACCTGGTTCTTGCCACCGAGTGGTGGAAGAAGAACGGCCAAGTTGTAAAAAAGTACGTGAAAAACAACAAGAAAGCCGAAGAGGTTTTGAAGGGCTAAGCCATGACGAAAAAACAGCCGAAGCCGAAGCCGAAGCCGAAGCCGAAGCCGAAGCCGAAGCCGGTTCGTTTGAAGTTGGACTTCACACACACGTGTCAGAAGTGCAAGAAGCGTCACGCCTCCACGCGCCGCCGCGAAGTCTACACCAAGAACTACATGGGGCCGTGCGGCGACAGCTTCTGCTACGCCTCGTGCGAGAGTTCATCGTGTCGCCCCATCAACATCACGGTCTGCGATCCGTGCGCGAAGAAGCTGTCCCGGTGATTGGACACCGCCGTGGTTCGAGCGTTGCCCCAAACATGGGACTCCGAGCGGATATTCAAATAAATTGATTGATATTGCCAAAATATATGGTACATCTTTCCAAACTAGGACCTGTCGGTACTACTACAGTCCTGGCAATGGTACGCGACTGATTGTCGAAATCACAATGTCGCGTAAATCGCCAGAAGGCCACGAACTCATTGTTTCTGTTGTGAATTTTCATAAATGTTTGCTGGTTCATGGCACCACTCGTTACCTAGATTGGACTTATATTCACGAGAAACTTAATTGTGGCAAAGAACTAGCAGTTTCAATATCTGAGGTTTTCAGCCATCACATCGAAGTTCTACAACAAGAACAGGAAACTGGGGAATTGCTCGAAATTTGACTTAGTCAGCGCAAATTGTCAGATTTCGCGCGTATTGGGCCGTGGAGGCTGCGTATGGCGCGTGAACATCAATGCGTTGGCGGAACCGTCTCAACCGAGCCGTCGTGGTGGGAGCGTGATGCGCGGGGCATTCCGCTCTGTCGCGTTTGCGACAACTGTCGAAAAGAGAAGCTCTCGCGGTACAGGCCCGAGATTTTGACGGGCTACGACCAAAACGACGTGGACGAACCGATCGAGCCAGACTACTGATACATTTCTGAGGTCTGGCATACATCGAAGAGGTATATACCATGTCTAATTCTGTAATCCCATACGAAGACGACACAATTTCAAAGATCGCCGAAGCCATACAAGACTTCAACTTCACATTTTCACATTTCATTTCAGTGGACGACCGAGGCGAAGTTGTTGTTGAAATTTTCTTTCACAACCGCTCAGAGAATACCAGCTATTTGGTCGACTTCGAAGTCGATGCTGTGTCAGATAAGATTGAATACAACCTGTATTCAGAAGCACTGACAACTGTTTTTTTCTCATATTATTCAGACAGAATTCACGAAGAATACTTTGACTACAGAGCACAGCCTATGATTGTTCTTGAGGCCTTGAATGCTAAGGCAAAAGAAATAATCAAAGCTGGCAAGATTTATCGTGACAATCTCAAAATCGATCGCGAAACTCTTCTCAAGGAGTGGGAAGAAAACACGCGGGCCGGCCTGCTGAAGCAACTCAGGGAAGGAATCTGTTCGATTTTGAGGAGAGATGCTTCTCACCTCATCACGGATGAGGATTTGGACCAAATTATCAGAGAAATTAAGACAGAATACCTGGTAAATTGCTGAAATATGTTATATATTTATGATCAAAAATAAAGAACCGTTCAACAAAGTCATCTCCTTGTAGATGTGGAACAACCAAAGGAGCAAATAATTCAGACATCTACAAGTTATATGATAATTTTAAAAGAAATATTACATACACATTTGGCGAAGGTATGTCATACCTTCGCCTTAAATTCTTATTTTAAACAGTTTGTTTTTAAACGGATCACCTAAAAGAAGATTCTTTCAGATAATTCTTTGAAAGAGTATTCAGAAGATACCTTTTGCAAGCATATGGCATACCTTTGAAGCAGATATGCCATGGGTTGTCGCGCGCCTAGGCTCGTGAGCCTGGCATTTCCTGAAGCCTGGCCCCAAGAGGCGTGAGGCGTGAGCCGGTGAGCCAAGAGGCGTGGTAGATTCAAACCTAGGTGCCAGACCTTCGAGGTAACCGCGGCGGATGAGCCAGCATCGCCTCTCGGAGGTACGCCTGTGAAACCGGCCTTCGGACCGGACATGGTACGGTCGGACCGCGTCGAGTTAGCCGGATGGCTCGCAAATATAGCTGACGCTGAGCCCAGAGGATGAGCCAGCGAGGTGCCAGTGTGCAGACTTTCGAGGTACGACGCCTGTTGTGTCTGCTTCAGAGGTATGGCATGCCAGAGCCCCCGGGCCAGCCTGCGCCAGCCCGGGGGGTCGGGTCACGATCTCAGCAGACCCCGAAGATCTTGCCGGCGTCGGCCAGGTCGGGGTTGGCCTCCAGGGCCTCGGCGCGGAAGTGGGCCGCGAGCTGCTTGCGGTACTTGCAGACCATCCCGGTGAGCTTCGCCAGCTCGGCGTCGGTCAGCTCCTCGTCGCGGGCGATCTTCTCGGCGCAGGCGGTGCCGAAGTGGGCGTGCGAGGACATCCAGCCGCGGCGGTTCTTCCACTTGGTGTCGTGGGAGGCCAGCTCGTCCTCGGTCTGGCGCGAGGTCAGGATGAGGCAGGCCTGCTTGACGAAGTCGGGCTCGCTCTCCAGCTTGGCGACGATCTGGGCCTTGGACAGGAAGGGGTAGTTGTTGGAATTGGTCATTGTCTCAACCTCCGAGAGGCGATACGCCGCGAGCCGCGCGATCTCCGCCGGGCCCATCCCGGCGGGCGCCGCGCCGCTCGCCGCGTCGCGCCCAAAACCAGATACGCCGGACCCGCCCGGATTTCCGAAATGACGCGGTGCGTCAGCGTTCCACGTGAAACACCGGGAAATGGCACTAGATGGTATGTATTAGATAGTATGGGGGATAGTATATGGCATATAGTATAGGGTAAATGGAGTAGATCTCGATGTAATCCTTTTTATAGGAGAAACCGCATGCGTGCAGGAGAGACAGGTTCTCCGGACGCGAAGTGGGTGGTCCGATCCCCACGTTCTTTTTTCTTCTTTTGGGTTCTAAACATACTGAACAAATTTTCATTAAAGTAAATCAAATAAATTCAAAAATCACTCAAAGACTCATAGTATTGGATAGAGATGCAATAAACGAATCTCCAACTTCATGATATGAGACCAACTTTAAAATTTTTTAGTGAGAAAATTTCAATGATACATACGTCTTTTCGGGTCCCGTTGTAATTCTTATCAAGAAGCACAATTATGAGTGAAATAGCAAAGAGAGCAGCCGTTCGTCATTTGGCGGCAAGCGAAGAAACAATTATAGTCACCCTTCAAAAGTCATCCGTCGGACATCAAAATCGAGTTCAACAAACATGGCGTGTTGATGCTCCAGGTAAATCCACCATTGTAAAGACCAGAACTAGCGACGGCGATTTAGAGTTTCTCTCTAAGAACGATTTTATTGTTGAGGCCTTCGGAAAGAATGTAAGTGCCAAATCGCTGATTCAACATTTGATTTATTCTGCGCCCCCAAATTATTATCCTCTTGAGGGCGGAACAGTCGAACTTGATAAAAACTTTTTTGACAGTTTGTAAGTTTTTTCTTGACATATAACTTTTTTTGAGACGAAATTTTAATAGATATATACGTCTTTTGGGTCCCTTCCACAGTTTATCAAGGCCATTCCGCAATTTCTCCGGCTCTGCCTCACACCCAATCCCTCTAAAGAGGCTGCCAATCCTTCGGCTTCATTTACAGTTTTCATAATTGAAACGCATCTTCCACCAGCTGAATCAATTTCTTCTTCGGCCCGTATCAACCACCAAAGATTCTTTCTTAAAATTGAACAGCTTTCCGCTTCGATTTCTTCGGGCATGAAACCAACCAAACCCCGTAGCTTTTAGCCACCATTTCATGTCTTTCTTTCTGAGCTGCCAAGTTTCACAATCAAGCCTTGATATTGATCCCGCGGACTCTTGGAAACTTCATCTTTGACAACAACAGCTCCACAACCTTCACACCAGTGAATTGGCCAACCTAAAATCACACTAACCACCATTCGGTGCCAGCCCTCTTCAGTAACATCGCGTTCACGTTTCATCATACGCCTCATTGATAAATTTGAAACAAGCTTCATGTCTTTTCCACTCTAACGGGTTAAAAACACACAGCCCATCTTCCATATAACGCCTTGCGTAAAAAACATTTTCTTCATTTTTGAACATCGTGTTTGCCAGTCCGGCCGCCATAGCCGGCGATCTTGCCAACCCAGCGTCACAATGAATTATGATAGTTTCAATTTCCTTGTCCTTATAATTTCTGACAAAATCTAACACAGTTTTCGCAGTTTCCTCCGAAAACGCTTCTTTAGCTTCAATCAACTTTTTTGACTTTTCACAATATTTAACACTCGCTTCGTCAATTGCTTCAATGTCATACCGTTCATGAAACGACAACCTCAAAATCCCAAGCGTAAACCCATTTTTCGGCAACTTTTCAGGTCCATAGTAATAATTTGGCGTCGAAACGCTAATAATAATATGCATAACATTTAGCGGTTCAAAACTTTCAATTCCAGCTCGACTTAAAACAACAAATTTCACACATCAATTTACAGGAAATCAATTTATCTGAAAAAGAAGACAGAAAACGCATTTCGTCCACTAACTTTGTTATGTTGCGTTGCATTTATGCGCTTACCATCAATCGCCGCACGTCTGGTCTCCGCAAACCAAGGCAAGGATCTCGTCCCGAACCCGTTCTCAGGATCCAAGATCCCGTACCCCGTGTACCACGGGACCCCGACGAAGGGAGTCACCAAGTTCCGGCGCCCAGCGTCCGGAGTTTGGTTCTCAGGAGAGGAGGGATGGGTCGACGACCTGTACACAGGGAAAAAGCAGCAGGGTGAGGTCCTAACCTGCTGGATAAACGTGAAGAATCCGTACGAGCCGACCGAGGACGAGTTCCATGAGTACTACAGCTATGAGGGGATGCGGAAAGCCGTCAACGACGGGTTTTTCGAGCGCCTGCAGAAAGAGGGATACGACGCTTACCATCAAGGAGGCGAGTCGGACTCCATTATGGTTTTCGACACAGTCGAGATCGTGAACGCCAAGACCGGCGAGAAGATGTAGAGCGCGGCAGGCAAGACATTGAAAACCAGTCAGACGCAATTCCATGAACGAAGCCCCCGACGGGCACTAACCCGGTATATGTACACCGCTTTGGATCAGGTCTGGCTGTACTTGTGCTTAATTACAGGAAATCAATTTATCTGAAATGTACACATTTTTATGGGAAAGTTTCTCGTAACTGCCGGCCCAGTTTTCGCAAAACTTGACGACAATAAAATCTTCACGAACCGCGCACGTGGCCTTTGGGCAAAATCATTTCACAACCACTTGAAATCACTCGGCCACGAAGTCGTCTTAGCCGAAAATCTAGACATTGAATCCTATAAAAACTTCGTCTTAAACCAAGTTCCAACCTTGAACGGCGCCGTCATGGCCGCAGCCGTCATCAACTACATGCCAGAAGTCATTTTTAACGGCAAAATGCCAACCGACCTCGATCACGTTAACGTCAAGCTCGTTCGAACTCCTTACGTCATCGACGAAATTCGAAAAATCAATCCGAAACTTTGCGTCATAGGTTGCAAATTAACTTCGCAGGAAACCCCAGAATCAACCATTGAAAAAGCTCAGCATCTCATTGAACGCAGTCGCGCAAGCGCCGTCGTCGCAAACGACCTTTCAAACCTCAAAACCAAATTTCTCGTTTTCCCGGACGGCGCCGTTTTAACGTTTGAAAACGCCTTCGATCAACTTTTCAACGCCTTAACAGAAATCCTAACCGACGTTCATTTCACCACAATCCAAGGCGTTCTTCACAGAAATCCAAATTTTGAATCGGAAATTTTGATAAATAAATTTCTAGACAAATTCAGGCACAGGTTTTTAAAAAACAACAAAGTTTTCGGTTCAATAGCAATTCGCGTTCCAACCCAACCAAATTTCTTTTTAATGACGCCAAGAAAGAAAACAATCGACATTCTTTCTTCCAACTGCGTTTTAGTTCACGTCAATCATCAAAAAAGAACCATTTATACAGACACCGGAAAGGCAACCATGAACGCCCCTCTTTTAGCTTCCGTTTTATCCGAACATCCAAACGCCATCGCAGCCCTTCACCTTCATGAGTTTCTTCCGAACGTCAACACGCTCCCTTACGCCCCGCCCGGCACGCTTCGCGACACCTTTCGAAACACCAGCCCACCGTTCAACATCGCTTCTCACGGTTTCATCGCCTTTTTAGACCAATCAGGAAACATTCTTGGCATTTAACGCAACAACCCCAAAATACAGCTCTCTTTACTCCCGTTGGCTTTCCAACCCGGGCGCCCTTCTTGACTTCGCTTCGTTCGATCCGTCACAATCTCTTCTCGATCTTTGCGGTGGCACGGGCGCCGTCTCACTAGAAGCGCTCCGCAGAAACGCGTCCCGCCCCACTCTCGTCGATCTTTCGCCTCGTTGCACAGACACGCGCGTTTTTCAAGTCAAAGGCGACGTTCATAACCCGTCAACATTTGAAAACCTCTCACAGTTCGACCTTTGCGTCATCCGTCAGTCCATCGGTTATCTCAACCCAGTTAAACTTTCACCAGTTTTAGCATCCGTCATAAAACCCGGCGGAAAGCTCGTTTTCAACACGTTCATCAAGCCGCGTTGGAAATTTTCTTCTTACACATTCGAAAATAAACGTTTTTTCGAGGCGTCCGGTCACGTTTCAAATTTCGTTTTTCACCTCCAGTCAAATTTTTTGAACGCAGACATTTCAATTTTTCGTCATCACACCGTTTCATGTCTCGTTTCGTCTTTTCAACATTTCACACCGCTTTCAATCCAAATTTCAAATCGCAGCGTTCATTTTCTTTTCCGCCGTTAATATCATTTCATTTTAAAAATGAAATCACTCACATCATCTCTGATTCAACTCGCCTCATATCTTGAAACTTCGCAAAATCCAAACAGAAATTTCGTTTTAGCGTCACTCTGGTCATTTCGACTAGCAACTGAAAGAGGGCTGGCTAGAAAGTTATCCGAAGCAGCCGTTGAAGCATTGAAGTCAATCTCAGACGTTTTTCTAGAAGCCAAAACAGACGTTCCGAGCGATCTTGGCGTTCGTCGTTTCAAGGGCACATATTTTTCTTTCGGCATAAGACCAAGCGATTTTGACTCATCCGGCGTTCCAGGCGATATTCTCGTCACTGGCTATCACTTAATTGAATCAGAAGCACCAGAAGAATCAAGTAGCCAATATCAAAGTTGGCTGGAGCAAGGCGGTAACCAAAGTCACAAAGACATTGCAGTTCCTTGTGAGATCACATTTAGGTGGTATCATAAGTCTTCTTCTCCTTTGCTGCCTAGCGGTAAACAAACTGGGGCTACGGCCGGACCATTTAATGCTGAGTTTGAAATAGACGAAGGGGAAAATATTCTTAATTTCAAGTTTGATAAACCATCAGACGTTGTGAAGGGTTTGCATGACGTTATAAACGCTGCCAAAGCTCTTTCATCGAAGATTTTTTCTGAACGTAGCACAGGCAAAGGCGGTCCGGTTTTAGAAGAAGTTGAGGAAACTGAAGAAGAACGGGAAATTGATCCTCTAAAGCTTGAAGAAACACTCATAAAGAGAAAACATAAATCAATTGAAGATTTCTTAAAACATCATGAATATTTTGGAACACCAGCTAGATATACGTTTGATGATATAAAGGAAATCAGGAAAAACAATCCGAAAATGACAAATAAGGACATTGCTGACGCCCTGAAGTCAAACGGTCTAAAGGCCGTTCAAGGCGTTCCGCCAGTTTTAGCAACAACTTCACAACGCGCCGCGCAGCGTTATCTCTTGAAAATTTAAATTTCTTCGGCGTAACTTTTTTCGTGAGAAAGCCAAAATTTAATTATATTTTTGAGAAACGTTTTTCCAGAACTGAGCGTTTTGGAATTCTTGAATTACGCTCTTTAAATTCTCATACAATAGATTCTAGAGTCTATCAATTTCACATATCAATTCCAGGTGAAACTTACGCTCGTATAATTTGTGAAGTTATCGGTCCAGATTTAGAAATTTTGTTTAGACCAGGTCAACCTAGGTCAGATAAAATACAAAACTTTGTTTCTGACGCAATAAATTTTTTGAAAACTCGTGACATCGTTTTAGATTAAGAATGACAAACCTTCAGTTAACTATAATTTTGACTTGGCCAATTTTATCAGTTTTATTAATTTTTCTTTTTTCTTTAACTTGGAAATTCACTCGTTCGAATTCGAATTCAAAATCCAATAAAACAATTCTTAACCCGTATGCAAATCAATTTGATGAAGCAGGAAATCCAATTTTCATCTGCGGCTCTCTTTGGGAAAACGGTGAAAAGGTTGGCTTTTCACATTGCGAGAATTTGGCACTGCATTTTTACGTTTCGTTCTCAACTTTATCCTCAGTTACTGTTAAATGTGGTTCATGTAATAAACGTAGCCCGAGATTTGACGTTCCGTTCGTTTGGCGTGAAATTGATAAAGAAGAAGCAACCTCAATCGTTTTGACTCAAAGAATTTTTTCTTAATAGGATGTAAAATAAATAATCATGAAAAATAACCCAATATTTGGTGCAATGAGCCCCTTGGGTCCAAGGGGTCCAATCGGTCCAAGCGGTCCAAGTAGATCAGTTTTTTCTGGTGTTACCGGAATGAGTATGTCAAAACCATTTATATTATTACAAAGTGATAATATAAATGGTGTGTTTTTGAGATTAAATAAACAAGATGATTTTATAATAGAGGCTGTCTTTGCTGATGTTAATTTTGATTCTGTAATTCCTGTAGCTAAAGTATTAGACGATTTTATTTCGTTTAATAGTAAACCAACATATATGAGGCTGTCTGATAAATACTCTCCGGAACACATGTTAGCTCAATGTATTCTTGAAATAACAAAGAGTTCTATTAAATTTGAATTTGATCATGATGTATTAAATGTCATTAAGCAATTTTTAAAAGATGTATTTGATGTCATTAAAACTCACGAAATAGTAAGCGAATGACTTCATATAGAACAATAGAAAATCAACAGAGAATTTTAGACGCTCTTGATCACGCAAAACTTGAAATTGAAAATTTTAGTAAGCGAATAAGATCTGAGGCATACCCAAATACGATCTCACAACCAAATACGATCTCACAATTGAATGAATTACTACGTAATTCTCAACAACATGGACGTGAATTGTTGAAAATACTTATCGAAATAGAAAAGAATTCACAATTCTAAAAGTTCTTTTGTTTTCATCAAGTCTTTCATTTTTGTTTCCATATCTTCAACTTTGATTTCTTTAAAATTAAATTGATTCTTCGGTCTTTTTATATCCCATCCAGATTTTACAGCTTGTTTTATAATTATTGACACTACTTCTGGTGTTACTGAAAAATCACGTTTCCAACTAATTTTTAATTTACAAATGTTTCTCATGTTATCATTGTCAACCCAAATCAAAAGCACGCCACCAAGTCTATCTTCATTGTCACCGTTCCAAACAGAACGTTCCCATTTACACGCTAATTTCCATTTGAATTGAACACTATCAACAGTTATTTTTCTACCACTTCTCGGTACGCCCATATCGTAAATTACATTTCTTGTTTGTATATTTTCTTATGACTCTCGAAGAGTTTTGTATCAAATATGGGGATGTGTCGTTCGGCTGTATACGAAGTGCTTGGCATACTAATAATTCTAAGCCTTCTCATGTAATGTATTCAAAGTCTTTGTTGGATTTTTTCCATTCAGTTGATGGTAACATAAAAGTTATTTGTTCAGATTGCATTTATAATTTGATGCCGCATTATGCTGCAGTTTCTAGTAGACCAATTAAAAAACATGAAAGCGTCGGTCGTATGACTAACCTTGCCGTAGACACAATGTTCATCCCGATAGAAGACATCTCAGAAGACTATCTAAAAACAATATCGGTTTTAGAATCATGAATGACAAAAAAATTGGTTTTTTCGCATATGAAGAAATTAGTACAGATGGATTTAAACGTTCCATGATAATTCCTAAAATAATGTTACGCAGAGATCTACCTGTTTATTCAGATCTCTCGATTTGTTTAGTTTTGGTTTTGACAAATAAATTTGAAATAATTGTTGTTAAATCTGATGTACATGAAATAGAATTTTATGAGATCAAGAAATTGTCTGTTGCTGAAATCAAAGATCGCAAAGTTTTGTTTATAAATTATAATGGCAAAGTTAGTCAAAACGCCTATTCAGACATTTTAGCATCTGAAATCGCTGAAATAACAAATAGAAGAGTTATTTTTGATGAAATTTTTTATTCTAAATTCATGGAAGATTCTTTTGATTTTATTGCGACTCATGAAGTTGTTCTTGGTTGAACAATGAAATTACTTCGTTTAGTTCTTCTTTTGTTATTTTGACTTTCAATTTTTTACCATTTGGTAGTTCTAAACATAATGTTGCTCTGTAAGTATCATTTTGCGGATTTAGTTCTATGATTTTTTCTGAATAAGGACTATAGACTTTTTCGACATCTTTTGTTTCTGAGTATCCAATTATTTTAACGTTTAACATTATCAACTTTACGTTTTCTAATCAATTCTTTCCTAATCTTTAAATCTAAATCTGAGCCACATTTATCACAGGCCCCGAATTTATCTGAACACTCATTGCACAGCATTGGCACGGCTGTGCAGGAGTGCATATCAGTTTTGCTACAACCTAAACATGTCCATTCAGTAAAAGCTTGGCCGGCTACGGAAGGCCCTCTTAAATAAAAACATGCTAGACATTTCCTTTGTTTCAATCTTTCGCTCATGCGTGCGTCAGTTTTAAATTCTTGTACCCCACGTACAAGTCTTTCTGATGTGGACTTTGCCCATGATGTTCTAAGTTGTAAACTCTGAAGATCAAACGTCATGTTGTAAAATACAACATGAGTGATGCAATGTACGAAGCTTGGAAAGCTAAATGCAACGATATTAGTTTTCTTGAATCTCGTGGATGGAAAAAAGATGATTGGTTTTGGATTGACCCAATAACTTTAAATAAGTATCTAATGAGTAATGCTGTTCAAATTCAGCTCGAACGTGAAGACCACGCAAAAGATGTGGTCGAATCTTGAGGTATAGTTATTATGGATGGATCAAAATTAAAAACACCAATTTATGTACCATCTAAGAAAGAATTTGACTGTAAAAATTACCAAATTGAAGAATATGGTGACAATAAAATTTATAACGGATTCGTAGACTTTATGACAGATAAGCCATCTGAATCTTTAAATAGCTCGAACATAAAAGAAATTTGTGTTGATGAAGCAGTTAAAGAAGTTGTAGAAGGTTAAGTTATTGGCGTAGACCCATTCCACGGTGCAACTAAATCACCCACAATGATGTAATCATTCGTTGAGTTTATTGATATGACTTTAGTTATTGACATTGATCCTGATGATCCGTGAAAATAACTATTCCATCTCAACATAGACCCAATTCCTTTATACCCGGCAGGAGACCCTAAAGCTGATCTCCTGGCATAAATCATAGGAAGCAGGTCTTCTTGTCTTGTGTTTGCATTTAACCCTAAATTGTTTACAAACGTTGTTGTTGTGTCAGATGGAAATCCTGGTGCTATACTAACAAAACCTTGTATAGATGTTCCTTTCCCAAGCCAACCTTTTATTATAGATGTTGCAGATGATATGTTTGATGAAGTTGGATTTGTTGCGTTGCCGCCCATTACATATGGGTCTGGGTCTGATTGCGGATAAGTGTTTGCCTGCATTCGTTCTAAATACCAAGTAGTAGATGATACAGTTGTGTTTGAGTTGGCTGGAGTCAGTACTACAAACACGTACCCTTCGTTTTCTCCGCCTGCTATAATGTTAGCTTTATATGTTCCATTTGCTGCAAATAATGCAGCGAAGCTTGGTGCCGCGTCTGTTCCGCCACCAGTAACGTATTGTTCGTCTGTGGCGCTTGGGGTTTGTGTGGCGCTTGGTGATCCGCCTGTGAACCCAGCTGAATAACTATATTTCATTCTTAGGCTAGTGTCAGTTCCCAAGCCACGTTGAAAAATGAATTCGCGTGTAACCCCGTCCATTAACGGCATGCGTATTCGAAACCAAGCAGAGTTGTTACCATAACCTCCGGACCCAGAACTTCCCGATGTTATTTGATCACCAGATGAATTATAAGTGGTTCCATCACTTGAACTCATGACGGTCCACCCAGCTGTTTTTAGCAATTGCTTTAAACGGTAAACTACAATAGAACCTGTCGATGGTGATAAATTATGATCAAAAATATAGGCCATTACTCTTCAACTTCTATTGTATCTTGTATTACTATTGACGTTAAGTTTGGTGATGCTCCACTATATTGTCCTGTATATTGTGCACCTGTGTAGTCTGGGTCGTTTTTTACTGTCCACGTTCTGTATGTCGGCGGTGATGTTGCTGCGTTCGCGTCAACGGCTCTCATACGAAAATATTTAACAGCAACTCTTCCACCAAACTTCAAATCATCACCAGGAACTGGTCCTATTGTTGCCAACAAAGACGTTGGTGATGAATAATTTGAGCCTGAAACAGCGGTTGCCATGTTATATTGTTGGTGTTGAACCGTCCCAAGGAACGACCACGTCTCCAACTACAATACGATCTCTAGTTGAACTAATTGTATATGTATCACCAGTCGTTCTAGTTGTGCTTGGATATCTTAACATTGATCCTATACCCATATAACCCGACGGAGCCCCTAATGCAGAACGTCGTGCATATAAGATTGGAAGCAAATCATCAATTCCTGTATACGAATTTGCTCCTAATGCTTTTTGCATTGTTGAAGTGTTATCCGTCATACTGTCAGCTGGTATAAACACGAACCCCTCACCAGCCAGCCCTTTTGCCAGCCAGCCTTTTGGACCAATTGTAGTTGACGTTATCTCTGAAACAGTTGGCGAACTATTAGCAAATTTCATAACATACGGTTCTACGTTTGATGTCGGAAATGAGCCTGTTGACATTCGTTCAATAAACATATAATTAGTTGGAGTACCGCCGCCATTCGGGAATCCAAAAGCGAAGAACACATACCCTTCTGCTGATCCGCCGGCTATTACGTTAAACCTATACCCAGCATCAGTTCCAAACAATGTTGAAAAGCTTGGTGCCGCGTCTGTTCCGCCACCAAATAATGTCTGTTCATCTGTTGCTGATGGAGTTTGTGTTGCTCCTGGTGATCCGCCCGTGAATCCAGCTGAATAACTATATTTTATGCGCCAAGCCACATTTGTTGTCCCCCTCTGAAAAGTGTATTCACGTGTAACCCCGTCTGTTGATGGCATGCGTATTCGAAACCAAGCAGAGTTGTTAGCCATGCCGTTAGCACCTGATGACCCTGATGTTATTTGATCACCAGATGAATTATAAGTGGTTCCATCACTTGAACTCATGACAGTCCACCCAGCTGTTTTTAGCAATTCTTTAAATGTATATATAGATACTGATCCAGTAGCTGGTGTATTATTGGTATTGTAACTATACGCCATTTTAATAAAATGGCAATTAGACGGCTATGACTATTGATCGGAATAATGATTGGGATAAGAAAATCGTAAATCAACTTAAACATTCAATTATGGTCGAAGAAGACAAAAAAAATACTTGAAGAATTAAATGATTTAGCATTTAGATTGTGTAAAAATGAAAATCATAAAGGATCAACCACTTGAAGAGTGTGAAGAAGATGAATGTAAGGCAAAGTTAGTTGTTGATTCTTAAATAATTTTTAACTTTTTCACATAAAGTTCCCAAACATTTATGTGGTTCTAGGATGAAATCTTGAAATTTGTTTTCGCTTATTTCAACTGTTAGCTTGTACGCATGTCCTAAAAAGTCAAAGTCTATTAATTTTGCATTCGGAATATCTGGTAGGTATATGCATGATGTATATAAATCTAAATCATTACATATTTGTATTATCGATTCGTTTTTTCCGCGTTTTGATTTCATTTCATTCAGCCCTTAGAACCACTCAATAACCCCAAAATCTTTTCCCATGAATTTGATCTGATTAGTTCATGTTCATTAACATTGTAAACTGTTGACCACAAAATCGCAACTTTACCCGGATCAATTTCTTACATTTGATGGTTTGTCGTCAATCATGTCAGCAACCAAAGAATTTTCATAAATAAACTCAACGGCTCGCTCGTGAAATTTAGCTAAAACGCCATCAACATTTATTCTTTTCATCCTGTTATGACCTGTCTTGTTTTTAATAGCTTTGCGCATTCACATTCATGGGAGCATATTCCGTTTTGATGTTCTGAATATTTGTGCAAACACGCAATACACAATTCTTCATTTATTTGTTTCACCAATTTCGTTAATTCAGATTTTACAAAATCTATAGTCTTATAAGTCGCGTCTTTAAAATTTATTTTGTCAAAACTTGGAATAACATCATCGCTATGTGCACAATCGAATCCTATCCACCACAATGAATTTTCTGAATGTTGGAAGCCACAAAATGTGAGTCCACCGTGTACGTTATAATGTATATTGTTGTACCCGCACTTGAAGTATGGATGGTATTCTGTTAGAGCTGCGTATCCGCAAAGATTGCCGAAACTGTCATTACGTGTTATTCTACATGGTACTCCATCAAATTCAAATTCTAACTTATCAGGTTCGTTGTCCCATGGTCCAGGCGGCAAATTCATTTTTGTCCGTAAATCTTAATAATTGTAATTTACATTAGGTTGTGTCCAAACTTAATAGAAATATGTTTATTTCGCATCTCGAACCGAAAGGTACAAGATGTCTTGTAGTATTTAAAAATAAACCAAGTACTGAAAATGTCAAAAGGTCTTTACAATCATTTTTTGATATGAAATTTGGCGGATTATTGCATGTTGAGAATATTGAATGCAAATCTATATATAGATTTATATTTAATGACACGGAACTCTATTCGGTAATATTGAAAGATAAAATGTTAAGAACTCGCCTATCGGCTGATTTTAATCTCGATTCTCCGTTTGTATATTATCTTAATGAATTGATATCTAGATTTATGTGCAATCGGTATAGTACCAAATTTTGTAATGATTACCCGGATCATGTCATGGATTCGTTTATCGAGTTCATAAAATATTTGAATGGTCACAAAATGGTTTTTAACTCAAGATTTTATCAGATGCTTGAAGAGCTGGCCAAAATTCCAGACCCGCTTTTATGGTGTGTTGAAGATAAACAAAAAATAAATGAACTTATGACCGAATATATAATTATATCATAATACGGTTTTTATTGAACGTTATGACAAATGAAACCATCAGAAGTTGTTAAGGCATTGAACAATATAGCTTCCGCTGTTGAAAGTTCTAAAAAACCAGACCGTAATTTAGTAGTGAATGACATAAAGCGCATCTTGGTCGCTCTTGATGAATGCAGTGTTGAAGAAAGTCAAGAGCAGACAGCTCTTCCACAGTCAAAGCCTGGCCAAGATATGGTTAGGGGTTTGCTTGAAAAAATGAATGATGCGTTTGAATCTGGTAATGAAGCAGAGTTTAAGAAAAATTATGAAGCTCTTGGACGTGCCGCAAAAGTTTGATTATAAACTAGACGGTATTTCTTCCAAAGATTGGTATGAAATATCAGTCTCTTGTGATTTTTTGTCAAAATTTAGTTTTGACTTAGATGTTGATCATTTCATCCAAGAATTAAGATTCGATGACGTCGATTACAGCTAATTGTTCGTTTATAAATTTGAACATTTTTTCTCCCAGTTTTGCCCGTTTTATTTCCAACAGATTTCTTGGTGCTATGCATTCGCAGATCATGTTTTCAGCATGATCAATTGCTTGTTTTGACTTCTTTGAAGTAAAAACTTTATAAATTCTAAAGATTTTTGGTTTGGTTGATTGTTTTTTATTCGCTGATTTTGTGAATGCTATTTCAGCGTTATTACCCACAAATACTATCCCAATTAATTTTGAATGTCTTCTGTGTATGATTTCATTATCTGTTGTCCAGACATTGGTTTCGATCCTTATTTCATATTTTGTTTTTCCTGGTGCCGGTCTATGTAGTACAGAACCAGACGTTCTTTCTTTTAACTCGAATTCCGGTTCTAAAGATTTTACAATATTTTGGTTCATTTGATATCATCCAGGCTTTTGATTATTTTGTCAAGTTTTTTATCGTAAATCTCGCTTCCTTCTATCAAAGTCTTTTTGTCGAAGAGAGATTTTAGTTGTATTGGTTCAGTAGCAAATGCCAATACTGACCCGTCTTTGCGTCTTAACGTCCATCTCCAAGGTGTCTTGTCTTCTTTTATTTTTCTAGCCCAAAACATGTTAAGTTCCTGATTCGTATTATTTTTAAGATGATTCAATTTCCTGAGTCTATAGAAGAACGCGAATCTTATATTTTACAATGTGTGAAGGATGGTAACTATCAGATTGAGTGGGTTCCTATTGTTTCAGTTGTTGGTCAACATAAAGCAAAATTTTGGGTTTCATCTGATGCATTAAAAATAGATGGTATACGTGTAAATGTCTCAGCTCATCTTGAACAACAAATAGCTGATATAGTTGGAGCATCACTTCTAACGGCTAAATTAGCTGATTTAATATTTGATCAGGCTCAAATTAGAATAACCCCAATTACTAGGTCAATAACAGCGTCTACTAAAATTATGGTAGAACAAAGCCAGGCAATTGATAATTTGTTGTCAAAACAATCAAATTATACCGGTCATGAACTTGTATCAACCGTAGGAAAACATTGGTGCATTGACCAAATTTTGTCACAGAAGCCTAATCGTGCAGTTAATTATGGGTGGCATTTTACTGGTAATGATTTTCATGGAATAAAGGGTGAAGTCTGTGCGTCTTTAACAAAAGATCCCATAACTGGCATGTATTATAGGGTTATACAAGGTCGTGGGACAGCTCATGATATGCATCATGTTGATTATTCACAAAATTGTGTTTTGGTTCTAAATGCATGTGTTGTTAATGACAATGAAGAAAAACTACAAAATATATTAAAAAGTAAAGAACTTGCTGAATTAGCTAGCCATCAAGGCGTAATGTCTGTGTTCAGACAGCCAGGCGTTCCTCAACTTGAGACAAACATTGTGGTTCTTCCAGAAACAACAATATATGGAGATGATAAATGAGAGTTCTTCGTGTTGGGTGTGTTGGCGATGACGTTCTAGTTTGGGAAGAATTTCTCAGGGGTCTTGGGTTTTATTGGTTGGAGGTTGATGGTAATTTTGATCAGGCAACTAAAGACGCCACCAAAGATTTCCAACGTGAAAACAATTTAGGTGATGATGGTGAAGTTGGTGGAGAAACACTTGGAAAAGCTTTAATGCTTGGGTTTAAAATTTTAGATGATAATAACTTAGACAAATCTGGGGCTAATTGGCCGCCAAAACCAAATTTTTCATCTTTAAACTATGCCGATCGTGAAAAAATGTTTGGACATATAGAATACAAATCAGCAAATGCTGTTTCTGATCCAGAAGCAATAATTATAACAAATGATTGGACAAAAAATAACATAGTAAGGGTTGAAATCCCACAGTTATCAAAAATACCAGGTATTTATCAAAACAACCAACTTGTTGGTAAAACTTCATCTGTTATAAGTGTTCATAAACTTGTGGTTGATCCGATGATAAAACTTTGGAAGGCTTGGGAAAAAGAAGGACTGCTTGATCTCGTTATTACTTGGTCAGGAATGTGGGTTCCTAGATTTGTACGCGGTTCAAGGTCAGTTTTGTCTAATCATGCGTACGGGACCGCATTCGATATAAATGCTCCGTGGAACGGTCTTAGAATGACTCCTGCTTTAGTTGGTAAGAAAGGGTCAGTCAGAGAGTTGGTTTCAATTGCCGCCGACAATGGGTTTTATTGGGGAGGTTGGTGGGACAGGTTGGACGGCATGCATTTTGAACTTGCAGTTTTGAATCAATAGTAAAAATCGTCCGGAACATCAAAATTTTCTTCATCTTTTTTCCTAGCTTCATCTGCTAATTCGTTTTGTTTACTATAAATAGCTTTACTTAGCGCTTTCTCTAATATTTTTGAGTCTTCTTTGTTTAGTATTTCTAATTCGTCTATAGCTAATATTTCATAGCCTTGAATTTCATAGCCTCCCACCCACCCAACGCTTTTATCTGGTTTGTCATAAAACCAATCAATATCAACAATAAATTCGTGAGTTTGATTTTCACGTATGTCTTCTTCTGGCACATTCATTAATTCTTGCATTGAATCAAAATATGGTTTTCCTGATATGTCTATTTGTTCTACGACTGTATGTAAGCTTCCTCCAAATGATAGAGGCTTCCATTTTTTGAACGGACCTTTTAACTCAATTGGTTGATTTGCTGTTTTTGCTATGTTATTTGCTATGTGTTTTAGTTTGCCCATTTATGTTTAAGGTTTATAAAATTTTCCTCATTGTAATATACTACATGTCTTCAGTTTGTTCAAATTGTGGTTTTAATTTAGACACTGGTGAATCAAATTTGGTCGGCAACCGTTTACACGAGCTTCAATTAGTATTGAATGAACTTGACATTGGATTTACTGGGCAGCTTGAGTCAACTCGTGTGCGTTTGTTTGTACGAAAGCTTAAACTGGAGCGCGATCAATGGAAATCTCGTGCGATATTAGCCGAGAATGAGTTGCTTAACTTACGTTCTAAATTATGAACAACATAATTAGAGATTTTTATGACGAGTTATTAAATAGAGATGTTGCTAACATAAAAATTTATGCCGATAGATTTTCGACCATAGTAGAAATATTGCGCGATTTAGCAGCTAAACACAGCGATTTGGATTGGAAATTTAATACAGCAGACTTGGAAAACGTTGTTGATGTTGAGTTTTATAGACCAGCGTGGTTTACTACAAGTAAATTTAAATTTAGGTTTCCGATTTGTCATTTTTGTCGTGATTTAATATATTGTGAAGACGTTGTTGAATCTTAGTTACTTTGTTTTTAATTAGTTTTAATTCACCATCTATTAAAATAAATGCCAACGTTCCATAAATAAACAATGGTATTAATATGTCTAATAGATGGTGAAAATCTTTATCTTTATCTTTATTCATTGTAATGTTTAACATGGATATTGATTCAATAAAAAACTATTTAAAGTCTGTTTCTAGTCTTCCTATCGCAGCCAAATTGCAGGCCATCCCTGGATGGCATTGTGCTTACCTTGAGGTAATTGATGGAAAGCCGCAGGTAATTATTTTCCAAATAAAAGAATGGGGCATGTTTCAAACTGGTCTTAGCCCAACTTCTCCTGAATCTTTAAATGGTTCAGACAACATTCCGATACAACATTTATTTGACAAGGCGTTGCCAAATTTGGTTCCGGTTCATCCAACAACTGGAAATCTGGTAAAATTAGATTCATTGATAGGATGCTATGGACCAGATGAAGGAAATGCTGAGATTGTTTTGAAGAAAGCTTTAGACCAAGTCAACAAAGTAAGCGAAATTTTTAATAAAATTGAAAAAGACAACTGACTTTTTTATGATAACGGCAAAATTAGATGCGTTATGTGTTTTGGTCCACAAAAAACGGAGTCGTGGAAAGAAATATGTTTTAAACATCCGGGTAAATGGGTAGCTTTAGAAAATGCTATAATTAACCACGATTTAAATATGCCAATGATAGGAACGGTTGTTGCTACAAACCCTGACCTGCAGGATCTGATGAATTTTCTTATAGAAAACTCTATCCATGGGTGTATTTTGCATAAGTGTAATTCATTACATTGACATGGCAAACATTGTAAAGTTAACCTGGTTAATTAATCAGCCGATCAGTGACACGTTCTCATTTATTGTTTTACATAGATCACAAAGGTTTAGATTATTGCTCAAAAGGACTAACTTGAACAAGTGTTTTGAAGTGGTTAAATCTTATCCAGATACTTTGAATGTAAATTCTGGTGAATTAGTATTGATGAATAACCAGAATTTACCGATTGCAACAGGTAGAATCCTGCCTTGATAAGTTTGCATCAACGATACGAGGACAAAATGGTAGAGGTAATAAGACAATCCGACAAAGATGAATCTGACTATACTCCGCTTGAAGATAAAGAGTTGCTTTTTGAGTTGCTTCAAGCTCTAACTGCTCATCCGAAAAACATAGACATTGACGAAAAAATAAATGGTCCAGATACGATATTAACTATATCTGTTCACCCAGAAGATTTGGCAAAAGTAATTGGTAGGCAAGGAAAGATGATAAAGGCTATTCAGCACGTATTTCAAGGTGTTGGAGCAGCAGACAAAAGAAAAGTATTTGTTAAACTAAACAATGGTGTTGTTGAACCAAAAAAGAGAATTCCTAGATCACGTAACTATGCATCAAGAATAATGGATAGTAGAGCTTAGGTCATGTTATGTTTTGGATATCATGGTATAGTACGCCATGATATCCAAAACAGATATTAAGTGGGGCGGCTACCTTCAGTATGAAGGTCCATATTTTTTAGGCAACCAAAACGGTAAATTTATACTTTCTGATAATCCGTCTGAAGATGAAAAAATAATAGCTGTTATTACAGCTACAGAAGGTGGTTCGTTTAACGCCGTTAACATGTATGATTCTGGAATTTGTTCGACTGGCATAATTCAGTGGATTGAATCTGGTCAATATTCTGTCAGTGACATGTTGTGCCAATTGGTTGATATAGATAGACAATTAATAAAACCGGTTGATGATTTATGTTCAACTATAAATTTGTCATTCAAGAAAAACCAAAAATCAAGATGCAGGTTTTTCTTTAACGATGTTCGTGGCGAAGTTGATCGTTTGGAAGAACAGCGTCAGATGTTCTTATTAAATAGTACTGGGAAAGTAGGAACATGGGATGATGATTCGACCGAATATGCAAAGCAATGGGTAATCAGTATTGCTTCTATTTTCGAAAATGAAATTGCTAAAAAAGAACAATTAAAATTTACGGCGAAGCGTTTGTCGTGGTTTTGTTTGCCATTTGCCAAAGGATTAATAAACCAAGCTCCAGATTCAAACATTGGTAGAGCATTTAAAGCTGCATATTTGAGTTTTGCAGCCAATAACCCGACAATTGCAAATAAACATCTTGAGGTTGGTGTAAAAAATAATCCATATCAAGCTTGGAGTATTGATTGGTTTATTTTTATTCTTAAAGAGTTAACATTTGGGCCTGGTATAACTATATATCCTGGCCGATATGATAAAATTAGACCTGTCATTGAAAAATTATATGGTATAAATCTGATTGATTTTTCGTCCGACTTAAAAAATTGGTCAAATAACATTGGTGAGGATAAATTTATTGATACTAAAGAGGTCCAGCAGATTTTGCTTAAACTTGGTTTTGACCTTGGTCCAAAACGTGATGATGGTGTACTTGGTGGAAAGACAAAACTTGCTATTTTGCTTTTTCAACAAATTAATGGCATAAATCAAACTGGCAATGTTGATGATAAGACTATATCAGCTCTTTTAGCATGTAGAGACGTAATAATTTCTGATTCATTTAAAGAAGACATAAAGAATATGGTTAAATTAAGTATGTCTAAGTTAGCAATTGAGGCTGTTCAAGAATCGACAGATAAACGAATGTAATATGTTAAAATGAACAAAGTTACAAGTATTTCATCTTCTTATGCTATCGATCTTCATAAATCTGGCGAAAGAACTTCACATTTTGTTTCTGCTACAATTGAGATCGATCCGTCAATCGAAATTGATGAAATACCAAAAACTCAATTAAATTTGAGTTATAGAGTTTCTGTCTCTGCTGTTTATGACGCTCTCATGAGAGGAGCATTGACTATAGATCAAGCAAATGAACGCATTAAAATTATGAAGGATAATTTTGAACAAATGTCTTCTCATTTTAACAAAACGTTCGATGTTAGCGAAAAGTAAAACGCCATGATTGATGATTTGTCATCAGAAAGATTGGAGCAGATACTAAATGAAATTTCAACTTACGAAGTTGGAATTGAACCAGACCCTACACAGCCGCATCTACAAAGTAAATACTTACACAAAATTTTGAGTTCATGTAGAAATTATTTAAATCGAGTTCAATATTATCTTGGTTTAGTCAGACAAAAAGAGAGAAATTTAAAATTAGAAGTTAAAGAATTAGAACTTGATATTGATTTCAAAAGTAAAAGGCTTTTGGCCGATGATGAAAGCGTACGTCGTATGCCAAACATACGAGATCGCGAAGCTATGGTAATTTATAAGCTCTCTGTTGAGCATAAAAATTTAAATGAGAAAAAATTAGAACTTCTTGATTTGGAAGAAACTGTTAAAATAATCAAACATAAATATGATCATTTGAGAAGTACCAACAATGACATAAGATTGCAAAGACAAATGGTAAAAGAAGAGCTTAATCCATTTGATGGTTCATATATCCCTCCAAGTGTGAATAAAGATGGGACTGTTCCTGGTGGTTTGCCACCAGTTGTTACTATAGCGAAGATTGATCCAACTGATTTATTGGATCCAAAATCTAGGCCTGAAGACATACCTGAACCAATAGACAAAGTTCATTTGTCTCAATTATCCGCATTCTATAACAGAACATCACAGTTGATTAACACATCTAAAACACAAAACAATCAAGATGAACAGAAATTACCAGAGATTCAACCTACAAACAACATAAACTATCGTTCGCTTTTGGAAGATTGAAATTACTAGCTATTGTTTAATTATTGATGTAAAGTGTTGCAGACCCGAAAAATGGGTCTATGTGCAAAGTAAATGTACTAGCAAGGTAAGGGCAAAATGAGTGATATAATGGATTTCGGATTTGATGACGGCAAGGTTATTAAGCAGACTGGCATAGAAAAATTTGTTCAAAACAAAAATGAAACCCATAGAGTTTCAGTTGTTTCATTCAAAACATTTCACGAATCGATTTTGGCTGATAAAACTAAAGAAAAAGGTTCAGCTTTAACCGACAAGGAAAAAGCTGAATTTATAGACAAAATTGACAAGAATTTGGCTGAAAAGTTAAACAAAAAACCTAATGAACTGACAGATGCAGATAGGCTTAATATAACAAAGCCAAAGTTTTCTGTGGCTTTCACACATTTCGGTGATGGTGTTGGTTTTATTCGTTGTTTGAGCGAATACAGCGGAACCACGCTTGTCAAACCCGAAATTTGTTGTCGGCAATTGGAAGATGCAGATCAGACAGTTGCGGTAGCAATTATGACATATCCTGTCGACGAAGATTTTGCAGTTGACGTTGAGACGTTTAAACGTAAAAAGCAAATTAACTTTTATGTTTGGCGTTTGAATTGGAAAAAATATAAGCAAGTTGAAGTTGCTTACAAAACGGCTCGCGAAGACAAGCAAGAAGTCATAGATTTGAAAGTTTCGTTAGATGGTGATGCAAAGTATCAAAAGCAAATGATTTCGAAGCTTGCTTCTGCGTATTGGGCTCGTGAAGACGTCGATCCAGAAATTAGACAGTGGGTTTTGGACCAAGGTTTGAGAGCCAGGAAATACACACCTGATCATCTTGGTTTTGCCATGAAGAAAGAAAATCTCATAGAGAGACTTGGAGGCGGTTCTTCACAACCTAAGCAAGAAGACGCACCGCAACTTCAATCATATAGTGCTTTGTTAAATGATTGATGAATAAAAGATAACGCCCGGAGCAAGATCACCTTGCTCCGGGCATCAACATGTTAACATTAGGGTTAGATCCAAGTTTACGCGCGTTTGGCTTTGCGATCTTTGATTCTTCTGCCAAACCAAACAGGAGAAGAATTGCCAGTGGATATGAAGGAACATTAACTTCAACTGTTCCAGTTGCGAGATTCATCCACTTTAGATCAATGGTAAATGATTTAATTATAAAATACAACGTTGATGCTGTCGGTATAGAAAGTCCGGCTTATTCAGGCGGTCCGTTTTCTGAGACTCATTTTGGTCTTATGATGTTCAGTTTAGAATCTGTGTTTGAACACAGAAAAGATTGTGTATTGTTTGACCCCGAAACCTTAAAGTTACTTGCCAAGATCGACCCTTCAAAAAGAAAAGGCAAGATGAACAAACTTGATATGCAAAAATTCGTGTCATTTGACACGAACGACCCAAAACTAATAAATAATAATGAAGCTGATGCTTACGTTTGTGCTAAGTTCACTTCTAGAATGATAATGTTGGCTGATAATGTTATACAACCAAGCGATTTAACACCTTCAGAATCTATTGTGTTTCTAGAACGTTCTAAGAATAGAAAGTTGCCGTCCGGTAAAAAATTAATGAAGCGTATAGCACATATTTTTAGGGAAAATAGTAGATTTTTTAGATTCAGTTCAGTTCCAATTGGTAGTGTGAATTTGCCTGATAAAAGAGATATAAACAAAAATCTGCTTAAATTTTTGGAACTGAATGAAGAAGCTGAAATTGGTGTTTAATTTTCTGATTTGATTGTAAATGAGATTAGAATGGCAAAATCTCAGATAAAATTGCATCCTAAGTTAGCCAGGTTTCTCGGAAATGTCGAGAAGCGTATGGAATTGAAAGATATAATTATAAACCCGTCATTCGAAGTTGGTTATATAAATACTGGAAGCACAATGTTGAATTTGCTGATTGGTGGTAGCCGATTAGCAAATGGTTCATTTGTTTGTCCTGGTTGGCCGAAAGGATCAATTTCTGAAATTATTGGTAGAGAGAGTTCCGGCAAAACTACAGTTGCTTTAACCGCTATGGCTCAGGCTTTGGCAATTGGTGGGTGCGGTTTATACGTTGATCTTGAATGCGCCGTAAAAGACCATTATGCTATGAAACTTGGTGTAGATTTTAGATCGCCAGAGCTTGGTGGTGATGGTAAAGCTGTAAGAGCTTCGCCACATACTTTTGAAGAGACTGAAGCAATTGTTACCGCCGCTGCTTTGCAGGGTATTGACATTATTGTAATAGATTCAGTTGCTGGTCTTGTGTCTAGGAGAGACATACACCGTGATCCGTCGAATCCTAAAGAAAAGCAAGGAATAGCCGAAGTACCGAGGTTGATGTCAGCGTGGATGCCAAAATTGCAACAAATTATAGCTAGAACAAAGACTTGTGTTATATTTACAAATCAAACCAGAGACAAAATCGGCTCAGTCGGCTATACTGAGGAATCAACAAAGAGTACGACTGGTGGAAACGCATTAAAATTTTGGGCGTCAATTAGAATGTGGCTAAAACCAAAAATGGCTACAAAAGCTAAACTTTTCAACCCACTATTGAATAAACATGAAGATGTTCAGATAGCAACTGATATTGAATGCAGAATGTATAAAAACAAAATTGACGCTAGGCAGGGGCATTCAGGATTAATAACGATTAGATATGGAGTTGGGATTGATGAATTGAGAACGTTAATGAATGTAGCCGAAGCTTATAACATAGTAAATACCTCTGGCAAAAAGAAAAAAGATAAAGATAAAGATGATAAAGATGATAAAGATAAAAAAAATTCTGAAAAAAGCATAGAGTACTCATTTAAATCTTCGTCGACTGGAAAATTGATAAGTGCTAAAGGTATAGAGAGATTTAGGATATCTCTGGTCAAGGAACCAGATGTTTTCGAAGATTTCAAAAGCATTTGCACAGAAAGAATTTTGCAAGGGTTTAGGCAAATTGATGATGAAGAACTTGCTAATCTAGTTGAAGGTGCTGAATTCAAGAGTATGGATGATGATAATGACGTTTATTTGGATGGTGATTTGCCTGATGAAATTGAAGCTGATGCAAACGAATTAGCGGAACTTGATGACAGCGTTGGTGTAGCGTCTGTAACAGTGGACATTTAATATGTCAGATTCAAACCTTAAACCAATAAACATTAAAATAAAATCTTTCCAATCAATAGAAGAACTTGAGTTCGAAATATATGGTTTTACGTGTATTACAGGCAGCTCAAACATAGGCAAAACGGCAATAATAAGAGCCATATCGTCATCTTTAAAAAATTCTTCTGTTGTTGGAATGGTTCGGTCAGACGAAAAATTTTGTTCTGTTGAATTTAAAACCGATGGCCTTGAATTTGTATGGGAAAAGGGCGACAAATATTCTGGGACATACAATTTAAATGGTAAAAAGTATGAAAAAATTGGGCAAGCTCAACTTCAGGAGTTGAAAGATTTTGGTTATGGGTCCGTTAAAGTTGGTTCCAAAGATGTTTATCCGTGGCATGCTTCGCAATTTGACCCAATATTCTTGTTAAATGATTCTGGGCCAGCCGTTACGGAATTCATATCTGATATATCAAGGTTAAATGTTTTACAAGATGCAATAACCATAAGTTTGAGAAGAAAGAAGAAAAACCTTGATAAAGTCAAATTAAAACAAGAAGATTTGAATAATTTGAAATCAAAATTGGACGGTCTTTCCAGTCTTGATGAAGTTGGCCAAATCTATGATGAATTATTAGAGCAGGCTGAATCAATCAAGTTATACGAAAATAGAATACTGGATGGTGAAAAATACTATGAACAGATCAATTCTAAGGCTAATTTAATAATAAAACTTAAACAATATGATAATGAGATACCATCTTCAGATGAAATTTCTAATAAGTTTTTTGAACTAAAAGAATTAGTAAAATATTGGGCTGCTTTAGAATCAAAAGCTAAACACGTACTTTCCATTATTGATGGTTCAAATATATCAATATCAGATCCGCCTATTGCTGAATTCAATATTTATTCTAAATTAAATAAATTGAAGTCAACTGAGTCATTGAAGACGATAATATCGAAACTTGAATCAGCAAAATCCATAAAATTGCCAAACATTAATTTTGACATAAGTAATATCAAACGCGGTTCAATGTTAAATTCGTCAATTACTGACATAAAAACAATTGTGGACAATCTTACGAATGAACTTAAAGTGATTTCAAGTCAAGAAGATGATCTGAACAATCAGTTAGAATTGATTCCAAAATGCCCGACTTGTAATAGGCCGGTTGGTCATACTGAAGTTCATGCTGCATAATATTTGGAAATCTTTGTTTGTTTGTCGTAAAATGTTATATGGTATTCGATTATGATATAAACAAGATAAATTCTGATGATAAAGGGCCGTCCGGATATTTAAGTATTAGGTTATCGTTTAATTCTTCTCGACGTATTAGAACAATCAAAATAATCGATGGTACTACTATCGACAACGTTATCCACGATTACGATTCGAATTGGCATGCTCTTCCAGAAATTAAAATTGCTGAGATAGTTGTAAATAAGTGTTTCAGCCAATTTCAAGATGGTAAATTTAATTTAAATGAATTTGATGTTGAGGGTCTTGATAAATTATTAAGGCACAGATGGTTTTGCTCTTTACTAGAAGAGCAAAACATCTCAGGTAAAATGAGCTTTGATGAAGCATTAAAGGCGATCGAAGAACACTATTCACATTGTATAATAAAATCATGATCGATGGTTTACTTTTAAAATCACTCAAAGATATGTCCGATCAAGAATTAATGGAATTGTTGGATTCCGTGTCTAACGAATTCAAAAGAAGGAATTCGTCTATAGGAAATTTTAAATTGAATGAGTCTGACTTAGCGACTGGCATGAAAACTTTAGTTGATTTAATTGAAAAAGGATTAAAGTCAAAATAATTGCATAAATGTTTCATCAATTCGGTCGCTCTTTATTCAAACAATTTTGTTGGATGGTTCAAATACTTTGGAACCCAGAAACTGGTGATTGTGATTTTTGTGACAAAAATTGTACTGTCAGATGGCTAACTTGTAGCCAAGATATGAATTATGCAATAGTTTGTTTGTGTTGTTGGAATTCTTTCCAAGATGAAAGCAATTTTATGCAAACCCATTGGAATGAGGATGAAGCTATAATATTTGAGATTGAAAATTCGACAACATCAAAGTTAGTTTGTACATCAGTATTGAATTGATGTAATGTTTTGGATGATTCCAAAACATTACATGTTTGCCTTTTCTGGTTATTCCGGAGTTGGCAAAGATGAATGTGTAAAACCTTTGGTTGAAAAACATAATGCCATCCACATAGGATTGGCAGACGTAGCAAAACGTCACGTGATGGATTTATATCAATTTACAGTTGATCAAATGTTTGGCCCGTCTGAGAACAGAAACAAATTAGACTCAAGGTACGGACTAACACCAAGGCATATTCTACAGGAGTATATGAGGATTATGCAAGACATGTATTCATATACTTGGATTGACAAAGGTCTATCAATTGCAATGGACATAGCCGATGTTGATATATTTAAAGACGATTATGTATTTAAATACAGTTATTCAAAGATAGTTGGTTTAATTTCTAGTCAAGAAAACATTTGTTACCCAATAAGTTCTCCAGTAATAACTGTTTTTTCTGACTTTAGACACTGGCATGACATAAAGCGCCCGTTGGTATTTAAATCTGATAAATTTATTCCGGTCTTAATTAGAATCAAGAGACCTTCAATACAAAAACCACCATTTGATCATAGATCTGAAATTGAGCAATCGACAATACCTGACTCTGAATTCAATTTCATCATAGACAATAATTTTGACGTACCATGTTTGCATTATCAGGTCGAAAAGGTAGTTTCTTATGTATTTGGGTTCGGAGTTCCTGAACAAACTATTAATAGTAATTCAATTGAATAGATTTTTGTTACAAAATATAAAATGTTAATATGCCAAATTTAACACCACCAAAGTTTGTTTTCGATTTTTTGAATGACAAGAATTTCAAAATTCTTGAAGATGACAAAGAAACAGGTAAGATTGTTGCTACATACCGTGGTGTAATTAAGTTAACCATTATCCCAGATGAAGTATTATACGAAGTTAAAGTTAATGCTAAAGATGACGCATCTGATTCAATAGAAGAAATAACCCATGATCCGCTCCGGACTCTTGTTGAGTTTATTGGGACTGGAGTTGGTGAAGAATTTCTTACTAAAATGACGTCTTTGAAACCAAAGACGGTTTCGAAAATATTGAGACAAATAGCTTCTGGTTTGATAGACAATAATTCAGTAAAAATACTTCGTCGTCTCGCCGTTTCTTTGACTCTTTTTGCGTTTCTTGATGTTTGTGCAAATAGAGTAGCTAAACGTCAGAACGAATTCGAAAAAACAACCATTGAAGGTCTGAAGAAACGTATGAAGGATAAAGGGTGGGACGTGTTTGAGGTTAACCCACTCCAAATTAATGTTGATATAGGTGACCAGTTTGAAGCTGAGATATTAATTGATACGCTTATTTGGGATTATAACTTAGAAGTTATTGGTGGTGATATAAGCGTATCTCAAAGAACTGATGACCCAGTAAAAGATATAATTAAATTTATGAGGAGAAAAGATATAAATGATATACTTAAAGAAGCTAAGCTGAAAATTGAAGAAACAAAAACGGTTGCTCCTAATTATGATAAACTAGGATAATTTTATGTAAATAACATTAATTTTTATGTAATATTGTTTATGAATCATGATTATACTTCGACTCACTACAATAAGACATGGGAATTTTTTGTTAGAGATGGATTATTAACTATTATTCCACACAAATTGGATAAAGAATATTTTGTAAACAAGATATATTCACATATTCAAAAGGTTGCTCGTAGAGAAATGTTCGATAAACCAAATATTTATTTTTTGGAATTGTTCCGTTTAAGTAGAATGGCGTATGAGCTTGTTTGTTTTGGCCGTATATCGAATATAACACGTGATGATCTTTACTCATTATGTAATATAGATACTGTCGGTATTGAACAGATGGGCAATATAAAGTTCAAATTTTATTTTGTGTTGGGTAATGACCCTAAACATTATCCAATTTTAGCAGATCAATCTGCAAAATCAATTCAAAACATAATTGAAGGTTGAGTATTGTTATCAATGCCGTCACAAGTACTTGAAATTATATGTTCTAAATGTCAAGTTAGTGAATACTGTCCCAAATCTGGATCGAGCCCACTAATCGTAAATAATAAATTGGCAAAATGCAGACTTATTGGTGGTTATGGTAGGGATCCTGTAGATCAATCAATTCTATCTGATGAAAGCAAAAAATTGTCTGAAAAAAATGGTCCATGTTTGACAATTGCAGAAATTCCTGAATTTGACGATTGTTCAAACATAATCAATTTCAAATTGACAAAAATATTCTCCCCACCCATAATACATGCTAGAGAAAATGTTCCGTGGCAATATGACATGTTATACCCAAAATCGTTTGATCCGAAAGTTTAGGAGCCAATCAGTTCATTAGTTTTTTCAATGTTTTTTGCTTCTTCGATACTTATATTTAATGCTATTTTGATAGCTGTTGGTTCGCCGCTGTCATCGTCATACTCGACTAATACTGGATAGAACCCATCACCAGATGTTTTGACGACAACTGCAGCCAGATTTCCGTTTGAAAATTTTAATTGATTTTTCTTGCAGGCTATTCCATATTCTAAATCTGGGTGTTTCTCTCTTTCTATACCAAATTTTTCATCCAATCTTTTTGCTCTTTTGTCTTCCCAATATTTACAATAACACGGATCAATCACCATTAACTGACCAGAGTCAACTGCAGCTACCCCAGCAAATTTGATTTTAGTCATTGATTAACTCCTGTGTTAGAAATTCATCTACTGTTGCAGTTTCCAAGAACAATTTTGTGTGCAAATTTCTTGGTTCTGTGCTGTTCCTTGGATTTACTATGCCACAACTGCACAAAACTTTGTCATCTGACTTTGGGCTTGTTAATATTTTTCCAGAATTTGGGCATACGTGCAAATCTGTAAATCCGATTATGAATCTTGTCCACGTGCCCATTTGTTCAAAATCTTGTGACATTTATTATTTTTCCTGGTGAGATTACAGGTTTTCTGTCTCTACATTGCTTACAACACCTCGATTTTACAGCATAAAGACCTTCACCATCCGTTTTGGTTAGAACGTAATGGCCGCAAGATAAAATCTCATGTATATAACTAAATCCATCACCTAGTCTAATTAAAGCTTCCCCTATAATTTCGTGTTTTGGTCCGTATTTTCTCATTTTAGTAATTCAGAAAAATTGCAGCGTCGAAGTCTTCTTTTGAACAAGGTTCCATTCTATTGGGCGCTATGTAATTTTCTTCGTCGGTAATTTTATCTTTATCATGTTCATTGCAATAACATAAAGGCCATTTCTTGTCGAAAATGTAAAAGTGAGTAGCCTGCTTCCCGCAGGCTTCTACTTTTTGTTCCGGAACAAAAACACACAGGCTGCTTCTGGCTTTGTTTACAATCTCAGCGCCATTTGGCGATCTGTCGATCGATCTCATAAATTATATTACAATAAAATAAAATGTATTTTCAAAATAGCCCAGGGTGCGGGGTTCGAACCCGCGCTTTCAGGGATCTAGAATCCCCAGCTCTGCCGACTGAGCTAACCCTGGATGTTAAATACAAAACCAGGGCCGAGGATAAAAGCCTCACCTCGGCCCCAGTTCAGAGATGTTATCTCTACACTTTTTAACGCATCTACAACGGTTTGGAGAGCTTTATCTCTGAGAGAGACGCGTCCTGCCTTTAGACGAGGCCCTGGCAACGGGCATAACCGTGATTTACGCAACCAGAAACCACACGGGACTCGGACTATCTGTCCTGTGCCCACTGCTGGTCTGTTGGGCATGCAGCTGGTTGCGCAAAATGCACTTTGGTTATATCCATTGCCAGGGCCGCTGGACTTGAACCAGCATACGTCAATTTGTTTCTCTCCTGGTCGATTAGGCACGTGTGCTGTTTTCTTATCTTAGGGTATCAGCTTTATCTTTTCCACACCTTGATGTGCCTCTTGCCAGTTGGGCTACCTCCACAGAATGTTTTTGTTTGGCGTGGAGGGCACGATTCGAACATGCACAGGGATCTCTCCCACATCAAGATGCTTCTCTGATCTTTATTCTGATTCTTATCTTATACCCTAGTCTTCAGATTACACTTGCAGGTATTCCCTGAAAATGTAATCCATGATTTTCTTGCCCACCTCTATTTTTGGTGCATCAACTGAATTTGCTTTTTCTCTTGCAAATTTTACCGCCTTTTGTAGTTTTTCAACTCTATTTTTTATTTTTGCTACTTCTTTTGCCTCTAAAGATCCAGAATATTTTATTGTTGTCCAATATCCGATCACTTCTTCTCTTGATTTTTCTGAGACTTGTGGTGGGTGTTTGTCATTTCCTTCAAATAAAACTAATGGATAAAAGACTTTCTCGGTTTTTGCAGTTTTAACAGCATTTTTATTTTTGTAACAATTTTGAGCTTCGTCAAAGACCCATTCTGTGTCGGCTGGAAGAACTGGTAAATTTGAAACTAACGTGTGTACGTCATCCAATTTCTTTTCAAGCCAAAGAAGAAAGGTTGCAGGAGCATCTTTTATCAAGATAGATCCGTCTTCCAATATAACATCAGCTTTTGCATCGCAATTTGCGAAATCACGTGTTGAGACTGTGTCATACAAATTCACTAGTATGTCAGAAGTCTTTCTTATTATGTCTGGGGTTCTGACTTGTAGCAATGTCTCTTCTGGTGTTAATTGTTCACCATTTTCTTTTGTTGGTTCATACGTTCTAGAAAGACCTGACAAAAGTTGTGTTTTTTGCAACAAATGATACAGTTCTGTCAGATCTTTTTGTATTTGTGTTCTTGTGCTGTTGTCAACGGCCAATATTTGATGGAGTTTTAAGGTTCTGTTTTGTCCATTAGTAGTCATCGTCGTTTGATCCTCTCTGTGTTTCGTTTGCATCCTCTGCCATTTTTAATCTTTCTTTATTTGAATATTCAAAATGCATTTGTATCGCACCTATAACTGATTCTTGTATACCGGCTTCTATCAAATTTTTTTCCCAATTCTTATAAGGTACACTTCCACTTATCCAATGTTTTTCTCCTACTCGAAAAACTGGTGGGTCTGTGTAAATTTTTCCAAACTCTGTTTCTAAGTACGGCCAGATTTCTAGCGGTGAGTCATTGCAGCAGCCGCAGTTGTACCTCTTATCGAATCTGTCAGCTTTTTCGTTTATGGTTTTAGAATAATAAGCTACTTTGTTCCAGCGACCAATGTGTTTTTTTATGTCTGGAAAATTTTTTTCTAATTTTTTAAGATGTTCGATCTCCTCTAATTTAGCAGCGGCTTCTTTTTCTGTCTTTGTTATTTCTTCAGAAATTGACATGTTACCCTCTAATTATTAACTGTGCTGAATCAAATGCTTTATTAATTCCGTCTGGTGTATGATCGAAAAATTTGTCTTCTATGTGTTTTCCATCTTTATACACAACGAGTTTTACTGGACCAGATTCAACCGCCCATTCTAAATCAAACGTATTGTGTTCATCTTCGTGTATACGTCTACACCATCTACGTTCTTGTTTCTTGAAATTTTGACACCAACCATCATAAGTTATGCCAATTGATTCATGACCTGATGGATTCAACCATTTTTCTTTTAGTTTTGATTTATATACTAAATACAATGGATCTGATGATCTAAACTCATTTTTCCAAAATTCAAATTCGTGGTTAGTTTTTTCTAAATGTTTACGTCGTTCTTTTTCAGAATCTGACATCCATTCGTCAATTAATATTAATTTGTTGTTTTCTCGTTTAAACGTTTTTATTGATTGTTTTGTTTGTTCATCATTTTCATCATTTTCTTCATTTGTGTTAAATGTTTTAATTGTTTCGCCATCTATTAATGGCCATTCATTATCTTCATAGATTGCCTCGTTAACCGTTTCATCTAATTCAATTTCTGGCCAACCTGACATTGGGTCAGAAAAATCGAAAAACCGAAATTCGTATGGGCATGCCCAGTGGCATCCGCATACCGTCAGAATGTTGCTTTTTTCGTCAAATTTATACTCAGCCCAACAGAATCCGTAACCTTCATCGGCTCCATTCGATGAATTGCTTCTATATTTTCCGGTTGACAACTCAACTATTGTTTGCCCCTGATAATCTTCACCGCATACAAGAAAATCGCCTTTTTGATGTCCCTCTATGAACAAAAACGGGAAAGAACTATAATTTCGTAATATCTCTGTTATTAACTCGTCGTTCTTATAAATTTTTCCCTTTGTGTAGTTCCACGAATTTTCTCCTGTTTTATGCCAAGTTATTACAAGTTTGTATTTCTTAGACGGACTTTCATAGCATTTTTCGTTCGTCTTTATTTCGTCTCTACACATCCAAGCTTTCCGCGCTTGTTTGTATTCGACCAACAATCCATCTTGAACTGACTTTAATAACTCTTCCGATTTTTCTTTGTACTTCTTGTAGAAATCTTTATCTTTGCCGCTTTTGGTATATGATTTCAAATAGTTTTCTTCATGGTCAATGTACGCCTGCAACTCAGGCGTCATATCGTTGAATACAAATTCGCTTTTTTGCATCTTTTTATCCTTCTTTTTGCTTATAATATTTATTAATCTTGATATACTCAGCATTGCATAATCTACGCTGAGTTTCTTTAAATAGAGAAACTGTGAGTTGTTCTTTGCCTTGGTCTGGCAGCAACTCACGTAATTAATTATTCTTTGAACCTATTGGAAAGTCATTTTCAACACCATCTTACATTCAAAACGTTACTTTGTCAATTATTTAGCAAAGTATTTGAAGTTTTTAATTTTACCCTTTGATGTTATCAATTTATCTTTTTTAAGTTTTGCCACTTGTGGTGCTACACTACCACGAGGAGTTCCCGGCCTAATTTTTTCAATGCCTTCTATTATCTGGCTCATTGAGCACCCTTGGTTACTCTTAATATATTTTAGAACTGCTTCTACTATTGATATTTTGTGTTTAATTCTTTTACTAGTTTTGATTTCACCGTTGGAAACAATGCCAGCCGTTTCTAATAGCATGTTAATTTGATCTAGCTCTTTTTGAAGAACCTCTCTTCTGTCTAAAAGTGCTTTTCTGACTGGCCAAATTAGTTGACTTAGATCCATAAATTGAAATTACATTCAAAGGTGTTCACCAACTATGCTTGGGTGTGTCGCTCTGCACCACTGCATTAATAATGGATATTTGTTTTTTGCTAGTTCATACATCTCGTATGCTACTTTTCGATAAGATTGATGCCCGTGCGGTTTTGTTCTTAATTCAACTATGTAATATAGTTCTTTTAAATCCATAACAAAGACTGACCTATGTAAATAACCAAGTGGTATCATATATTGATAATATTGACTATGTAAAATTTTGTCATCGCCATACGAATTAATCGATTCCATAGCTTGTACATATGATTCTTCAATATCTGTTCCAGACATGTCATCTGGTATTATGTAACCATAATTTATAGTTAATGGTTCTATGAATTGTTCACATCGCCTGTGTCTTTGTAAATCTCTGAATGATCCATAATCTGTCATTATGTCGAATGCTATTCTTATCGTTTTAAATAAGTCTGGTATCTCTTTATGTTCAGGTCTTGCTTCCATGAATTTTGAAAATGTATCAAAATCCATGCCATATACATCTTTTATTGACTTCATAAATCTTTTCTGTGTTTCTTCACTGTTTTCATTTTTCGAACAAAATGATTCATAAAAATCAACATACCAATTTGGATTTGTTATTTTGAATTTTGTACTTATATCACCAAGATGTTTTGTGTCTAATGAGTAATTGTCTGGTTCTGTGTGTCGTAATAGAACCGGGCATATTTTTTCTATTGCGTGTTGTGTTTTATCACCTATTTCTCTAAATTCAGAATTTTGGTGTCCTTTCATACTTGTTATCAAATTTCTTGCATCTCTCATGTTGATTACAGCTGCTAGATTTGTTCCAGTGCCGGCTGGAAGCAAATATCTTAGATTATCGAAAGTTCTTGCTTTAACAGAATTCTTTAACAGAATTTTTTCATCATTTGAATTATAACCCATTAGTTTTGCACATCGTTTTAGCATTTTTGAATGTAAAGATTCATATGTATCGTAAAATTTTTTAACGAATCTTTTCATTGTGTCTGAACAACCCGGCGGAGTAACAAAATTGTCTATACTAAATTTTTGATACCTTGTGCTCTTTTCTGAAAAGCCTGGTCTTTGCCAAGATTCTATGAATTTAGATGCTATTATTGATACATTTTCAAAGCAAACTGGTATGCACGCCAATTCTGCAACAGAGTTGTGACCATATTCAACAACCCATTTTTCTTGAAATTTTTCAGCCGATTCCAATGATATTGATTTGACTATTTCTTTTGCAGATTCTGATGATCTTGAATATTTAGCAAGAGTTGTTGCTTGTATCGCTGGTTCAAGGAACTTACCGTGTTCATCCATCAAACAAAATACTTCTATTTTGTTCATACTTATAGCTCCTTTTTCCACAACCATCTGGTTTTACCGTAATCCCAAATTTTTCTATATCCTTGTGAGGTTCTTAATTGAGTTTCTGTAATTGTTGTGTTTTTTGGTTTTCTTAGAGCTGACTTATTGAATCTTTTCATATTTAACACCCAATAATAATCTGGTTTTATGTGTCCGTCTAATTTAAACCCAATTTTTTGGTAAGTTTTGCCAGAAAACAATCGATTGTCCGAATATGTTACTATTGAATTCGGATTTTGGTCTTGTATGAATTTTCTTAATAATTTACTCCATATACCATGAATTTTTATATCAAAATCGCCGGCCATCCGTGATAGTTCAAATTCTGCATTTGTTGGTCTTGTTGGTTTCCTAAATGACATTGCTGCCACCAACTCATTATCTAAGAAAGCACCGTAATTATATTTTGAGTTGGTTGGACCTATATAATGAAATTTTTCATAAAATGCATTGATTGTTTTGTTGTCAATTTGTAATATTGAGCATTTGTTTGCTCTTGCTGTTTTAATGTTTTTTATTCCAAGACGATTAGATATTATATTTTTAAATATCAAATTTTTGTTTGCCCATTCGTCTTCATATATTACGATTAATTCGTTATTATTTTTTATTGCATTATTGAATTTTAACGCATCTCTTGATTTTGATTCTTGTTCCGAATGCCATTTTAGTCCGTGCATTTCTATGAGCAATTTTTTTGTTGGAATTGCAATGTCATATTTTAATTTGTTTAAATCATATTCGAGTTCTGAATTGACTCCGATCGAATTTAAAAATGAATTTACCTCAAAATTCATTTTTGATATTGATCCTGAAGAACATCCGCATGATAATGAAACTCCTCGTATTATGTCCGTTACAACGCATTCATAACGTCTTTTGCATAACCAACATTCAAACAATGTTTTTTTGCTCTTAGATTTTATATCTGATAATGGTATCGGGCCACCTTTCGGAAAATTTTCTTTCTTTAATGGAAATTTTAATTTTTCTAAATTTTCTTTATTTAAGAAGAACCAACTTCCAGAGACTTTTCTACATTTTCCGCAAGATTGGTTTCTGCCATTTGTCACAATGCAAATTTTTCTCGTAAATTTTTGTCCACAATCACAAATAAACCAACCCATGTCGTTGCTTTTTGGTTTCTTGTTCGCAATTTTTTCTGGATATAATGCTTTAACTTTTCCGAACTTTGTTGTGCCCCACCATTGTTTGTCTTTAATTGAACATGATCCGCAAATTTTCTGGTGTAAGTGAAACACTGCATAAGGTCTTAAAAGTTTTGTTTTTCCACATTTACACAAAAATGGTTCTTTTTTAATCGACTTAGTTTTTAATTTTAGTTTGTGCCCTACGTACGTAAAATTATTTATTTTGTCGCCATTTTTAATTATTATTTCATCGCATTTGCCACAAGAACTCTTATTTGGTTTGTAATGCTCAAACCTCTTTGAATAAACACTTCCGCATTTACATTTAAATTTGCAAACTTGAGAACTTTTTCTACTTAGGTTTTGCGGCGTTGATTCGTCTATGACCAATTCTGGTAGTTCTTCTTTCCATTGGTTTATTGGTTTTGTCTCATGATGTTTTATTTCTTTATATCTTGAACAACCACAACTTTCAACACCTTCTAACAGTGATTTTATTTTAATAGTTTTATGTGTTCCACAGTTACATATTGCCTTAATTAGATCAGATGATTTATTATCTTTTGTTATTTGTTGTAATAACTTAAGTTTGCCGAATGTGATTTGTTTTGTATTATGTATCCGAAATATATTGCATTTTCCACAAGATTTGTTGTTACCATCTTTGAATGACCTCCATCTTCGCTTGAATGTGTTGCCGCAATCACAAATAAATTCAACATATTTTGCATTTGATTTGTTGTCCGGTAATGTTTGGTTTTGGACAGGACGAATCATGGATTCTGATCAACTAAAATTAATACAGGAAAAAGTTAATAAAATAGGAATATTATATATTGAATCATTACACACATTTCCTACAGTTCCTAGTGACTTTAGGCCTTGGGTAGTCAAATTATCACCATCAGCTTTATATAATTGTAGCCTTCCTCTTAGGAAAAAATTACATTTGAAGACCCCCGAGGTAAAACTTATGAGTATTAAAAGATGGGTGACCACATCAATGTTAGGTATTGATTTACCCGATGGAGTATTTTTTTCAATTAAGCGGCGTGAAGATTTTGTTACTGAGCCTACCCCGCATTTGAAAAAAACCGAGTATACATTAGTTATGCTTCCGTATGGGAATGTTTGGAGTCAAATTAATAATGACACACCAATTACTGAAGAATGGTTGTTTTCTGATGCATCTAGCGGTAAATTAATTTTGGAAGAATTAATGATAAAGGACGCATTGAACCCAGTTGTTGGTTATTTCGAATCCTGTTATAAATATATGTTGGACAACCCCGAACAAATTGGCATCCATCTAAAACGAAAAAAGAATTTGGATCAAGAGATAAAGAAGACTAAGATTGAAATTATTCCTTGATTGTTACCCAAGTTAATGTCGATAGAATTCTTTCTGATTCTTCAGATTCAATTGATTTGCCATCAATAGATATTATTAATTTATTTAGTTTATCATGAATTAATTCAATTTTTGAAAATTTTTTTATTTCATGTACCCCAACGTATAATCTTATATCTTTATCGTTCGAAACAATTGTAACTGACCCGTTTTCAAAAACGCGCGGCTTGTTCATTAATTTATTACATTACTTTAGTTTTTTATGACAAATAACTATTAGCATGTTATTTTTGTTGTATCCGTATAGATTATCAAAAATAGCTTTTCGCATTCTTGTTGCTGCAAAAGTTGATGATTTGATATCAGCTAACCCTGATTTAGAAGATGAAATCAAACAATTGTCTGAATCAGATCCATCTAAAAAGGGTAAATATTTAGAATGGTCTGTTAAACAATTAAAACAAAAAGCAAAATTAGAAGATCTCATCCCAACTGTTGAGGCATTTCATAAAAATCAACAGAGATTAGATAAGAAAGATATTAATCAATATAAATCATTGAAGGAACTTGAAAACACTATTAAAGATTTGCCTGAGTCCAAAACTAAACAGAAAGAACGTATCAAATCCGAAGGTGCTACTAAACTTTGGGAAAGTGATACGCACGTTTTATTTAGAATTGATACCCGTGATGCGTGTATACAATATGGTAAAGGCACCAAATGGTGCATAACAATGAGAGCCCATCATTACTGGGAATCATATAAGGGTGGCAATAGTGTTTTTTATTTTTTGATAGACAAACGAGCTGAAGAAGAAGGTCAGAAAGAAAACGTTGATTTTCGCGATGTTAAAACTCCAAAAGAGTTTTCAAAAATTGCTTGGGACGTTCGTAGAGGTATTGATAACGAAGTTGAGCGTGTCACAATTTTCAATGCTAGAGATAAAGTTATAACTAGACAGTCCATACCTGGAATACCAGAATTTAGTCATATCAACCAAATTGTTTTAGAAGATGCGCCAAATGCTCCAGATGGTCCTATAGTTTCGCTTAAGAAAGGGACGATTTCACCTAGTGATGCCAGACACTATTTTATGTCTTTAGATGATGAAGGGTTGTCACCAATTATACCTTATATAGAACCAAAAGAAGAACTTGATAAACCAATATTAGATAGAGTACTGAAAGGAGATTTATCTGACAGTCTCGTTTATCATATGACTAACAAAATTTGTTCTAAGTCACCGGAATTAGATGACATTCTTATTGATCTAAGCAAGAAAAATTATCCTGTAAATTTTGATTTAATGAACGATGGTCCGCAATTTGACGAATTAATAAGGTTTTATCTTGAACGCAATCCAGAATTTTTTGCTGGTAATTATCATGGAGTTGGTTGGTCAAAACCTGCAATTGATTTGATAAATAGAATAAGTGACCCAAAATTTCGTAAAGAATTAAGTGATGCTAATGAACATATTGTTATTGAAAGGGCAACATTAAACGAAGAACAAATAAAAGAATACTCAAATAGTGAAAATCCAAATATTAGAAAATCAATTTTGATAAATTTGTTTAGTAAACCTGATGAAGTAAATTTTAATTTGATTTGGAATTTATTAAAAGATCCAGATGTTGATGTTAGAAAAGCTTTTGCTGAAGGATTGAAACGTTGGCTACGTGGGCAACATAGTGGCTTGTACAAAAAAGCTGTTATTGAATTGTTAAATGACCCAGATGATGAAGTTGTGGCAGAAGTTGCAAAAGTTAATTTAAAGGAAATTGATGACAAGTTATTGAATAAATTGATAAATCATCCGAATGAAAAAGTTAGAGCAAGTATTCAATCAAATTCTTCAGTTCCTGAAAAATTAAAGCCATTATCTGATAGTTCTAAATTTGTTAGAAAAGCAATAATTATAAATCGTAGTGTAAGTAGAGAACAGTTAGATGAATTTTCTAAAAGTAGTGATGTGGACAAAAAATGTTTTGTTCTTGAATATATAAAAAGAAAAGGCTTGCCTGGAGTTCACAGTTTCTCAAGTTCCGGCAGAAAAGAAACGCGCGAATTTGTGCAACGTTTTCTTAACGACGAAAATGAACAGATCAGATTACTTGCTAACAGCGTTATGATGAACTATGGTGGAAAGTACGATGAAACTGGGTTTGATAAATCTGATGATCCAAATGATGTAATCGCATGGATCGGTAGTAACGAAGAACGTGCTAAATTAGAAAATTTTCCGAATCTTGAAGATGATGGCATTGAGCATGTTAAAAGGCATGCTTCTGTTGTTATTAAACTGCATGAATTAATGCGATATTTTGATGGTAAAGCAGAAGCTCCTAAACTAGGTTATGGAGTTGAACAACAGGTTGTCAGGCTTCTTCCTAAAGAATACGCGCATAAGGTTCTTGAAAAAATTGAGTTGTTTGATGAAAAAAATACGGTTTTAGGTCTTATACTCGGTAAAATTGATAAAAAATTCTATCCTGATGTTTTTGAAAAGCTTGATTTCTCAAAATGGTATGCTGACGTGGTAAATAAAATATTTAAGAAGGTTGACCAAGATTTTCTCTTGAAACACATTGATAGTAATAAACATGGCGTGAGAATGGCTGTTGCTAGAAATATTGATGAATCGCATTTACCAAAATTAATTGATGATTCAGATTCAAATATTAGACGGATCGTGGCTGAAAGAATAGACCCGTCACATCTTGAAGAAATGTTAAAAGACCCGAACCCTGGTGTTAGATGGGCGGTTTCAAAACGAATTCCATATGAACATCTTGAAAAAATGTTAAGAGACAGAAGTTCACGTGTACGAGCTACGGTCAAATTCCGTCTTCAGAATGAGAAAGGCAAAGAAACAAAAACTTCATCTAACATAGAATTGATAGCTAATGTTATTGCTTTTGCATAGAATTGATTCTTTTCGATCTTCGTGTTACGATTGTATGTGTTACTTGAAAATAAAAATTTAGATGATTTTGGATATAAAATTCCACCGACAATTTGGTTCGGGTCTAGCAAACAAAAAAGAAAAACTTGGGCGAAATGTGAGTTATGTGATAGAGAATCAATAGTTACCTATTATAATTATTTACAAAACAAAAAGAAAAATGGCATTTATTCATGTATGAAGTGCACATTTAATACCGACGAAGCAAAATTGCAAAGGTCTAAGCAGTCAAAACAGGCGTGGAAGAACAAATCGTACCGAAAATGTCAAATTGATAGAATCAACAAATTATTTAAATCTGAAGAACATAAAAAATTAGTTTCTGAACGAAACAAAAGTGAATACAAAATTGACCCCGGTAAGTATTTGAGAGAGAAAGTATACGCATTGCACACAGAGAAGGCTAGAAAGAATCACAAAAAAGCTGTAAATAAACAAAAATACAAAGATTTGCACAGAGAGCTTGCAAAAAACAGATTTAAAAATGATGAATATAAAATCAAAATTGCAAAGGGTATTGAAAAATTTTATTCATCTGGAAATCGTTCTAGACCTGAGAAAATATTTGCTAACATTTTGAACAATCTCAATATAGAATATGAATCGGAAAGGGCAGTTGGTCCGTATAATTTTGATTTTTATTTACCAAAACATGACGCATTTATCGATGTTCAAGGTGAATATTGGCATAACCTCCCGCATAACTCTAAGAGAGATAAAGCCAAGCTGTCTTATTTAATGAAATCTTTTCCAAATTCTAAACTAATCTATATCTGGGAGAATGAATTATTGTCGACTGGAAAGGTTGCTGAAAAACTAAAAAATCAGTTAAAATTATCAATCCAGTGTTTAGATGATTTCGATATCAGGTCTGTTAAAGTTAGAATCTGTCAAATATCGGATTCGGAGATCTTTTTAAGGACGTGGCATTATGCTCAAGAAGGCAAAAAGCCAAAATTTGTGATTGGTGCATATTTAGAAAGTGAATTAATAGCTGTTTGCAAGTTTTCTCCGCTTTCTAGGAAGGAAACTGCATTATCTTCTGGATATACAACCAAAGAAATTTTCGAACTTGACCGTTTTTGCATCAGCCCAAATCGTCATAAGAAAAATTTTGCAACTTGGTTTTTGTCTAGATGTACCAAAATGTTTTTGAATGAATTCAAAAATGTAAAAGCCGTTGTTTCATTTGCTGACACAACGTATGGGCATGTTGGTACAATATACAAAGCCGCCAATTGGGTTCTAGTTTCAACTGTTAAACCTGACTATGTTTATGTTGATTCTAATGGATGGATGATGCACAAGAAGACATTATATAACCATGCAAGGTCGTGCAAGATGAAAGAAAGTAGTTATGCTGAAAAACATAACTACAAGAAAGTTTTTGGGAAAGAGAAACTAAAGTTTCTGTTTACAAGATAGAAATGATGTCTTCGTGTCGCGGTCCAGTTCCAACAAGAACGACTGGTAAATCAGAAACTTCTTCGACTTTTGAAATAAAAGACCGACTTTCACTTGAAAGTCGATCGAACGCTTCTTTTCCGCCTTTTAGACCAGCATCTTTCCAATTTATGTATTGGATAAAATTCACACAGATCTTAGTCACTCCGTTTGTTTGAACAGCATCTCGAAGTCCGATCCAACTAAATGTAGCAACTCTTCTAAGTCTTTTTGTAACTGTTGTCAACTCGCGTTCTCTTAATTTTTGTATTTCTTCTTCTGGCATGCCAGCGTTTTTTCCGACCTCTTCCCAGGTTAATTCTTTTGAATCTGGATAGAAATCACCAGAGTATCCTTTTTGAACCCCATCCTCTATAACATTTCCTACCCTTATCGGAAATGATCTTAAATTCAAATAAACATCTCCAACCATTTGGGGCGGTATAGCCATGTAGTCCATTGCTGCTTGCAATGAACAGTTTCTTGATGTTGATTGTGGATAGTGAGATCCGTGATCAATTGATAAAGCGTATCCTTGGCTTCCTTCGTGTAACCATTGATTTCCTGATTTGATTATTGAATGAGTCAAATTTCTGAATTCCATCGCGTCAATTATACGAACTTTTTCGTAAAATTCATCAAGATAAGCGCTGAAAATTTTGAATTCTGAATTTGATTTAAATTCGTGTTCGATAAATTCATTTAAAGGCAATGTTCCTGCCAATTTAACATCTTTTTTTCTTAAAATTTTGTCTGCTATTGCCGTTGCTGTGCCCTGCATTGTTGATGCAATATGCTTTGTTGATTCTGCACCTTCACGTTCGCGCTTTGCGTGTTCTTCGGTCACAATTGATGCACGAGAGTGTATGAAAATTTCTGGTTTTTCTGTTTCAATCCATTCTTTACACAACTGTTTCCAAGTGAAACCAGAACCTGGTGATATGAAACACTTTATATCAACGCCTTTTGCTTTTTTTAAAATTGCGGCTGTTGGTATGGCCTTAGCAACGAATTTTATGTCATCAATTATTGCCGAGTGTCCGGCATTGGGATGATTAGCTGAAGATACGTGGTTGATGTTAAAGTGATCTGCAAGCCATGTTGACATCAAGCCTTTCCCGCTCGAACCCCAAGCTTGGTCCAACAATACGTTAAATCTGCCTTTTATCATTGGTTCCTCGTACGAAACAATACATCTGAAGTTTGATTATTTTGTTGATTTTTTTTCTATTGGTGAAATTCTTATTCTGTTAAATGTTTTCTTTATTTTTAATAAATCTTTTTCTTCCATATATTTTACTATCCTATAAGTTTCGTCTTTTGGTCCATTCAAAGCAACTTCAGTCGCTTTTTGTATTTCATCATTTGAGAATTCACGTTCCATCAAATTCAATTTTTTTCTTTTATTCAATCTATTTGCCCATTTTATGCCCAAATATCTTCTAACAGCTTTTTCAGACATAAATATTACTCTTATTTGTAAATCCGCTGGTATTTCACCTAATAAACGTAGAGAAGCTCTACAAACGTAATCGCATGCTAAAGCAAACGCTTCTTGTATTGATTCTGCTCTGATCAAAACGTGTGGTATTTTGTATTTGTTCGGTGCTACTATCCTCCATATCTTTATTTTGTTGTCGTTTATTTTTGTTAAATTTGATAACGTGTTTTTGCCATAACTTGGAAAAGCCAATTCTATTGCTGCTTCATAAATTTGATCGAATTTTGTTCTTCCTGCTTCTTCCGGCTTCTTCGGTATTTTTTCTATTAATTCAACCGGTATTGACTTTTTTTCTATCATTTTTGACAAAATTTGTTTCAATTGTTCATTTTCTTTTGATTTTCCGAATCTTTTGTTTAGAATTTCTTCTAATTTTTCTTCCAACAAAAATTTTTCTTTTTTGTTTAGTGTACTGTAGTATTTCACAATGATTTCACCATACTTTAAAACAATTATTATTTTTACTGATGTTCCTAGACATTATGAACTTCGAGTTTCAGATTGGCCATTATTGAATGAAGGTGATGTTGTAGAAATTGATGCTAATTTGCGCCATCCAAAACATTTGAACAAGAAAAGGATTGTTCAAGGTGAGTATGTTGTTACAAAAAAGAAATACAAACACATTTCAGTGCAATCAAGTTTAAATGGTTTTATTCAGTATTTAGAGCTTTCTCCATTTAAGAAATAAAATAATTTTGATTTGACAAAATTTGGTGCAAGTGCTTAGCTATTCGGCTTGAACGAGGTAATGACATGAAGTCACAATTAAAGTTTTTTGTTGCAATTGCAATTTTGCTTTTGTTTAACAATTCTCATGCACAAGATTCTAAAACGAACGCTGAGTCTTATTTTAAAGATGGACAATCGGCGGCTTCTGCAAAAAATTGGCAAACTGCAATAGACAACTACAAACGGTCTTTAGAATTAGAAGATAAAGCGATTGTCAGATATAACATGGCAGTCGCTTATTTTATGTTTAAAGACAATGAATCTGCAACAAAAAACTTTGACGTTTTCTTAGCGTCTACAGATGAGAGAGCATCTTCATTACACAAAGACGAAGCAAATAAATACCTTGCTGAACTTAAATTTAAAGAATCGTATTTTTGGATTTATCAAGTTCTTACTAAATTAAGGACCCCGGGGATGGTTTCGTATTATGAACATGCAAAAGAAAGCAAAGAAGATGCTAAAGACAGGTATGAGTCTATAGCTCTTGATCTTGCAAAAGTTGTTTATAATCCAAACTCTAAACCAATTTTCAATGGCAAATATGGAAGAGCCAGGACGGCCATGTTGATGATATCTGTGGCTTTTTTTGAATCTGGTTTTAGACGTGACATAGACTACGGTTTAGGAAAATTTGCTAGGGGCGATAAAGGCAAAAGTTGGTGTTTAATGCAAATGCACATTGGTAATGGTAAGACCCCAGAGGGTTGGTCTGGTCAAGATCTTGTGCAAGACCGTACAAAATGTTTTACAGCCGGGTTAAACGCAATGCGTAGGTCATTTAGTGCCTGCAGAAAGCAGGATACTTTGGATCGTCTTAGTGCGTATGCTACCGGGTCGTGTAAAGATAACCAGACTGAGTCACGATCTAGAGTCGGATTTGCTGTCACTTTAATTTCCAGATACAAAGTTTCAATCCTTGATAAAAATGCACAAGCTATTTTGTTTAAACAGAAGCCAGAGCAGATTGTTGAAAATAATCAGAAATACGCTTCAACTATTCAATAAGTGAAAATTTATGATTATTTGCCGTATATTGACAAAATGGCTCAGACTATGGTAGGGTAACACCACATCGTAAATTGGGCTTTGTGCCCAATACTCTGTAAGTCAGCAAATTATTTGCTGCATGGAGGTAAAGATGTTCCCGATTCAAATCCCGACGAACCAAGAATTTCTCAAACAATATTACGCGTGGACTCACGCAAAAGTTTCTAGACATTTTAAGCGTGACAAAGAACGAATGATGGACACCGTCCAAAATGTTCGTTTGCGTCTTTTGAGCAAAGACTTCATTGGTAGGTGGTTTTTTAAACATTTAACTGACGAACTTGTTGATCGTACTCAAGCTGAATCAATTCTTGGAGGGGCACCATTAACGTATATATCATATGTTTCGCCTGTTGAAGGAAAGAGATCTGACCAAAATTCTTTGTGGATGATATCTGATATTCTCAGATATGCAAAATTTGACTATTCTAGGTATTATTATTCACCACAAGGCCATACGATAGACACTGCTCGTGTTTTACGTCTTCTTGGTTATTCAGATGTTGACTTTGGCTCTTTGCAGTCTTTGTATAGGCAAGGCCGTTTGCTTCCTTCTGAAATGACTGAACATGTTTGTTCAGATGATCGCCATTCTTGTACTGGATGCAAACATGGCAAAGAGTTACTTTATTCTAAAGGATTAAGTTTGGCCCACAATTGGACTGATCTTTCCAATGCAGAAGAAGTGTTAAAATTGCGTTGGAATGACAATCAATTAAAGTTGTTTCTTCGTGACTGGAGAAGGTCAAATCTTGTTAAATCAGTTCCAAGATATATCATGAGGAAGACTAATCACGATGTAACAGCTGGATTACTAAAATATGCTCAAATGGTAATTGACAATGAAGTTGTAAACGATTTCAAGAGAATGTCTCGGTCAGATGACACGAGCATAATGATTTACAATAATGGTGTATCGCCTGAGTATTCAGATGATGAAATTGTATCTATAGAAAAAGGTGATGACGAAAATGGTCCTGATAGTATAACGAGATCTTTTAGAGATCCATCATCAATGATGGATTATGAAAGGTTGGAGAAACGCATTGATTTGATCAATTGTGTTGATAGGGCAAACCTTAGCCAAGATGAACATAACGTTTTGGTTGCAATAGATGTTTCTGATATTCCAATAAGAAAATATGCATCTAGTATTGGTGTATCATCAAATCGTGTCAACAAATTAAGAACATCAGCCATTAATAAACTTAGAAATTATAATCACAGCGATGAACACATAAATAGGTTGGCTCAAGAAGCTTGCAATAGGAATGGTTGTGATGTTCACAAATTATTAGGTGATGAATTGTTTGGAGCGCCAGTCAAAGCCAGGACCGATTTTTTTAATTCTTTAAATTCAATCGGAATGAGTCCGGAAGACATATCGTCAAGACTTTCTTATCCGATTGATAGAGTTGTAGCTGCATTGAATAGGGCAAAGCACAAACAAATTAGTTCTTAAATTGTTATTAAATAATTTCTATAAATGCCAAATTTTGATTCTATAGCAAAATCCGTATCATTTAATATAACTCCTGGGGTTAGGCTAGCTTACACAATAATCAGGCTAGCTCTTGATATTGAAGAAGGCTTCGGTAGGGCGATTATTGATATTTTAAAAAAACAATATCCAGATCAAACAGTTGACGCTCATCCACACCAAGTTGGTGGAAAGATGTTAGCCATAGCTAAGAAACAGCTTCAGTATAATGAAGCTGACGCTATGGATTCTGTTCAAGATTTTCTTACATACATTTCAACTGGGACTGAATTTGTAGAGGAAGAGACAGAAGACGGCGAAATCAGAACTATAAAGCGAAAAACTGCTGAGCCATGGAATTTTAGAAAAGATTTTGATTCTTGGAAAGAGGCTCTTGGTGCTATATATAGCAATATACGTCGTCGCAGTATAACGAAATCAAAGGAAAAATTTAGAAAAAAAGAAAAAGAGACTGGGATACAGGAAGCATTTGGCAGAAGGCCGGAAGGTGGGGGCGTTCCAGAGGGTGGTGAAGGTCGTATTCCGGATATTGATGAAAATGACATAAGTAAGGCTTTAGACGAAAGAGCCGCTGTTAAAGAATTTTATGATCAAATAGGTGATTACATACCGGCTTTAAGGTCTTCTTTGTCAGAAAACACCAGTAAATTGTTCGATTTGATTTTTATTGATGAAGTCGGAAGTTTTGGGTCAGACATTAAAGAAAATATGGGTCAGGCTTCAACTCTGAAAGAAAAGCACCCAGAGTTATATAAAGCTAACGAAAAACGATGGTCTGGATTTGTTGGTGATTTGAGAAAACAACTTTTGAGTGAAATACATAATTTTATAGAAAATAAACTTCCGATGGTTGACTATGAGACTTTGTATGAGTCATTTTTTTCTGATGTCTCACCGCGTGAAATTGAAAAAATTGAACGTAAGAAAATTGAAGAGCGTGAACTATATCAACGCGGCATTGATGAGAGAAAATTTGCTAGATTCAAATGGATGGAGCTACAAGGTCCGTTATCTCCACTTGATCAAAGATCATACGATAATTTGAAGAAAAAACTAAAAAAACAAGGTGTTAACGTTGATGCAATTCAACCTATGGAACCAAAATCTAAAGGTTCTGAAAGTGTTGAAGAGGCGATTTGACACTCGACGGTTCTTATTCAAACAAGAAACGAAACGGCAGACTTGTAAGACCAGCTACATTTGATTATGCTGTTAAAACGTTCCCATTGATGATTGTTTATTTAGCTCTTGGAAAATTAAACAATCACATAACTATTTCAAACAATTTGAATGGCAGAGAAATAGTAAGTGTTCATGTACCTCAACGTCAAGAGTTACAGTTTTTGTTATTGAGAGAAGATTTTGATATTTGTAAGAATATAGCTTTGAATTTATCTGTTCCTTTGTTTTCTTCTGACAAAATAGAAGATTTGATCAAACGAGCGCATGGTATGGTTAGTGAAGCATATCGGAACAGACCATGACAGTTGAAAATAAAATAAAAGATAAACCGATTTTGATGAAATGTCGCCGCGGTTCTGATAGATTAACCGCTGGTCAAACTTGCGATGGTATGTTTGTTAAGAAACATAATCAAGACGGTTCTACGGAGCAAAGGTACACGTGCGAGAAATGTAGATACACGTGGACAGTTGGCGTCGGTGGTGTGTTTCAGTATTAATGATTTTATTTTGCCCAGAATGCCAGAGTTCGTTACAACAACTTAGTAACGTTAACGCAGTTGTATGTTCAAATTGTGGAAAGTCATTCATCATAAAAATTGAATTTGTGGAAATAGATGGAAATTTTCGGCAACTTAGAGGCTCAGAATCAACTAATAAAGATTCTGTTGGAGAGCCCGACAAAAGTGGTGGCTTTAACGGGCCAGAGAGGTCTGGGTAAATTTTCATTTTCGAAAGATTTTGTAACATCAAATTTTTCTAATTCTGATATTTTCATTTCTGATACGTCAATAAATGAAATCAAAAATGCTTTAGAATTTTCTAAATTTTCACCTTTAGAGAGTGAAACTAGAATAATACTTATAAATGACGTTGATAAATTAAGTTTGCCAGCGCAAGATGCGTGTCTCAAAACTTTTGAAGACATGTCGTCAGAATCAATATTTATTTTAATATGCCACGATACTGGTTTACTATCTAGCGCATTTTCATCTAGAATCAGAAAAGAAATAAAATGGAGCATTTTAGACAAAGATGAAATTTTTAAATTTGCTTCTAAGTCAGTTGTCGACGACTTTTCAATAAATGTTTGTGATGGCAGACCAGGGTTATATGAAATTGTTTATGGTGATGAAAGACTCAGAAATTTTTTTGTTATTTTGAGAAAATTAATAACAAATAAACCTTCAAGGGTTGAAATGCCTGAAGCTATTTCTTTTTGCAAAAAAACTTATGCACCATACAGAGAAGCCATAGCACATATATGTTCAAAAGCTGTTAAAAGTTTGGATTTTAAACCTGAATTTTCTGATAATATTGAAAAGGTTTTGTTGTTTGCTTCTAGTTTGATTAAAACGAACGCTAGCATCGAATCGCATTGGGTTTCGTTGGTGTGTGATTTGATGTAACGTCAATAGCATTGTCGGATTTAATTATCATAAATGGTGATGATGAATTTCTGAAAGAAAGGGCTGCTTATGAATATACTGATGGATTCTTAGCCGACGAAATCTTAAAATTTGATTTTCCAGATGATGAACTTAAATACACAGAATTGTCGCAGTGTTATTTATCTGATAAAAGAACAGCATTCTTGATAAGAAATTCCGATAGAATACCTGAATTGCCAATTAATAACAGTTTGTTGATTGTTTTGTCAAAAGAAGACAAGAAATTAAACAGCAAAAGAGCGACTAAAACGATTGACATTCAAAAATTAAAATACAACAAGTATAAAAACGATTACATTAAGTGGATTCTTGATGAAGGTGAACGTCGTAAAATAAATCTAAACCGTGTTGTTGGTGCTCTTTTTGTGAACCATGGAACATGTCTTCGTAAACTTTCTTCTGAGATAGAGAAACTTTCTGTTGTAGCTGATCATGAGTCGCAAATGATTTCACCCGAAATGGCAAAATCAGTGATGTGTTCATCAATTGATTTCAGCCCATTTCTTTTAATTGATCTTGTGTTTGGTGGTGAGACAAAATCTGTTTCAGCTTTTGTCGACAAAATGAAGAAATCAAATTCACATGCTAGTGTCATTTATCCGTTATTAAACAAGCTCGTAGAAATCTTTCAATTTGATTCTGACATTAAATTGAATCGTGATTTTTTAATTAATGAGATTAATTTTTTTAAATCAATCGATCTAAAACTAAGAAAAGGTAATCATTCGGCTTTTGTTGATTTGGAACTCGGATTGCTAAGGTTGTCGGAGGAAATTAAGAATGTCAAGTCTCGGAACAGCGGTAATTGATAATGTTATTCCAATTCGTGAAGAATCGAATGGTAAATCAAAAATTGCTGAAGATATAGGGCGCTGGTCCAGAGTTTTTACTAAAGACAACATCCATCCATTTGATGAGATCAAATGGAAATTTGTTGACGCTTGCATAAAAAATTCAGATGGAAAGGTTATTTTTGAGCAAAAAAATGTTGAAGTTCCAGATTGGTGGGAGCAAAATTGCACAAATATAGTTGCAAGTAAATACTTCAGGTATGTTGGTGAAACGAAAGAATCATCTGTTAAACAAGTCTTTTTGCGTGTTGCAAAGACATTGAGAAAATGGGCAGATGAACAGGGCTATTTTAATACTGAACTTGACGCAAAGATTTACGAAGAAGAATTAATTTGGGCACTTCTTCACCAACTCGGGGCTTTTAACTCTCCGGTTTGGTTTAATTTAGGAATACCAGACAGAAAGCAAGCTGCCTCTGCATGTTTTATATCCGGTGTTGACGATACATTAGATTCCATTATGGAGTTTCAAAAATCAGAAGCAATTATATTTGCTGGCGGTTCTGGGTCTGGTGCTAATCTTTCTAGTTTAAGAAGTTCTTATGAAAAGTTATCAAGCGGTGCTTATGTGAGTGGACCGCTTGCTTGGATGCGCGGTCTTGATCAATATGCACAAGCTATGAAATCTGGAGGTTCTTGCCGGAATGCTGCAAAAATGGTTGTTTTGGATATTGACCATCCTGATATTTTGGAAACAAAAGACGGTAGACCAGGTTTTATTAAGTCCAAAGCTGTAGAAGAAAAACGTGCGCATGATTTGATTTTGAAATGTGGATACAGTAGAGATTATGATGATCCAAATGGTGCATATAAGAATGTTTTATATCAGAATGCTAATCATTCAGTCAGCATTTCTGATGAATTTATGCAGGCAGTTTTGAATGACGATGACTGGACGACGTTAGATTGCTCCGACAAACCAGTTAAGACTTACAAAGCAAAAGAATTGTGGAAAGAAATATCTGAAGCTGCTTGGTTATGTGCTGACCCTGGCGTCCAATTTAGTACAACATTAAATAAATGGCATACTGTTCCAAACAGTGGAAGAATACGATCAACGAATCCGTGTTTTGCTGCCGAGACGAAAATTGCAACCGAATTTGGACTTATTCAAATCGCCGACCTTTATGAACGCATCTTTGACGGAGATGTGAAAGTAGCCGTTCATCTTGGTGACCGTGTTGAGATGAGACCAGCTGTTGTCTTCCCGACTGGTGAAAATCCGCTTTTGTCTGTGAAGTTCAAGTCCGGAAGAGAACTTGTAGTTACTCCGAATCATAATTTTTTGCTTTCAGATGGAACAAAGAAGCCGGCGGCCGAATTGGTGGTAGGAGACCAGGTTGATATTCAGTGCGCTGAAGGTTCTTTTGGGAATTTCGACTGTGGTCTTTCTGATTCTGTTGAATGGTTCAAGATTGCTGGGTTTGTTGTTGGCGATGGGTGGATGACAGAGACTGTACGTCATTCTCGCAAACACACCGAAAAAGGATGGAAGTCTGATTTCCAACATGGCGAAATCGGAATGTGTTTCGGAAAGCATGACAAGGACATTCTATCGAAGATTTCGTCTTTTTTGCATAAACAGGAAATTCCATTTTCACTAAAAACTCAGAGTGGGTCTATTGGTGAATCACCTGATTATATGAGAATTCGTCGTATTGGTCTCTTTCGATCCATTGAGGCTATTGCTTGCCCTGCTGGATCTAGATCTTATAACAAGCGGATACAACCTGGTGTGTTTGAATCGCCTCGTCTGAATCAACTTGCATTCCTGTCTGGTCTTATATCAGCCGATGGGACCTTTCGTATGTCAGCGAAAGGTCACGGCGATAACATTCCGACGAGAGAATTAAGGCTTTCGAGTATGAGCCTTGGATTACTTCAGGATGTCCAGGCGATTTTGCTTAATATGGGCATCAAATCGACCATAATGCAGGATAGAAATTCTGCTTCTAGGTCCGGGAAGTTTACATATACATCAGCTTCTGGCGAGGTTTGTACGTACGATTCGAAACGGACGCTTCACGAGTTGGCTGTTTATGGGCATTCTCTCAGGAAATTGCGTGATGGCATGAAAGAAATTGGCGGTCTTTTGTCCGATCGCAAGCAGGCTCAATTGGATGATTTTCTTCCGGATGGTCATTCTGATCCAATTCATGACGTGTGGCACGACAGCGTAGCATCTGTTGATGATACTGGACGTGTCGAGTTGACTTACAATATGACCGAATTCACGACCCACACAATTATAGCTGAAGGTGTACGAATTCCACAGTGTAGCGAATTTGCGCATATTGACAACACTGCGTGCAATTTGTGTGCTTTGAATTTGACAAAATTTTTTGATGGTGGTGTTTTTAATTTTGAGAAATTTAAACAAGCTGTACGTGTTTTTGTGATTTCACAAAATTCAATTATTGAAAAAGCTGATTATCCGACCGATTTAATTACAAAAAATTCACATAAACTGCGCCCGATTGGATTAAATTATGGTGACCTTGGTTCATTGATTATGAGCCAAGGCTATAGTTATGATTCGAATGAAGGAAGAGTTATTGCTGCAAGAATGGCTAGTTTAATGACTGGTCTAGCTTATCAGGTATCAGCACAATTAGCCGCAAGAATTGGAACGTTTGCTGACTTTGAAAAAAATTGTGAAGATATGCTTTCAATAATGGAAAAACATCAACGGGCTGATGATGATATTTTGAGAAGGTGGTCTCTATCCTCTGACCCACTTGGTGATGATATTGTTAGTAAGAGTGCAGAAGTTTGGGAAGAAACAATACGTCTTGGTAAAAAATATGGGTATTCAATTTCTCAAGCAAGTCTTCAAGCCCCGCTTGGGACTGTGTCATTCTTGATGGGTATGAATACGACTGGAATAGAACCAGCGTTTTCTTTAGTTAGTTACAAGACATTAGTTGGCGGTGGCGTGTTAAAACTCGTTAATCAGGCCACAAAGGATGGTTTGAGAGCTTTAGGTTATACCGATGAAGAAACCGCTGTCATATCTAAATATATAGAAGATAATGACTGTATAGAGGGTGCGCCAGAATTCAAGAATGAACATTTGCATGTATTTGATTGTGCAATGCCATCTGGTGATTCAAGTAGATGTTTAGATCCAATGGCACATATAACAATGATGGCTGCTATACAGCCGTTAATTACTTGTGCTCAAAGCAAAACTGTCAATTTACCAAATAGTGCTACACCGCAAGATATATCAGACATTTATATGGAATCATGGAAACTTGGTTTGAAATGTGTATCTGTATACAGAGATGGTTCGAAATTATCACAGCCACTTGCTACAAAAGAACGAGTTGGTGAACAAAACGGAGCAATTGTGTTTTCTGATTCTGGTCCATCACCAATACAACAACGAAGGCGTCTTCCAGAGGATATAAGCGGACACCGTCATCGATTTGAAATTGACGGATATAAAGGTTATATACAAATGAATGAATATCCGGATGGAAAACTTGGTGAAGTATTTTTGAAATTGGGTAAGCCTGGTTCTACCATATCAGGATTGATTGACGGCTACACTCAACTTCTTTCGATTGCGCTTCAATATGGGGTGCCACTTGAGAAACTCATACGCAGTTTTGTCGATACTAGATTTGAACCGGCTGGTATGACAAGGAACCCAAAAATTCGTTTTGCTAAGAGTCTATATGATTATTTAATGAAATATCTTGATATTCGTTATTATAGTGGTGAAGTAACTGGCATAGCTTATAGACTCGAAGAACCAGATTCACAACCAGCGGCTTCAATCTCAAAGAATAGTGAATCTATTGCGCCTATTACCCAAATTGAACAAAATAATAAGAGAGATTTTAGTGGACCGCCATGTACAACATGCGGGTCATTGACAGTTAGAAATGGTAGTTGTTATTTGTGTAAATCGTGTGGGTCCACAAGTGGATGTTCTTAGTAGATAGAACTATATTTGACATGATTGTTACTGTGGTAAGTTTGCTCACTTGAACTTTCCGAAGAAAGACGAACAATTGGCCTGATTGGTATTATTTGATATGGAAATTGATAATGAACGTGATAGGTATGCGTATGGGTATGACGCCGGTCTAATTGTGGATGGTGTTGTTATTTTTAATGACGAACTAAAAAGACATGTTTTGGTTGATGATGAAGGCGTAATGTTTGATGTTCAGGCTTCGTTGTCGTCTATGGTCGGTAAAACTGTAAGAGTTACCTTGATTCCATTTGAATCAATGCAAAAATTGGCCGATATGGTGAAAAATTCTAATAAAACGTCTGTTATTGTTCCATCAGACGATTAATCATCAATGCGCTTTTCGATGAATGGTATTAAATCATTCCTTTTTGATATGAGAACTTTGCAATTTTTGTAAAGACTCAAATCTTTAAACATGGATAAATTGTGTAAAGAAATATTTGTTATCTCAACTCCACCTATATTTATTGGTTTTACAACTGCCACAGGTGAAACTCTGCCAGACGGTCCAACTTGCCATTTAATGTTAACAACTGTTGACACGCTTGTTGCTGGATCAAATTTCCAAGCAATTTGGCCAAGCGGTCTCATGTTTTTTTCACCCATTGATGCCTGATGTTGTAAATCATTTATTCTTATTACCATTCCATCTATTTCATATGGTATATTTTCTCTGTTAATTGATTCAAATGTTTGAATCATCATATCAATATCACCAACATTAACATTTGGTGTATCAAATCCTAAATTTGATAGTGTTTTGAATTGCTCTGCTTCTGTATTTAATTTTGGCCCAAACATCGTATATGCAAAGAAATGAAGGTTTTTACAATCTTCACCTTTGTTTTTCTTATCTCTTAATTTTCCAGCCGCTGTGTTTCTTGGATTTGCATATTCATCTGAATATTTTTCTTTGAAAATTGATTTTAACATAACCACTTCACCACGGACTGTTATGTCTTCATGTGCATTTATAATCCTTGGCACATTTGGTATCTTGATGGCATTTATTGTTATATTTTCGCCTTCGTAACCATCACCTCTTGATAAACATTTAGTAAGTTTTCCGTGTTCATATATCACTTCTAAACTTGAACCATCGATTTTGTGTGTAATAAGAAATTCTTTAGACTTTGTGTTTGAGCACCATTCAAAAAATTCATTTTTTGAATTTACCTTTTCGAGTGATCCCATTGGTATATTATGAGCAATTTTCTCCCATGGCGTATTAGATTGTATTTCTGCACCAATTGATATTATTTCTTCATTTAACGGGTCCAATTCTTGTAATCTTGACTTTAATGCGTCATATTCTAAATCTGATAGTATCGGATCTAAATTGTAATAAGCATTTCTGGCATTCTTTAATTTTTCTGACAGTTCCGTTATTTCACTCATGTAAAATAGTACGCTGAAATAATAGGCTCTTTGTTATTTTTTGATTTAGACACCGGAGTATAACATGAGTTCATTTGCTAAATCAGCTTTGGAAGTTAGAAATAATCTGGAAAAACTTGATATGAACAAGAAAATTTCTAGCCCATTTCATATTGTGGCTCAGGCTGTTCAAGAAAAGTTGTTAGTTGAAAGAGATGAAAATTGGCACAGAGTTAATAGTTATATTGCAGATATCTTAAAGGATATACATATGACGTTTGCAAAATTGGCCAGACTTCAAACTGATTTTGCTGGCAATGAACTCTCCACATTAGAGAATATTTCTGAAAGAGTTTTAGATCTTGGTAGGGATGTTTCTGAATTTTCTAGGGCTTTCTATAAAGGTGATTTAGACATAGTACCATCTGAAACTGTTTTTGGTGGTGGTGCAGAAGTTCAGCATTCCGAACTTGAATCGTCCGGACCTCCACCAGGGCCGCCCCCCGGCGCTTCTCCGCCACCTTCTTACGATGAGTTTGAAGCACCTGCTGAGGGTGCTGGTACTGAAGAAGAAACAGAAGAAGGGCCAAAAGAGGAAGAAAAAGAGCCTGAAGAATAAATGTACATTTATTAAGTGAATGAATACTTTCAAATACCTGATTTTTGCCCAGAATGCAATTCATCTTTAACGCAAGAAGGACAATTTTTATATTGTAGATCAAAAGCATGCCCATCTAAATTATCCGGGGCTGTTTCAGTTTGGGTTGAAAAGCTTGGACTTTTGTTTTGGGGTGATTCCCTTATAAATAAACTTACAGACCAGAATAACCCAAATGTGTCGTCTATTGCTGATTTATATAGACTAAGTATTGATGATATTTCTAAGTGTTGTTCTGGTAAAAAAGTTGCCGAAAAATGTTATAAACAATTACATGACCAAAAATCAGTACCATTACAATTATTATTATCAGCTTTGAATATTCAATTACTTGGTATAGCAACAGCAACAGACATAGTTAGCTGCGGTTTAAACACAGTTGATAAAGTTATTTCAGCCAGCATTGATGATTTTGCTAGAGTTCAAAATATAGGAAATAAGACAGCTGACATAATATACCATGGAATACAAGATAAGAAAGATATTATTATTGATTTGTCAACTGTATTGAACATCATTAGTGATGTTCCTGGCCCACTTTCTAATTTGTCATTTTGTATTACTGGTGCTTTAACTAAACCAAGAAAAACTGTCGAAAAGATAATAATGGATGCTGGTGGAATTGTGAAGGGAACTGTTGGTGTAGGGTTGTCATATCTCGTAACTAATGACAATAATACGACTTCTTCAAAAATGAAGAAAGCAACACAACATGGAGTTAGAGTCATATCCGAGTCTGATCTTTATTCTATGTGCGGTAGGAGCTGAATAACATTTATGTCTGATCAATCAGAGACAATAGTTGGTAATATTTCGTCTATTATCTTTCAGAAGAAAGATACTGGATTTCATATACTTAAAGTTGAACTTGATGGTAATAAAAAAACAGTAGATGTAAAGGGATCGTTCCCAGAAATTTTATTAAGTAAGGGACTTAAGGTTAGATTTAACGGTAAATATGTAGATCATCAAACTTATGGTAAACAACTTCATGCAACTTCATGCGAAGTTATACCAGAGAAGGGTAAAAATGGAATAGTGTCTTATTTAATTTCTAGTGTTCCATCTATTGGCATAATAACGGCGAATCGTTTGTATGATATATTTGGTGATGATCTTCCAAATGTTCTTGATTCAGACCCGGGAAAAATAAAAGCTCTTGATTTTTTAAAGAAAACACAAATTGATTCAATATTGAAAGAATGGTCAGAATCTTCTGAAAAAAGAACTGCAGCAATATTTCTTGGAGATTTGGGGTTAGGTCCATCTCAAATTAGATCTGTATTTAACAAATTTGGCGTTAACACAAATCTTGCTATTAGGAGTAACCCATATTTACTTGCTGATTGTTCTGGGATTGGGTTTTACACGGCTGATCAAGCCGCCAGAAAACTTGGTATTGGAGTTGATGATCCTAGAAGGATCAAAGCAATAATAATGTTTGCCTTGAATGAACTTTCAACAAGTGAAGGACATGTGTTTGCAACATCTGACCAAATAAAAAATTCTGTTAGCAAATTGTTTAAAAAACACAATCTTGAATTGTTCTCAAATGGTAACACAATTTCAGACCCAGTTTATTATCCAAATCTTCTTGATCTTGAAAAAGATGGTAGAATAGTATTGCACAATACATCAATTTACCAAAGTCATTCTTGGGAACAAGAAAACCAATCCTCTTATTCATTGGCTAAAATATTATCTAAACCAACTAGAAATCTTGGTGATCTTGAAGTATGTTTAAAAGAATTTGAGTCTTTGAATGATCTTGAGTTATCCGATGAACAAAAGCAAGCCTTTTACTTGTTGAAAAATTCAAAAGTTTGTGTCGTTTCTGGTTACCCAGGAACTGGTAAAACACTTTTAATGAGTTTATTTGTTTACTTATTTAAAAAGAATAAGTTAGATTTTACTCTCATGTCACCAACTGGCATAGCAGCTAAACGTCTTTCACAATTGACCAAAGAACCAGCGTACACAGTTCATAGGGCTCTTGGGTGCGGTAGAGACGGGGTTTGGGAATTTAATAAATATAATAAATATCGTGTTGATGCAGTGATTGTTGACGAAGTTAGTATGTTAGATTCATCAACATTTTATCATTTAGTTAGCGCACTTCCTGATAATGTTATATTAATTATGGTTGGTGATTCTGCGCAGCTTCCGTCAGTTGGCCCCGGAGCTGTTCTTAAAAGCTTATTTAGTTGTTCTGACGTTCCGCACATTAACTTAACTCGTATTTATAGGCAAGAAGGTGAATCAGGTATTATAAGGGCTGCACACCAAATTTTGAACGGTGGTCCAGTTGACATAGCGTTCCACGCTAAAAATGATTTTTTATTCTTCAAATTTAATCCATCTGATGTTGTTTGTGAACTACGTAAAATAACATCTGAATTAAAGGAAAAAGACGCCAATTTTCAAGTAATAGCACCAATGTATGACGGCGATCTCGGTGTTAATAATTTAAACACAGAACTTAGAAAAGTATTAAATTCTAATTTTATAAATGGAACGGCCGCCAAATTAAATCATGGTGAGTCAGATCTGTATGAAGGTGACAGAGTTATGATTATTAAAAATGATTACGACAGAATGGTATTTAATGGTGATGTTGGAAAAGTTCAAAAGATATCAATTAAAAAAGGAATAATTGAAATTAAAATATTTAATTGGTTTGATTCCGAATCGAATCCGCCAAAATATATTGATAGAATATTCAATTTTTCGATTGATGAAGCCAGACAAGTATTACGTGTTGCGTATGCTTGCACTGCTCATCGTTATCAAGGTTTAGAAGGTGATTATATTTTGTTGCCAATGACAATGTCTTACGGTCCGATGCTTTACAGGAATCTTGTATACACTGCCATAACCAGAGCAAAAAAGAAAGTGTTTTTGTTTGGTGACCCGAGAGCATTAGATGTTTCTGTATCAAACAATAAAGAAACAATTAGGAATACAAATTTATCGCAGTTTGTTAGTGACAAACTTAGAGAATTGAAAACTGAAGATGTGGTCGATGGATGAGTCTAAGCAAATCGTATTAATTTCTGTTTTCTGAACATAAATTCTATAGCGGAAATTCTTTTTTGAATAAGCTCTTGTGTTGTATCTTCAACACAAGATTGGTGATTTATGTCTGAAATTAGAATTATCACATCATCGGATGAGCATCTATGTGATCAAAATCCCGGGTTCAGGAAAGATAATTATAGAGATTCGATTCTTAAAAAATTAGAATGGCAAGGTGAATTTGCTAAAAAATTTAATGCCAATGTTTTTCTTAGGGGTGGCGACTTCTTTCATACAAAAGCAGCTAATAAAACATCACACGCCACCGTAGCTTTATCTGCTCAAATTCATCGTAATTATTCTTGCCCGGTATACTCAATTATAGGTAATCATGATATAACATATAATGATTGTGAAACTATATCACGTCAACCACTAGGTGTTCTTTTTGAAACCAACATTTTTAGATGTCTTAACACTGAAATCATAACATCAAAGACTCTTAAGGTTAGAGTTATTGGAATTTCTTATTCGTCTGATCTTACGGTAGAAAAGATTAATAGTATTTGTAAGAAACAGAAAGATGACGTTTATACAGTTGCATTCATACATGCACTTGCTGCATTTAGTCCAGAAGAGCGTATACAGAGATTTTTCAATGAAACAATTTTTGACTACCGTGATTTAGTTTTTGATGGTTGCCCAGATGTGTATGTTTTTGGGCATTATCATAAAGATCAAGGCATACAGGATTTGCACGGTGTTAAATTTGTAAATCTTGGTGCTATTTCAAGAGGAGCTTTAACATTTGATAATCTTGAAAGAAAGCCAAAAATTTGTTCTTTAATTTTCAACTCTCGCGGTGTCTCGGTAGAAGAGCATATTGTTCCACATGCTGACGCTTCTGTTATTTTTGATTTAGAGAAAAAGACTAAATTAGAGGAAGAACGAAAAAGCTTAGATGATTTTATTAAAAACCTTAGAAAAAATGCTGAATTGTCAAAATCAATCACTGCTAGAACTTGGTTTGATAAATTCGATTGGAGTCAATTTGACTCCAGTCTAAAACAGACTGCTATTGAGATATTGGAAGCTGCTGAAGCCGGGGTTTTGGATGAATAATTACATTAGTTATTCTAGTTTTAAATGTTATAATACATGCCCAAAAAAATATTGGTTTTCGTATATTAGCAAACCAATTATTGATAGAGACCCAAGAAACGCATTGTTTGGTTTAGCAATTGGCAGAATATTTGAAATATTTTATAACGAAAATTTGTGGAAAAGGGAAGATTGCGATGTTTATGTATTAAATTTGATCGACACATGTATTGGTTATGCATGTTCTGAGAAACGTTTCGATGTTTCGTCTGACCAGTCTTTTCTAGATCAGATTAAATCTGACCTTTTGTGTTTTGTTCCAAAATCAATGTCAGTAATAAGAAAACATAAATTATTATCGATGAACAGCCATTCTGAAGTCAAATTAAATGTTGATTATTCGTATAATAATACTAAAATTAAACTTGGTGGCAGAGCTGATTTTATTCATTATATTGAAGATCAAGTTTGGATAATTGATGGTAAAGGTTCAAAGTATAGGGAACAGTATACTGATACTGATCAATTAGTTTGGTATGCTATCCAACATTATCTAAAATATCAGAAAGCTCCCGCCCGTCTTGGATTTTGGTACTATAGATTCTATGATGATCCGATTCAATGGGTTCAATACGATGCTGACTCGATGCGGTCGCTTTTGTCTAAAGCAATGAACACTATTTCAAACATAAACTCTGGTAAGTTTGTAGCGTCCACTTCATTTAATTGTGAAATGTGCGATTATAAAAAAATTTGTGATGATGGAAAAAAGTTTTTGTCGTTTGAGTCAAAGCAGAGCTCATTAGACATGGAGAGGATATGATGGATAAAAACATGACGTTTGAAGAAATTGAAACAGAATTTAACAGCATTGTGTCAAGAATAACTTTGTGTAAAGAACATAAAATGAAAATAGAAGCTGAACTTGCAAGCAGAAGAAGAGAACTTAAAGAGATGATAGACGAAGCCACAAAAGCTGGGTTTGATCCTGATAATCTACCTGATGATATAAGAAAATCTAAAGAAATATTAACAACTAAAATGCAACTAATATCAGCTGATTTAGATCATGCAGAGAGTATATTAAAACCAATTGTAGAATTGATAGAGCGTAATAAATGACGTCATACATTTTTCAAGTCCAAAATGTTAAGAAAGCGTTATCGATCATTAGAACTGTTAAACCAGAAGATGATGATTTTAGAATTAAATTTAGTGAAAATTCTATGATAGTTTCGTCAGCTGATAAAAGAAGAAAGTCAACAAGCATAGTTGCATCAGTTGATTCAAGTACATCAGTCGGTTATATGTCTGATGAATTTAGCATACCATTTGAGAAGAAAATTTTATTTGAACCTGAATCTGATATGATGTCTATATCAATTAATGATGAGTCTATATCTATATCTGGTAAATCCGATGTTAATAAAAAGAGAGCTTCTATTAAAAAACGTGTAAACAATAAGTTGTCTTTGTTTAAAATTCCTGATATTCCTGATAACATTGAACCAATAAAATCAAATGCTTTAATTGATATAATAAATCACGTGTCTCCATCTGCTAAAATAGATGAGACTAAGTCAGAAGAAGACATGAGACTTAATCAAGTCCATTTTTTTAAAAACCATGTGGTTGCTAGTGCTAGATTTTATGCTTCTGTCGTCGAATTAGAAAATTTTCCAAGCGAAACATCAATAGTTAGTTCCGATATCCCTCTCATTAAATCTTTTTGTTCCAAAATTGGAACAAAAAATAACATTTTCATTCATGACGATGGATCGCGCATACATTTTTCATCTAATAATTCATTTTTGACACTTAGTAAAGTCCAATGTTTGAATCGTCCAACACCGTCAGTTTTTGGTGTTGATGAATTTAAAATTAGAATACGTATAAAATCTAAATTATTGTCTGAGTCATTGAATTGGGTTGATGCTGCAATAGAAGGTACACAAAGAATAACACTTCTCGCAGATTGTAAATCAAACACATGCAAATTTATGCAAGGCACGAATGATCTTGCTTCTATTGATGTTAATTTTCTGCTTGGTGATGGTCTTAAGATAGATTTACCAGCTAGGGTGCTTAATACTGTAATTGAAAATTTGGAGTCTGAGTATGTCGACTTATTAACTTGTCATCCGAAATCTGCCAATTTATTTCAGATCTATTACGAAAGTGGTCCGCTGAAAATAACACACATGATGCAAAAAATGAAAGAAAGGTAATAATGGAGTCAATAATTCAGACGAGATTACAAAATATGACTAACAACATCAATAAATTAAAATCTTACAGATCTTTTCTTGAGAGTCAAGCTATAGAGGCTGAACAAGTAATACATGATTCGAACTATAATGCTAATCTGAATCAGAGATGTTCAGAGATATTTAAGAAATTGTTGGAAGATTCAATAAAGCAAAACATAGATTCGATTTCTGAATTAGTGACACAGGGTTTGGATCATGTTGTTCATGATCAAAGGTTATCTTTTAAGATAGAACAAGAACCAAAATACAACAGAATTTCTATGAAATTCACATTAAATGACGACGGCACTGAAGGAGACCCGTTGGATTCTTTTGGTGGCGGACCGGCGGTAGTAATATCGTATATACTCCGTTTAGCCATGATGACGAGACTTGGTATGGGGAATTTGTTGCTACTTGATGAGTCAATGGCTTCTCTTGCGAATCATTATATTCCGAATGCAGCATCTTTTATGAAAAAACTTTCTGAGCAAACTGGCATAAATATACTTATGGTAACTCATAATAATGAATTTTTACAGCGTGCGCATACAGCGTATAAGGGTTCTAAAGATGGTTGTCTAAAACTTAGTAAGGTTCATACATCTGAATTGGGGTGAATGTGAAATCGGAAGACACGATTAGAAGACGTCTAAAAAAACTTCGTATTGCGTATGCAAAACAATATGTTGAATTATCTCAATCAAAAAAACCAAGTAACTGTGTATACAATTATGAATATCAGAATGATACTCACGACAACTCAATTCAGAAAGAATTTGAAAGGGCCCCACGCATAAGCAAAACTTTAATTGTTATAAACAATTCTTCATCTATTAGGATATGCACATACGGATCAAAATTCCCAAATGATTGGAATGGTGATGTCGTATGTGACAACGATTCTGTGTCGTATTCGTGTAAATATTTTACTCCAAAGGTTGTCCTTAGTGATTCATTAAAAAATTTTCAAAATCTGGTGTCGAATGACAAGTACGTATCTGAGCATTATAAAGATGTAGCCGTGTTGCAGTGGGTTCTTGATGAACGAATAGCATTATATAAATTTTCATTTTTTGAAAAAATGATTTTGTTTTTTGTTCGTTTGAAATATTTAATTTTTGGTTCCAAACATAAAAAACACGTGGTTGTGCCGGTTCCTCGACTTGATGGACTTTGGGATGATAATCTTAAATAGAATTCTAGATCATGATCTTCATAGATCGAAGGGTGATACGAAAATTCCGTATATGTTAGAACATCCTGCAAAACCGTGGTTTTTCCCAGCAATTATTAGTAATAGTAGAGGTGAATTTATTGTAAGCTCATCAATATTTGATAATGGAATGGTGCGGGTTGGTGTGTTTGATCATGCTCAGGATAGAATTGATGATCTTATAAATGAACTTTTTGATGCAGCTTATTGTTTGTCAATTAAAGAAAACTTTGGAAATGTGTTTAACCAACCAGAATTGGCATTTTCGTACATAAAAGATTCGAGCGGGTTCATTAATCAACCTCATGTTTGTTTGATACCATTTGATTTTGATGTTAATAAATTTGGTAAGAAAAATTTAACGCAAAAGTCAATATCAATTGAACTTGAAGGTGATACAAAACATGACGTGAGTTACAGGACTTTTTACAGAAAAACTTGCAGACTTATTGAATGTAATGTGAAATCTCCGGTTTTTCTTTCAAGACCAGATTTTGTTGGTATGTACACCCAATTTTTGGGCGGAAAGTCTGCCATATTACTTCATAATGTAAAACTCGGTATCGCATTTTGGGACAATGCATAATGTTTTTAATGAATTTCTTAGAATGGGCAAATGCTGGTCTTTTATCAAATGACGAAGCTTCCAACTATTTATTGAGTCGTGGTGTATCGAACGAACAATTTGTTCGTCATTGTATCGGTTTTACTGTTGGTAATTTTAGCCCTGATCCAAAATCCGATAAATCACACAGTCTTGACTGTAATAATGAAGAAAAATCAAAACAGTGTGACACATGTAAATATATAAGATGGTCCTCTACAATCGATAATTTTGAAGGCAGAAAAATACAGAATGTTGGAAATAGAATAAAAGATTGCATAGTTTTTCCTCTTACGTCGTATTCCGGTAACCCAATCGGTTTTCAAGTTAGGTCATTGCGCGAAAAATCATATGACACCTATATGGTGTCAAGACGGCCTGAAGCGTATTTTTTTGGCACCAGTTCTGCTATCCATAGTGTGTGGTCTTCAAAAGAAGTTTGGATAACTGAAGGGCCTGTTGATCAATTGACTATAGAACGTCTTATAACGCCTAACGTGTTGGCTCTTACTACTAACTCAGTAAATAGACAACAGAAAAAATTTTTAGATCGTTTTATTGATTTGGTTTATTCTTGTCTTGATTTAGATGGTGCTGGCAGATCCGGGTTCAAAAAATTGTTATGTTCGGATAGAGATTTCGAGATAAGAGATGTTAAATATAAACGTCTTGGATTTGATTCAAAAGATGTCAATGACCTGTGGAAAAAAATAGGAGACGATAAATTTAAAAGTCATTTGTTGTCTTGTATCTGAAAGGAATGAAATGGAGAACAATTCAAAAACGCTTTTTGGTGATGCTGAAGCCGTTGAAACAATAGCACAAAAGTTAATACCAAAATATCATACACATTTAGCATCAGCTAGAATAAAATATGTATTTAGAAGTAAATCAACAAAGCGTGGGGGTGTAAATATCCCAGGCAATGTTGCAAAATTGTCTGGGAAATATGAATTTTTACTTAGTTCAGATTTTTTGATAGAAGTTGCTCTTGATTTTTGGAATGATTTATCCTCAAAACAAAGATCAGCTTTGGTTGACCATCTTTTGCAAAAATGTTGGGGTGAAGAAGATGAAAAATCAGGTGAAATGAAATGGAAGATAAGAGCCCCAGAAGTGCAAGAATTTATTGAAATAGCTGAGAGACATGGGCAGTGGACTGATGATTTAGTGAAAATTGCTGATGTTTTTGTTCAGAAAGATGAATAATGCCTCTTGATTTGAAATATAGGCCAACTAGGTTTGACCAAGTAATTGGTAATGATGGTGTTATTAAATTGTTAAAGAGAAGAAGTATTGCAAAAACTTTAACTAATCAATCAATGATATTTGGTGGGTCAAAAGGTTGCGGTAAAACAACTCTAGCTAGGATAGTGTCAAGGGCTATTTATTGTGATGCGTTGAATGACGGTGAACCGTGTAATCTATGCGATAGTTGTTTGTCTATATTGAATGAAACTTCATCAAGTTTTGATGAATTTGATGCTGCTGTTCACGGCACTGCTGAAAAGATAAGGCTTATAGTCAAAGATTTGGAATTTGTTCCAATTGATGGAAAACCACGCGTTTGTATTCTTGATGAAGCTCATCGTCTTTCTAAAGCGGCACAAGATGTCCTATTAAGGCCAATAGAAGACAGAAGAATAACTGTCATATTTTGTACTACAGACCCAGATAATGTTCAAGATGCTATTAGATCAAGGATGGAGGAATATCCTGTTATAGCTCCATCTAATGAGTTGTTGTTTGGGTTTCTTGAACGAATATGCAAATCAGAACGCATAGAATTTGATAGTGAGGCCTTAAATTCAATATCAGTTATGACTGAAAGGTGCCCTCGTGTTTGTTTGAATACGATCGAATTATTATCAAGTGCAGGAAAATTATCAAAAGAATTGGTTTGGGAACATTTTAGAATGGGTAGTTATGATTTAGTTACAAAAATTATTTCAAATCTTAATTTTAATAAACCAAATATGATAAAGTATTTTGATGAATTATCTAATGCAGAAAGCCCAACGTGGATAAAAGAAAAACTAGTTTTAGCCATCGTATGTGCTGTTAGACAAAATTTTGGCATAAAACACAATTTTCCATTACCGATTGTTTGTAACAAATTTGATTATGATTATTTTTCAAACGTTGCTTCAAAATTATCATCCATATATCATCCAAATCTTTATGATATAGAAGCTGTATTATATCATAATGTCAGTCGCGATCTCGTTCAAAAAACAACTGTTGAAGTTGTAACTAAACCAGTTGAAGTTAATGTTTCTTTAGACAAGAAACAAAAAGTTATAACTGTAGATGGTGTTTCTTTTTCGTCAGATGAGAAACTAACTACTTTAGATGGTAAAATTGAAAAACCGGCGTCTGTTATAAAAGACAAGCCAGTTTTTCAATCGAAAAATGATTCACGCTATGTCCCGATCTCTGAAAAAGAATTCGCGTCTTCGTTACTCGAAGGTCTCAAATCATTCAAATAAATTACCTGATACAAATAATGGCACAAACAAAAAATGGGTGTGTGTTGAATTAACATTAATTGGTGAGAAGGAAAAGAAATTAGACCTGATTTCAAGATCAGCCCGTCAAATACTTGGTGACGTATCATTAGATGTGTTCATACCAGCTGTCACGCAGAAAGTTAGGGATGAATTTTCTGTTTTGTCATTTTTGGATGGGTATATATTTATTCTATATAAAGAAGATGTGTTTTATACAAGATTACAAGACACAAATTATTTCAAATCCATTTTGACTAAGCCAGTTTACGAAGGAAGAAGGAAAAAATATGTTGTGTCGTTATTAGATGACTCCGATCTCTCGCACATGAGAAAAAACATGGAGTCATTAGACCGTGGTGATTTTAAACCTGGTGAAATAGTAAAAGTTATAAAAGGAAATTATAGGAATTTGAACGCTGAAGTAATTGAAGTGTTGGATGATAATAAAACAGTCCAGGTTTATGTTGAATTAAGATCTAAAAAAATTGTTATAGATTTTCCAGCAACTTATTTGTCTAGATTGTAATATATATTATGTTTGGACGTAAATCAATAGAATCTAATATTTTGATTGATGGTAATAACATTATTCATAGAATCTTTCATGCATTTGTAAAATCTGATTCTAACAGGCCGCTTGTCACTGGTGTATTTGATGTTTTGTCATCTTGGATTAGGAAAATTCCAAACCGTGGAAAAATTTTTTTGTTCTTGGATGGAAAACCAGAAATGCGTTTGCGTCTTGATCCAAGTTATAAGAACAGGGAGCGTGAACCAATCTTTTCGAATTTAAGTGTGGAACTCAGTGATGGTTTTGAAGCAAAAAGTGATTTTGACGCTATTGTTCATTTATTTGGTTTATTCGGTGTTGACATATTTTGGCATCCTCATGAAGAAGCCGATGATCTTATTAGTAGCTTCGTAAAACAAAATTGTGATAAATTGAACATTATTATATCTTCTGACAAAGACTTTTATCAATTGGTCAATGATAATGTTATTTTATTTAGACCTAAATCAAATTCTGACAATTGGTTTTATGATCCGGAACGTGTCTATGAAGAAGGTTTTAAAGACGTAAAAGTTAGACCAAACTGTATAAGATTATTTAAATCATTGACTGGTGATACATCAGACAACATACCTGGCGTACCAAGATTGAGAAGATTAATTGCTGCAAATTTAAGTCAGAATTTGACGATCGATGCGTTGTACGCATCTGGTTTTCCAGGCTGTTCAAAACGTGAAAGAAATTTAATCATAAACATGAGACCAAGGATTGATCTTAATTACGAATTAGTTGGGTTCAGGAACATAGACCCACTAGATAATTTCAAAATTGAATCGACTGAAAATTTTGAAATTGCTGACGAAATCCTCAGAAAAAATTTCAATTCTGTTATAGATTCTTCAGCCTTCAAAGTTGGGTCTGGCAAGAAAATAATAATTTCTGATTCTCTTGGATTTTTGGACCCGGTTTGATTTGTATAGTTAGATATCAGCCTGTCAGTGCTCCAGCTGCAGGTTATATTTAGACATAAATAAAACCGGGCAAACGCAGACACATACCTAAATCAACATCACTGCTAGTAATCTAGCACTGGAGCTTGGTATGTCGTCTCACATTTTGATACAGAGCCCGGATGATATGTCTGCAAAATTTAGCAATGAAAAAAGGCTTGGTTGGGAAGAAGCCGATGCTGATCTTGATCAATTAATTGAACAAAATTTACAGCGTGATAAAGAAGAAAATTTATTTAATGGTAAGAAATTAGATTTTGATGCTATTTTGCCATATTTGGAAAGAATTCCAGCTCGCGAAGCTGACCTAATTAAATTATATCATAAAGATAGATTAAAACAAGAGCAGATAGCCAGGTTATTTGGTATAACACAAGCAGCTGTTTCATATCGGCTTCACCGTGGTATTAAGAGAATTAGGTTTCTTAGAACAATTCCGGAACTGAACAGAGAAGACTTCGACATTGAACTTGGACCAAAATTCAATGAACAAGACAGGGAAATATTATGGAGAATGTATGAAACAACATGTCAAAGTGAAATAGCAAAGCAAATGGGGTTGACTCAAGGACGGGTTCGTCACAGGTTTTTCAGAGCTTTAAATCGTATAAAGGAACTTATCGCCAACGAAGTTAGAGATAAACAAACTTACGTACAAATGTTAGTTAGTCAAAGTGAACACACAGAACTTATAGAATCAGCCAAAGAAGACCTAGAAAAATGTATTCACAATAGTAAATATTCTAAGTATTGGAAAGTATTTTTCGCTATAAGTGACAAGCATTTCAACCTCTTACACGAGGTTGTCTTTCCTCAGTTTGCAGACCGTGGTGATGCACAAATTTTACCTATTGGTTGATTTATCATGTGCAACACTGTAAAGTATTTATCAGATGTTGCAACAATTAGAACAGATTGGCATACCAGCGCATATTGTTGATATTGATTCTTTAACTGATATAATCAAAATATCTAGAAAATCCCAAATAGTAATAAGATGTTCTTGTGGAACCAAATTAAAATTAAAGATTTCCTCAATCTTAAGAACTATTAAGAGAGTTGGACATTATAGGTGTTTATCCTGTGGGATAAAATCAAAGCACACTGATAAAATTTATCAAGAAAGACATAAACACGGAATTATTAAATCTTGGTCTGACGACAAAAGAAAGAAACAGTCTGAAATTTCAAAAGAACGATGGTCAAACCCAGAATCGGTCCAAAAACTCAGGACAACTTTGAGTGAAGTTTGGAAAGATACAAGTAAAAGACGACAAGCATCAATAACGACTTCTAATCTATGGAAAGATCCAATATATAGAAATAAATACGTTAAATATTGGTCTGATCCAAAAAATGTAGAACTTCAACGTGAAAAGATCCGTAAATTACACAAAAATGAAGAATATGTTGAAAAACAAAGATTATTTAAATCCACTAGTGAATATAGATATTTGCAATCTGATTTAGCCATTGAGCGTTGGAAAAATTTAGAATATAGAAATTTGATTATTAAATCGCAAAAATTGGTTTGGTCTAATGTTGAATTAAGAAAATTGGTGTCAGATAATGTAAAAAAATTGTGGAAAGATCCGATATACATAGAAAAACAACTAAAGGCGGCTTCTGATAAGAATTTATGTATTCTCAAATCAGAAAATGCCAAGAATCAATGGAAAAATCAAAAGATTCGTTCTGATATAACTGCTAAAATCAAGGAAACCTATTCAGATCCAAAACACAAAATTAGAGTATCTGAGTTTTTTAAGAGTAGGTGGAGTGACCCCGTTTTTAAAGAAAAGATGGCGAAAGCACGTTCATCAATTTTATTCAATGGTAAAGATAGTATCCTTGAAAGAGTTGCTCAACAATTATTAGAATCACTTGATATTAAATTTGTTAGACATCATGTTATTGGTTATTTTGAGTTTGATCTTTATGTTCCTGATCATAATTTATTGGTAGAATGTAATGGTGAGTATTGGCATTCTATACGAAAATCGGATGATGCATCAAAATTTTCATATATAGACAAATATTTTCCTGATTATCGTATTTTGTATTTGTGGGAGCGTGATTTTTTAAATCCTGGCCTAATCAAACAAAAATTAACCAAAGAATTGTTTGATAACAGCTCCCAGATTGAACAGTGTGACTTTTCTTTTGATCAGGTTCGAATTAATAAATTAAATCCGAAAAAATTAGAACCCAATTCTTATTATTCTGCTCCTGAAGAATTTTTGCAGTCATTCCATTATGCTGGATATGGTAGAACAGCTAAAGTTGTGTATGGGGCTTTTCTTGATGAAAAATTGATTGGAGTTTGTAAATTTGCATCACCGGTTAGAAAAGAAGTAGCGACTTCAATGAATTATGCTTTCAGTCAAATGTTGGAATTGGATAGATTTTGTATACACCCTCAATATCAAAAAAAGAATTTTGCGTCTTGGTTCATATCGCGGTGTTCTAAACTAATATTTTCTGAAAATTCTAAATTATTGGTTCTTGTCAGTTTTGCAGATTCAACCTTTGGTCATTTTGGTACAATCTATAAAGCTTCAAATTGGAAACAGCTACATGTTACAAAACCTGATTATCACTATATTAGTCAAGAAGGATTTGTTATACATAAAAAAACATTGTATGATCATGCTCAAAAGATGGGAAAATCAGAATCCGATTATGTTAATCAATTTGGGTATATGAAGGTGTTTGGCAAATCAAAAACAAAGTTTGTGTTGACTCGTGATTGATTATCAACTGTAATATTTGCAATGCGTCGCCGTTCTTTTTTATTGTCGTTATTAGTTGCACCTAACATTTTTGCTGAAGAGTCTAAACCAAACTTGTTGATTGGAGATAGCCTAGCTTATATGCTTGCTAGGCCGTTAAGAATTGCTAGTAAAAAACACGGTCAAATTCTTCGTGACACTTCTCGCGGTGGAACTAATACTAATCAATGGATAACAAAAGGATGGTTTAGGCAGGCTTTGTCTGATTTTAAACCAAAAACTGTTTTGGTTTCTCTTGGCGTTAACGATTGGGGCGTAAAAGTTAACCGAGAGGCATTCCCAAAAAATGCTAAGAAAATCGTAAACATAGCACATAAACAAAACGTCGAAATTGTTTGGTTGTTGCCACCGAAATTAAACCCGAAGAAGGTTAAGACTGACTTCATAAAATCTGGTGTTGAGCAATCAGGGGCTGATCGTTGGCACGACGCTTCGAAATTAGACATGGAGTTATTTGACGGTATACATCCAACATTTAAGAGTTTGAGTGTTTGGGCTGAAGATTTATCAAAATATTTGTATGGTTAAATATTGGATGGTAATATGACTTAGATTTTCGCATAGCTGTTCGTTATGATTGGAAAGTGAAATAATTTTGAGAATAAGATTAGCTTTCGATTATTTCTTTTGTTTTTATTTCGCATTCTTTTAGATATTTTTCATATTGTGACTTATTGAATCCATATTTTTCACAATGTTCGACAATTTTAGGTATCCATAATTGTCTATTCCATCCAATAGTGTGACAACTTACTTCACATTTTATTACGCATTCGTCAAGAGACAATGGATAGACTATGTTTCCGCAATATGGACAAAATGGCAAAATAGAGTTTAGGTTTTTTGGCGGTTGTGGTTCGTTCATGCCAGAACTTACATTTTTATAGTTTCTTTTTTGGTTAAACTTTCATTGTGGTAGATAATTAGGCATGGCCTATACTGTTTCTGGTGGTGGATTTGAATTTAGCATACCATCTGTTGGTGGCACATGGCTATGGACTACGAGAGCAAACAATATAAATGGGTATGGGCAAAGATTTGAAATAATTGATATTAGGTCGCCTTTTGGACCGCTTAATAGCGTAAATTTACCACTTCCAGGTGATGTCGTTGAAGCTATGGCAAATTCCATAACTTCTATGACTCAACAGGTTCAATCATCAATATATCTCGTGTCTCCAAGTCCGGCTTTGTTTGTTCTTACTGTTACTGAAGGATCTTCGCCTGAAGACGTTGGTGACGTTATAATAATGAACAACGGTGCATTCGGGTCGTTTTTAACAGCTAACGCTGTTCCAGGCGCAGCTTGGCTATCAACAACTCCAACCCAAGCCGTCGGAATATCACAAAATTTAACTGCAACATTTGGAGTTCGTGTTGATCCGTCACAATTATATGCGTCTGAATCACCTTATAGTGGGTCAATAACAATATCAGATCAAAGTAATTCTAATATGTTATCGACCGTTTCAGTTGTTGTTACTGTGTTACCAAAACCAGTAATTTCAGTTCTGCCATTAACAGTTACATTTTCAATAGCTGTCGGTTCTTCTTCGTCTGGTATCAGCATATTGACTGTTTCAAATGTTGGCCCTGTTACGTCAACTATGACATTTACTGTTGCAAAAGTTAATAATACTAGTGCATGGTTATCAATAGACCCAATTTCTGGCGGCCCACTTATTGGCGGTGAATCAACTACAGTTTCGTTGTCTATTGTTGCTGGTGCTGTTCCTCAAATAGTTGGCGTATACAATGATACAATCCGTATTCAATCACCAACAGCTTCTAATCAGTATATAGATATTCCAATAACTCTTAATGTGACAGAGGAGTAAGTCATGAAGATAGAGGACATAAGGCTATCATCGAGTTCAGTTGATGATTTTTTTAATCCGCCAAAATCTCGTCAAGCTGGCAACAGAATGAGAATTGCTGGTTTACTTGATTTGGCTGGGTTTCAATTTGTTGCCGATGACAAATTAGTTAGACTTTCAAAAAATGACTTTTGGAAACTAGGTGAAGATGAAAACGGGTCTTACATAGAGCGTCTTGTTGATGATGATCAAGGTCCTGTAGTTGAGGTTTAAAATGAGTTTAGAAGACATTGCAAAGCGGATCTCAAATTCACACACTCGGACAGCCGGGTTAATAGAATTTAAGAAAGACCAAGGACCGCTACGAAGGGATATAAGATTTCGTGAATTTGAATTTGACTCTAATTCGCATCGAGATTTAGCTAAAATCTTGTGGGCTGCACAAAGGTCACATAGTTATGCAACTGCAGCTTTTAGAATTTTTTCTAAAATGTCATCTTCAAAATTTAGCCCTGATGGACTTCTTGGTGGACGTGGGTATATACAATCAGTAAAGGACCTAAGAGCCGCTCTTGCAAATTCTGTTGAATTATTGTCATCATTTTCTGATACAATCCACGATGAAATTAGTGCTCCACACTGGAGAAACGCTACATCTGATGAGATTGAAGAAATTGTAGATGACGTTCAAGAAATTCGATCTAATCCTGAACAGCACGTTGAACAAGAATACGAACAAGAAATATTCGAGAATCCAAAACCAGAAAACCCTATTATAGACACAGATGATTCATCATCTTCATCAGAAGATGATGATGAACATCAATTTTTTCAAACTTCAGCAACTAAATCAAAATTAGCTGGTGGGAATTCTTCGGTTCCGGTCAGCACACTCCCTGGACCTAGGGTTGACAGAATCGGACCGGCTTCTGGATCAGGATATGAAGGTTCATTTAATCCTCCATCAGATTTTCCGTCTGATGAAATTTCACCACATTCTGATTTTTCAGAATATCCAGGATCTGGTGAATATGATTTGAGCAATCCGCCTAATCCAAATCCAACTGACGGAGATGTTACAGTTTTGAAAGGTGCGAGGAAAAAGAAGGCAAAACTTGATACATATTCATGGTTGCCTGGTGCAAATAATGAACGACCATTAGATTGGTATAGACCAGGTTTGACTGACAAAGAAATGTCTATTATGAAGCAAATGTCTGATCCAACGTTTGATTATTCAAAGCCAATTCGCAAACACAAAGAGTTCAATAGCAAATTATGGGATAAGGACATATCAGGTGCCATCTAATTTGCCATCTCCAATCTCCCCGTTTAGGAAACTTAAAGATTTTGGTATAGGACCATACGATTCAGTAAGTGACGCATCTAAAAAAGGTGAAGATGACGAAGAGTTTGATGCACCTAAGAAAAGCCTTCCGGATGGTGGTCCATCAGATAATCCATTAAGCAATCCTGAATTTTTAAGTTACCCACAAACTCCTAAGGTTTCGTCACCATCTATGTTGCCAGGTGATTATGATTTACCACCTAACGAGAAGGGGCATTGGAGAGGTTGGAGAAATAATCCGACCGGTCCTACAACGCCAAAATTGCCAGAGTATTCAGATTTTGAAGGAAATTTGGCTGGACCGACCATACAGCGTCATTCAGAATTACCGTCAGATGATCAAAACCCATCTTCTAGATCTGATTATTACGACAGATTAGTACTTGGTCTGAAAGATTATATCTCTGAAAGTGATTATTGGGCAGATGAAGATTCGGGGTCTTATTCTAGTCTTGAGTCTTTGCCCATACCAAGAAAGAATGATGTTACATTGGATAACTTTTTAAGTTCACTTGGTAATTTTTGGTCTGGTTATGAAATAGAAGATTTACAGGATTCTTATGGGTTTCCATCAATGGAATATGCAGAGAATGTTAACTATCCAAAATCAAATCAAGACGATGATTCTGGAGGAAAGTTGTTGGCCATGAACTACGATAGAAATACTAGAACAGCCAACAATACTGATATTGCTGGCCAACTTGCATCTGATTTTATTAAGAAATACGGAAAGAAAAATATAACACGGAGAAATATTCTTTCGTATTTACAGGAAACTGGTAATGGTTTTAGACAATATTTAGCTAGTGATATAATACGATGTCTGAAACTTAGGCATCAAATTTATGTGAATGATTCAATGGACACATTCCCAGTTGCCAAGACTGCTTCCACACATAAATCTTCATTGACTGATATTCATCGACAATTGATATCTCTGCAGATATCAAACACTAAAAACAAGACTGCGTCTGATGTTTTACTGAAATGCATATCAGATGTTGCCAAACTGATGGCAAGGGCGTGATTTAATGACTATTAAACGTGATATTGATGCTGACAGAGGTATGGATGATATCAGAGACATCCTACACAACCAAGGTGTTGCTGATTTATCGTGGTTAGCAGTTGATGAACAAGTATATAGAGAATATGAGGCGTTACCAAAACAAAATCTTGATATTATACCAGAACTTCAACATGCTTTAAGAAAAGAACCGAATGAACCAGTTCCGTCTATAATACCACTTCGTCCTCATACTGTAGTAAATAGCAAATCAACATCTGCCCCACTTGGTGTTATTGATTCAGAAACATCCATAAGAAATCGTGTTGCTTCATATGTTATGTCAGGTTTTGGTCTTGAAGATACTAAAAATCGTCTAACTTTGGAATTTGGTGAACCAGAATTAAGGAAACATTTGCCAGTTATTAAAGAAGTTATAGATGAACGTGGTTTACTTGGAAATGTTTATATAAATTCTTCTCATTTTCCGCGTTGTGCACAAGGTGGCGATAATATAAAAGTAGCAAATGATTATTGTAAACATGCAGTTTTTGTTGTAGCAAGACAAGAATGTTCTGATTGTGTTTGTAATAATTCTGGCGTTTGTTCTTCGTTTAAAAAACGGTTGGTTAGTTCAGTTCCATATGATGAACGTTTGTTTGGTCATTATTCTAAATATTTTGATGAGAGTGGTCGCAAATACAGCAGTGTTGGTGATGTTAAAGAACGCTTACGGGCTTCTTTTTTGTCCCCTGTTATCAGGTTTAGATCTGATGTAGTCCAAACTGTAAGACAACAAGATAAACCAGTTAAGTATAATCCAACAGAAACTGATGTAAACAATTTTTTAAATAGACAATCACAAGCCTCTGTCAAATTGCCTGGTCCAGCGTATATGGCATATGCTCGCCGTATGATGGCGGGGTTTGATGACAGGAATGTTTTATTAAGTTCAACCGACTCAGAACTTCGCACTCTTTCTAATGAATATGGCTTGCTTGGTTATTCTTATCTTGATATGGATGCTTTAGGCGGATGTAGAAAAACTCTTTCATTTATTAAAGAAAGAAATTTATCCCCAGATTATATAGTTAAAAGAAATTCATCTTGTGAAGTTTGTAAAAATCTCAATGACGGTGCATGTTCAATATTGTGTAAATCACATAAGATAACAAAGAATACAAAGAAGATAGAAAGGAGTTCATTTGCGTGCGCAATTGAAAGGGCTTTACAACAAAATCGCATAACATTTGATCAAGCTCGTGTGATAACATCAAATGTTACTGATAATATGGATTGGAGACGTTTAACGTCTCAACTTAATGTTTTTGAACCGGCTAGTGGCGTTAATAAATATGCCAGCGGTTCTAGTTCTTTCTTCCATGGTAGACAAACCTTTGACTCAAATGAGTCAAAGGTTAATTTGAATGATATCAGAATTGCAATCTCTCATTTTTTAAATGTTGGTCTAAAAGGTTCAAGGCTTGTTGCTGCCATAACCAATATGTATACTAAATCAGATCTGGTTAGAGCACCAGAAATTGGTTTATATGCATCAAATAATGATGGTGTGCAGGGCTATTATTTTATAGATCCATCCGTCTATCCAGATTATGGCCAAGGTTGTTCAAGAGGTTCTTCTATGTTCAAGAAGAACAATGTCCCGTATTTGGTTGCTGGTGATAAGTGCACTGGGTGCACTTATCAACTTGTTCCTGGAAAATGTTCAAAATACGCAAAAGATTTACTTAGAAGCATACCAGATGAAGCGCGTGTTGCATTCAAGAAAAAGAACGTTCCTATAACAAAAGAAACTGTTGAAAATCCGATTGAAAAGTATGAATTGGCTTCTGAATTGTCATTTGATGTCGAATCAGTTAAAAGTAATAACATTGACATTAACATAGAACCATTTGTGTTGACAGATTAGTATTGTTAATAATGGCCCATTCTAAAAAACAGAATGGCGTTCAAATTGTTTTAGATGGTCAGATAGTTGATCCGTCTGATATTGGTGCTGACTATGTAATTGGTCAGAGTGGTCAAGTTCCAACTCCTGAAATAATTGATCCAGACGAAATCGATCAAAGTTTACGTGAAAGAGAAATTTTTGTAAATAAACAATCTTTAGTAAAAGCAATTAATGAAAAGGTCGGGTCATCTAATTTTTTAGATTTAGTAATTAAAGAGATAACTGAAGAAATAGCTCATTTAAAATGGGAACGGCGCCAGGCGATAAAAGATGGTAAAAATCCATCAAATTACACAATAGCAAGAATCGCTAGTTTAAAATCGTTATCTGAAGTTTTGATTAAGAAAAGACAAACTTTCGTTGATGAATCGCTTGATTTTAAATCGCCTAAAGTGCAGAAATTGTTTCAAATTTGGATGGAATTTTTCTATAATTGTATGGAAAAATCAAAAATAAGTAAAGCTGACATCGATATTGTATTTGGTCAAATTCAATCTGACCTTCCTGAGTGGGAACAGAAAATGATTGAAGAATTAAAGGCTTTCGATGCCTAGTGTAGAACGGACTTTTCAGAGTCAACTGCTTGGTGCGGTTAATAAATTTTTAGATGATAAACGTGTTGACTATGATACAGATAAATCTGAGTTTTTATCAGTATTAGATTTTATTGACAGATTTCAATTATTGCCATATGGTTTATATCCAGCACAAAAATTCATAGTTAAGTTATATTATAACATTCCATTAGATTATAAAGAAAAAACCATAAATGTAACTGATAAATTTAATACTAAAGTCTTATACTCTTTCACTGAGACTGAATATTTAAAGTACTTGTATGATCAAGGCCGTTGCAACATAAAAGAACAAGACGGAAAAGACAGACGTGAATTAATATTAGTTATTGGTCGAAGAGGTTCAAAGAGTACTTTAGTTGCTTTGTTTGCTGCGTATGAACTGTATAAATTGATAGCAAGAGGAAACCCGCAAGGTTTTTATGGTATACCACCAAATTCAGAAATTCAGTTGTTTTGCATAGCAAATGATAAAGATCAAGCGTCAATTGTTTTCAATGATATGAAAGGTCATGTTGAAAGAGTTGATTTTTTCAAAAAATCACTTTTTAACAATACACAAACATATATGAGGTTCCAAACTGAAAATGATAGAGTAGTTTTCGGTCGTGGCAAAGCAACCATTAAAGCAACCTTCAAAAGTTCTGTTGCTAAAGGGCTTCGTGGTCGTGGTACAATACTTCTGATTTTGGACGAATTAGCACACTTCGTGGAAGAGGGTGGCACGTCAGCCGATAAAGTTTACAATGCTATAACACCAAGCACTGCTGCTTTTTCTCCTAAAGATATTAACAATAAACATGTGCCAATCGGACCATCAGATGGTCGCGTTATATCAATTTCGTCCCCAAATGCTAAATCTGGATTCTTTTTTAAGTTATATCAAATGTCGCTTGAAAATTCTGCGGCTTCAAAAAATATGCTTATGCTACAAGCTCCAACGTGGGAAATAAACCCAACTATATCTACTGAATACTACGAAACAGAATATCATAAAGATCCAAATAAATTTTGGACTGAGTTTGGTGCTCAATTCTCTGATCGTGTTCGTGGTTGGATAGAGAATGCAACAGATTTGACAAATTGTGTTGATGTTGATTTAAAACCAGCATTTCGCGGTTCTCCAAGAAAACCGTATTTTTTTGGGTTCGATCTTGGTCTCGTAGAAGACGGTTCCGCAGTTGCTTTAACTCATATAAATAAAGGTAAAATTGAACTTGCATATCATGAAGTTTGGTATGCCGGAAAAAGATGGGAAGAAGTCAACCCCCATTTGTCAGAACCAATAGTTCCATACGCGAAGATTTTACACGATATTAAAAGATTGGATCTAGAACAAATATCGGACTGGATATTAGCATTATCGAAAAGATTTTATATACAAAAAGGATTGTTTGACCAATGGGTCGGAATAGTTTTCGAAAATGAATTACACAAACGCGGTTTAACACAATTTGAAATGAGAAATTTTTTTAAAGTTGGATCGTCTCAAATGTATCAAACATTCAAGATGTTTATGTATAGTCAACAACTTAGACTATATGATTATCCAGTACCTGAGATATTATTAGATGATAGTGGTATGATTCGTCATTCGCCACTGATACAAGAATTATTAGAACTACAATCAACCGCATCAGAAAAAAATATAATGACAGTAGCAGCACCTGATGTTTCAGGTAAGCACGATGATATGTCTGATGCGTTAGCTAGAAGCATTTTGTTGGCGGCTGAATTTGTAAAGGATCATCCAGATGTTTTAACTGACGAAAATTATATTGCGTCTCAAGGCGGTCAGAATGTTTCACCGATCAGAAGTTATAAACACTATCAAAGAATTAGAACTAGAATGCACGGGTTGCCAGACAAAAATAGAATCGTTCCTATCCAAAATAGGAGACGTTGAATCATTGAATTGTTAGTAGTAATATTTAAATGTGAAATCTAGTCAACTTGGTGTAAAAGATACGTCAGCTTGGCGCATTGTTCGTCAATTAATAAATCATTCATGGGGTGCTGACCAAGAGTTAGATGAAAATGAATTTCTAAACATATGCTCAAATTTTTACCACAATGGCGGCTCTTGGGAGTTGCTTTTAGACGGTGACATGAGTCATGTTTCTATTCTTGAGACATGCATAGAAGCTTCTATAAATAATAATAGTATTGTTGTATAATGAATCATGAATTAAGGAAGAACGAATTAAGGAAACATGAAAAATCTGATTCGGTTTTTCAAATTTTAGACTCAATAGATAAATTGGATACTAAATTTGCTAAATTGAATGATTCTTTGAATGACATTTCTAACGATGTAACAAAAATTTTGTCAGCTATAAAAATTTCCCGTGATCCAGAAATAATATTGGCATTTAGACATTCCAGGCTTAATGAATTAGCTAAAATTATTTTAGTTTCCAGAAGTAAATTTATCACTGCATTTAAGCATGTGCGTAGATTTATTTCAGACAGAGATCGCATAGTAGAAAATTTCAATAATCAATCTTAAATTGAGTGGTAAGTTTGAACTTGGGTTGAATCATGCCTGGCAAGAAACTTGGTGTTAAACCAAACGCGAACGGTGGAAAAAAGATTATTAGAGTCGATAGTCAATCTGTGCCTAAGAACAGATTGACTCGTCTTGAAAAGCAAGCCAGAAGAGAAGCAGCTCAATCAATTCGTGTTGCTTCTTTTTCTAATACTGGTGGATTCTCTAATATTAATAATGCCAATATTAAAAGCGCCGATTTTTCGTTTTACAGCCCTCAGCTTTCTACAGATTTTCTTGAGCAACCACAGTCTGAACGTGAAAAAAGGGAGCTATTTAGATTTTGGTACACAAAGCACCCAATAGTTGGTGCCGCCATAGATTTTCATTGTTTCCCGCCTGGCGCCCCAGTTATGATGAAAGATGGGTCAGTCAATCCCATAGAATCATTAAATGTGGGTGATGAAGTAATAAACGGATTAGGTGAATCAACAAAAGTTGTTCGTACTTTTAAACATGATATATGTGATGAAGTAATTCGTTTAAAGGTTCGTGGTATTCAGGGTAACATTGATTGTACTGGAAATCATCCGTTTTTGGTTTATCGTGCTGAACAAGTTGATTGCAAATTTCATAAACAAAATGTTGGAGTTTGTAAGAGCGGTACAAAATTTGTTTGTAAACAGAACCGATGTTCAGGATTTGGTATAGGTGAACCACAATTTGTGTTTGCAAAAGATTTAAAGATTGGTGATTATATATGTTCGCCATCTATGGTCAGTTCTAAGTCTGTTTTTAGTATAGCACAACTGCGATTGCTTGGTTATTATGCAGCTGAGGGTTCATTATCGCGCACGGAATATGGAAAACTTGATAGGGTTGTATTTACTTTAAACATCAATGAATTCGATACTATTGCAAATGAAATCACTGAAATGTTTGATGTTGAGTATAATCATCGTTCACGGAAATACATTAGGAAGGATTGCAATGCATGTGAAATTAGATGTTACAAGAATGATTTTGCAGAGTTTTGTTTTAAACATGTTGGAAGTGGATCGCATAATAAGAAATTGAGCCAAGACATAATTGACTCACCAAGGGAAGACATACTTGAGTTTTTAGGTGCATATTGGAATGGAGATGGAAGTCTTACTAAAAATGGGTATGTTGCTACTACAGTGTCAAAGCAGTTGGCTCATCAAATTTATGCTTTAGCTTTAAAGGTCGGATTTGCCCCAACACTTCATTCTAGTGAACCAAAACAGTATAACACTGGTTTTAAGTCAAACGGACCAACTTATCGTATAATAATTCCGTATCGTTTTTATACCGAATTCTCAAAATATGCTAATTTTGTGCGTGGTAACTATAGTGCTAACACAACTCGTGAATATTGTGTTCGGATTGGTTCTAATACATTAAGGAAAATAGAAAAGGCCGAAGCCATTCAATATACTGGTTCCGTGTATAACATTGAAGTTGATGGCGAAGGAAAGAGAAAAAGTTATGTAGCTTATGGATTAGCGACTCATAATACTGACGTACCAATGAGCAAAATTCGTCTTTCCTTGCCAAAAGGAAAAGACCAGGTACGAAATCGACAAATACTCCATTTTTTTGAACAAATGTGTACTAGAATAAAGCTATTCCAGACTCTTTATGATGCTACACATGAATATTGGTTGCAAGGTATGTGTTGTAGCAAATCGACTCTTATAAGAACATCTAATGGTGTTAAACAAGCAAAAAATATAAGTGTAAACGACAGACTTTTGACTAACGAAGGAAGATTCAAAAGAGTTAAGGCTGTATTTTCAAGAGAATCAAAATTTATATCTAATATAAAAATAAATGGACTTCCCGATTCAGTTGGGTTTTTTAATCATCCGATTGAGGTTTACAGGAACAATGAATTTGTATTTGTAGACTCCGAAAGCCTAAATTCTAATGATTATGTTCGTGTTACTTGGCCAACTGAGTTTATAGACATAGACACAATAAAATTAATTGATAATGATAAATACACACAAGCTGGTTTCGGATATTCTATACGTAGAAAGAAATCAAATAATAAAATTAGTAATGACGAAATTCGATCAAAGATAATCGGGTTTGTTTTATCATTGACTGGGCCCGCCATAAAATCGTGTGGAGAATTTGCTAAAGAATTTAAAGTTGGGTTGCATACAATAACAAGTATAATTGCCGGCCTATCTAAAGAAGTTGGTGTTCCTTTATACGTAAAGGAGTCTATTAAGGGTAGTCAAGGATCAAAGACTGTATGGAATCCTTTGGATAAGATTCCGGCCGAATGGTTTGATTGTGTTAAATCAAATGGTACATTTATTAATTTTCCGCATTCACTCAATGTGAATGATAAGCTTTTGTATGTTATAGGCTATTGGCTTTCATCTGGTCGAATAGTTAAACGTGGTGGTATCAATTACTTTGAAATAAAATGTGTTGATGAAAATTCTTCTAATAATTTAAACAATATTCTTACTGAGATATTTGGTGATTGTGTTGTATCAAATTATTTAAATGTGTATATAGACACAAATAAAAACCCAATTTTTGTGGATTGGGCTTTAAAAAATTTGTCAAATTCTGTGCCAGAATGGATTGTTGTGCTTCCAATTGCAAAACAAAAATTTGTATTGCAAGGGATGATTGACGCTTGCAATAAAACTAACAATGGATTTGCGTTTAATAAACGTAATTCAGCAATATTAGCCAGAGACATATTTTTCAGGCTTGGAAAAATACCGAGTTTAAAAAGGGACTGGTATTTTAATAGACATCAATATACTGTAAACCCAAATGGCGTAGAAGATTTCATAAAGATTGGTGACTCAATTTGTTTCAAAATTGAGTCAGTAACTACTGATCAGAGTGATATTGTATATAATTTTGAAGTTGAAGATGATCATACCTATCAAGCTGGTTTCATATCAACTCATAACTGTTATATATTTGCTGAAGATCATGATATTGAAATACCAGATGAATTATTATTAAATGAAGTTGAAGAAGAGATTGGTGAAATTGATGAGCAAGGCATTCTACAAACTCGCAAAGAAAAAACATATGTTGAAAAATCAGCTGAAGAACAAATAGCAACAATAAAAGAATACGTTATAAAAAATTACCAAGGATGGCAAAGACTTAGGATTTTACCACCAGAACAAATCAGACTCGAAGTTTTTCAATACACAGACAAAGTTAAAATTGATTTAATTCCGTCTGATAAAGATAGACTTGTCGTTATGAAGGCTATGCAAGATGGTGACGAAGACGCTGTCAGAATAGCTGAAGATATACCAGAACAGATACGCGAAAATCTTGAATCTGGCAAACCAATACCACTTAATACAAGTCCATATGATGATTATTTATGCTCATCTTTTGTTTATCACTTAGCGCATAAAAAGTCAGCATATGATGATCGTGGTGTTTCTTTAATAGAAAGATGTCATCTACCAGGGACCGAGGTCACGGCGCGCAGAAACGGTCAAATTTTGCAGGTTCCAATAGAAAAACTTAATCCGGAAACGGATGAAGTGCTTGGCGGATCTGGACATTGGAGGAAATTTCAATGCGGCCAGCGTTCATACGATGGGAAAATAACTGGTCTTAACGTTCATAAACTTCCAAGTACAATTTGGTCTACATCAGACCATAAATTACAAATTTTGCGTCAAGATGAATTAATTGACACAGAAGCAATTGATGTTATGCCCGGAGATTATTTAAAGGTTGTTTCTGTTAAATCCGAAAAGTTATTAAACAAGTTTGATTTGTTTACTTTTTTCCAGGAAGAAGAATGGGTATTCCGTTGTCGTCGTTCTCAGATTGATTTACCGTTATTTATTAATGTTGAAGAATCTGGCGATGATACTTTAGTTTTGCACTATTTGTTTAACGATAAAAATCCACAACGAATATCTCGTAAAGAAAGATTGTATGAAATATGTGATTGGATAAAGAATCTTGAAGCTCCAATTGAGATAACCTCATCAGCATTTATAAGCAAATTTGATTTATCAGATGACTCTGTATACAAATCCATTATAAGCGATCTTGAAAGTCTTGGGTATGCAATCCCTTGCATAAAATCAGATCTTAAATACAAACCAATAGCTAGATTGTTTAGGCCTGCCCATGTTGATCCTTCTATTTTATATGAAATCCGTGTTAACAAAATCTGCCCAAGATGGTTAGACCTGAATGGTGATCTTGGATATTTGGTTGGATATTATTTGGGCGATGGTTGGACAGAAACAAGTAAGCCATCTGCTACTAAATATGGTCCTAGCGGAATATGTTGGCAACAAGATTCTGAAAATAGTCAAAAATCAGCTGAACATATTTTTAACATAGCAGAAAATTTAGGTCTTAACATTTCTTGTCACAACTATGAACTTGGGTGGATGCATTTCCATGATGACTGGTTTAGCCGTTGGATCGGTAGAAGTTTTGGACATAATAAAAATGATAAATGTTTGCCAGAATGGATAAATGAGACTCCTGAATCATTCAAATTTGGCATACTTAGGGGGTTAATTGATTCAGATGGCTCTGTATCAAAAGGGAAGTACAATAGTAATACCATAAATATATCTGTAACAACCAAAAATTTGGTACAACAATTATTCATAATGTGCACCGGGCTTGGTCTATCACCAAGTTATAAAATAAGAACAAAAACTAAACCAGTTCGTCAAGCAAATGGCACATATTGTAAAAATCCAAAACCATTACACACGTTGAATTTTTCAATTAGAAATGATGTTGCATCAATAAAATCATCTGGATTTACACCAAAATTGTCTAAATTTAATGTTGACCCGCCATGCGTCATTTCTTTGGATATAAAATCGAAGAACTGGTGTGGTAACACATATTATAAAGTAAAAGAAGTATTGTCAGACCGTTTCTCTGGGGATGTTTTTAGCTTGAATGTTGAGGTTGACCACACATTCTTTGCTGGTTTTTCACTAACTAAAAACTGTCTACACGACCTTATTTTCTCAGATAAACTTCGACAAGCACAGACCAGCATCGCATCTCGTGCTATGACCCCAAAGCGTGTTGTTTGGGCTGATAAAATGAGCACTATTGATACTGATGATTTACGTGATCAAGTGGACCAGGCTTTGATTGATCCTGACTTTTCAATTGTTACAAACTTTGAAGTTCATTGGGATGAAATTGGATCGCGCGATCGTTTGCTGGATTTGAGTTCTGAGTATGAAATAACAAATAAACGATTATTTATTGGTCTCAGAGTTACAGAGCCAATGTTGACTGGTGAATCTACATATGCTGGTGAGCGGATTCATCTTGATGTTATGAATACTATGTATTTGTTATACAGAGAAAGTTTAGCTGAGTATGTTGAACAATATTTGTTTGCTCCAGTTGCCCATAAAAAAGGATTCTATGAGACAGACGAATTCGGCAACAGAATTTTATTGTTTCCAAAACTTCAGTTTACCAGGCTAGCACTGCGTGACAACACGGAACTTCAAGATTTCATGTTTAATCTATACCAGAAGGGTTCATTGCCGATTGATTACATACTTGAGTTGATTAACATAGACACTGATGATGTGCATGCTAGATTGAAATCAGATATGTTCACACCGAAGGATGCTGTTTTCAATGAGGTTATAAGGAAGATTCTCGAAGAAGCTGCAACCTCTATAGTTGAGAAGACTGATGTTGTCGATCGTTTAATTAAGAATATGGGTCTTACTAAGACTGGTAAAGATGGTGGTGATAGGTTCGGAGAATAATTTAAATTTATTTTATAGAGTTTATGTAAATGCCTGAGTTGTCTCCTTCTAAAAAAGAAGAGCGTGAAGTTGAGCGGCTCTTGGAAAGGGGCAAGCCTCCACGTAGCAGGAAATATAAACCTAAAAAAGGGCCAAAAAGAGATAATAGAAGACAGCGAATGAAGACTGATGATGCTGATTTAAAAAAATCAGATCCTGATTTATCAATGAATTACAAGAATATTGGTGGGTCAACTTTAGCTGATATTGCTCTTCGTGTCTTCTTAGCACAAGAAAGTCCTGAAAAACCTAAGGAGGTAAAAAGCCAAAGAGAGCTTATGCTTGAAAAATTAGAAAAAATGAAAGGATTTCCAAAGTCTGGTCCAAAATCCGAAGAGCCAAAAGAAAAACAGACAAAAAAACCAGAAATTGTATTTCCAAAAGACATAGACAAGTTTAATAAAATTTTGCGCGACGATTTTGTTAAATACGCTAAAGAAAATAATCTATCACAATCAAAAATTAATTCTGAAGTAAATGAAAATAGCGATAAAGTTGTAAAAGACACAGAGACTAAACTTGTGTCTGCTAAGGACGCTGAAGAAATTTATGGGATAATTAAATCTATATGGCCACTTGGTGGTGGAAATTGGGGCAAAAAATCAGCTATTTTACGCGCTGTTGACGGCGCTAAAAACAAATTTTCAAATCTAAAAGGATTGCCTGAATATTTGTCATTAGTTCTTGAATCAAAACCAACTGAGGAAATAGAAGAGAGGAAATTTTTAAAGAAGATTTTAGATGGAATGGGTAAGAAATCATTATCTAGAATCGATAACAGAACTGCTACTAAACATGCTGCGTTAGTTGTAATTCATGACATTCTTGAAAAAATGCCACATGAACCAAGTTTTAATAAAATTGCAACTGCTATAAATGATGCAGTTGATCGAACTTACAAAGAATTGACTAAGCTTAAAGAAATAGAAATTTTTATGGACGTTTGGGAAAAATCTGTTGAGCAACTTGGTGAAATTAAGCCTGGTGAGAAATGGACATTTGCTAAGGGGTATGATTCTGCCCTAAGGGGCATTGAAAACATGATTGAAAGTAAGAATAAACCTTATTCATTCGAATTAAATGAATTGATGGATGAATTTGAAAGTTCTATGAAAAATAAATATGATAATATACCATCCGAATTATCCGCAATATTTAAGGGATTTAAACGAGCAGCCTCTAATAAGCAATGTACACATAAATATATGAATAAGACTGCGACATTTCATGGTCATATCCAGCAAGGCCACCCAAGTGGACCAACAAATACCGGATGGAAATCTCTAGATAAGAGATATTTAACATCTGATAATTACAAATCAATACTATCATTTGCAAAAGATTTATTGAAAGAAAATTGGTTCAAAAACGGATGGGGTAGTGGGTCGCCTGACGCGCCAATTAGAGCAGCGTTAGATGTCGCTATACATTTGGCTGATGATAATTTGTATCAAAATAAAATAGACGTTGAAACCTATAACATGCTTCTGAATCGTTTATCAGGTGATGACATAGATTTGTTTACTGAGACCATGCACTCAAATAAAAGCAAGAAGGCGTCAATGACAAAGCGCGAAAGTATAGGTAATATCCTTAGGTTAGCTAGTGATTTGCAACATTCAAATCCAGCTGAGTCAATAAAATTAATTCAAAGTTTACGTAGTATAATGGCTCAAAGTGATTCTATGCGAATAGCTCAAGATAACCCTGAGTTAGATACAAAGGAACTTGAAAAGCGTCAGCAGGAGCTTAAAAAAGCTTTAGATAATGAGGATATAGAGGCGTTTGTTGAGGCTTTCCAAGAGATGGGAAAGACCATTAAAAAAATTTCATCTAGATTAGCTTCTGTTACTGATAAAGCCAGTGACCCAATGAAGACTGATATGGAGGCTGTTCCTCCAATGCCTATGACTGTTGAAGGTGGCGGTGGGGCCCAAACTTCGCAAACCATGACTGGTGGTTTGGAAATTTTAGAGACAAAATCTTTAGCTGATCTTAGTGTTGATGAATTAAAAGAAGTTTTCACTGACGCTAAGAAAATTTCTGATGAGTTTGATAAAGCTCTGAAGGATCTTGATGTTGATGCCTTTGTTGAGGCTTTCCAAGAGATGGGCGATATGATTAAAAAGAAAACCGCCTCTATGTATGCAGATTTGTTTGTTCAGCAAATTAATGATGCTCTTATTGCTTTAAGAGCTGAAAACCATTGGGCCTCTTCTAAACATTTGGACACAATTGAAATAATTGTTAACAAGATGGCATCTAACACGTATGTAAACGCCAACGTTCTTGCTCGTGTAGCTAGTAAGAATGAACATGTTAAAACTGCGTTGCTTCCGTTATTGTTCGTTGCTTCCAAAAAGAAGCCGAAGAAGACTTCTAAAAAAGTAAAAAAAGATAAGCCGGTACCACCAGTGAAAAAAGAAAAAGAAGTTGAGAAAAAACCAGAGAAATCAAAACCAAAAATAAAGCCACCTAAAGTAAAAAAAGCATCAATTACTAAGGATGATATGAATTGGTGAGTAGTCAAGAAATGATTTGAATGTTGGGGCTTCTATGCTCTATCCGAAAAGAACGGAGATTATGAATATGGACAAGCGGGTTGCCAGTCACGTACTCTCGACTTTGGAGAATATTGCTAGCAATATTGAAGCTCTAGTTGAGGAAAAAAAGCTTCCAAAAACTGAGGTTACAGCTTCAATTATTAAGAATATAGATTCGTTCTCCGATAAACTTGAAGCCGAAGTTTTTGGTGAAGAATCGTTTAGAAAACGTCAGGCTAAAGTTATTGAACAGGATTCTGATGAATCCTACATGAAAACTTTTGAAAATCCGCAGAAAGTTATTGAGGGCGAATCTGACGAACCTTATATGCACCACACCGGTCCGACTTTCCACGGCAAGGGAGTTCCGACTTACGATTCTGATGATACTTCTCAGGTTACTGAGCGTGATGAATATACGGTTCGTGAAGAAAGTGAATGGTCTAGCGGCACAAAGAAACAGCCGTCTTGGTCAAAAGGTCCGGCTGGTAAGAGCACAGCCTGGGGTTGATAAATAGAAATTTGAAACCCGCCCAGTTTTGGGAAAGAAAATTTGGGTCATTAAGGATGAAAACCCCGATCCCGATTCATTCTGGATCGAATAAAGGGGTAATTTGGGTTTGTGATTGTGGCAAAGAAAAATATATAAAAGTTTATAGAGTAGTTGGTGGTCAGAAAACTTGCGGTGAATGCAATGTGCTCCCAAAACTGTTTTGGGAGCAAACTAAATTTGGATCACTTCGGATGTCTGAACCATCCGATTATCATCTTAAATCAAATAAGAAAATAAAATGGGACTGTGATTGCGGTGATCATACTTTTGCAAATATCATAAATGTTACTTCTAAACGCCAGAAAACTTGTGGTAAGTGTCATGTCTTGTCCAAAGATTATTTATCATCTATTACTTTCGGACGTCTTCGTATAGAAAACCCGATTGATATACATAAAAATTCACATTCAAAAGTAAATTGGCTGTGTAGCTGTGGTGGTAAAAAATGTATTACAGTTTCGAGTGTTACACGTGGCGATACAAAAACTTGTGGTAAGTGTTATCAAAATGCATGGAAAAAATACGAAATAAACAAAAAATTAATACATTCGTTGAAATTTCCAATTTTTCCTGATGATATAAAAGAATTTATTGAAGTTCTTGAACCTATCAAATCAACTATGAGGCCATTTCTGGCCGTATGTAATGCTTGCAATTCTAAGTATAAACCAAGATGGAATGATATTCGTCGTGGAATTTCAATAACATGTGGGTGTTCTTATAATAAAATTTCTGGGCAACAACAATCCTTGTTCAATTTTATTAATTCTTTTGATGTTGATCCAGTGCTTGAATATAAGATTAATAATTTTACATACGATATTTTCGTTCCGGTTAACAATTTACTTATCGAATATAATGGACTTCGATGGCATTCACAAACAAATTCTAAAAAATATGATCTTGCTAAATATGAAATGGCCAAATCAAGCGGATTTAATTACCTAATGATTTTTGAGGATGAATGGGTTGGTAAACATAAACAAATAAAAAATTTGATCATTGGTAAATTACACATCGAACAACTGATACATAATTACCATATAAATTTGATTTCAAAGGATACGGCAAATTCTTTTTATAAAGAATTTTGTTATGACAAAACCAATGGGACTGATGTAAATTATGGCATTTATTATAATAATTTGTTAGTCATGTGTGTTTCGTTCTATGAGTTTGATATAGAACAAAATTCTTGGTGTCTTTCCATATCAACTAACAATAAATTCGAAGTTTGTGGTGGTTTAGAGAAAATTCTGAGTCAATTTGTTATTAGTTATTGTCCAAAATTTGTGTATGCATATTCTGATAACAGAATTGATGATGGGTCAATTTTTCAAAAATTAGGATTTAAATTTGCTAATAACATTGAACCTGTCTATTGGGTCGTGAATGGTCAGAAAAGACTGAAATTTGATGAACAAAATGGTAGAAAAATTTGGGATCTTGGTAAGAAACTTTGGATATATAAATCTTAAATAGATTATGGAAATTGATTTAAGCCATGTCTGAACATAATAAAAGAATTGCGTATATAGATAATCAGCTAATGGCCTTGGAATTTAATTCTGGGGATATGGTGCAACGTGGCGGGTTGCACGATTTCTTCCTCACTCCATATTTGGGCCGTGTTATTGTATCTAATCCTGATACTGGTCGAGTCAAGGTCCAGTGGCCGTGGGGTATTGAAGAAGAGACCCCGACTGAGCTTGTAAAAGTCCATCCTGATAGGACTGATAAATTACCAATGCTTTGGGTTGATCAAAGTTATTCATCACTGGACCAGAGTCGTCATACCAATGACGAAGAAACTTTGAAACTTGATGAAAAATGGAGAAAGAAATTATTAAAATCGGCATCGTCTGAAACTATTTTAGAACGTGCTGTTCGTAGATATGAAAAACGGACTATGCCGGTTTGGAGGCAAGCCTGCAAAGCATGGCATACAGGTGAAACTGAAATAGACGCATTTCGTCGTTTGAGTTCATTATTTTCAGATCAACATGGGTCAGAAGCTATAAGGATAACGATATCAAATTTATATGAACTTGGAAGAAGGATTGCGCTTTATTGGAAAGATGGTAACAGAAAGTATAAAGTTACAAAGCGTGAAAGATCAAGTGGAAAATTATCATGTCCAAGATGCAAAACTTTTTTGAAGCCCAGAACATATAAACATGGAGCTAGGTTATTACAATGTAAGGCATGTGGATTTTGCATAAAACCATCTGATTTAGTTGTTGAGTGATTTATTTCAGGTCTTTATTATTAAGTCAATTTAGACTATGGCGTTTAGAAAAACATCCAGTAGTTTGGTATGTAATCCAAATATAAAGTACGACCAGTGGGTTGAGGAATTACGCAGACCCAATGAGGGAGTGTCAGATCATACTAATAGAGTTGCAAAGACTTTATTGAGAAAATGTAACCCGAATCAATATTTATTATCACACAGCACAATCGTTGCGTCCGTTGATACTTATGAACCTAAAAATGTTAAACTTGGCAAACAACTTGTTAGAGGAATGGAGATTGACGTTAGACATCCAGATTATAGAATTAAACCTGAATGTTTGAACATCGTGAACAATAATATGGACGGATGGGCGCGTCCGTTATTGTTAGCAACATACAAAACTTTTGTAGGTGCCAACGTTTATTTAGAGCACATACAGATCCCTGAGTTGTCAAAAGGATTCATTGTTGATGCAATAGCAAGAGATGTTGGCAATTCAGTTTATATTGACATTCTTTGTGCAACTGATAGAAAACACACTAAATTAATTGACGATATTTTATCTGAAGAAATAACAGCTCAATCGATGGGCTGTTTTGTTCCAGGGTCTTTGGTTACTTTAGGAGACGGTTCTGTCCTACCGATTGAAGATATCAGACCTGATATGGAAGTCCTTTCTCAAAAAGGTAATGTGTGTCGGGTAAACAATTTACAAATCAGAGAAAATCGTTGGTCGATTTATAAAATCAAAGCCGTTGGTCTTCCTGTTGTTAATGCTACAAGCAACCATGATTTTTATGTTGTTCCGCGTGATAGTGTTATTTATAAGAACAACAAATTTGTACAAACTACATATAACTTTGAAAAATTAAACGCTGACAAGATTCAAATCAATGATATTATTGCTACACCAATCCCGACCAACACCATCAAACCTGCTGTTACACTTGAAGAAGCTAGATTATTAGGTTATTGGATTGGTGACGGTTGGAAATGGGAAAATAAACATGATTCTTCAATTGGGGTTGGTTTATGTTGTGATGTTAGCTATCCTGACATAGCTAAGGAAATGTCATCAATTATTGATCGTATTTCTTGGAAGTCTAAAGAAACTCGTGTTGTAGCAAATGGTGAATTTTTTAGTAGGTCGCAATTCATTTCAGCTTGGTCTGAGAATGATAAATCATTCGCCAGTTTATGCAAACGTGCTGGTGTTAGTCGTAGAACTGGTTATAATTGGGTAAATTCTTATAAAGAAAAAGGCACAGCATTTTTATCAGATCCGCGCAAGGAACCAAAAGCTGTATCCTGCCAACAAAGAAAGAACGCTTATTACCTTGTTTCTTCTAGTCATGCAGTTCGGAATTTAATTGACGCTTATACGCACGGTCGTAAGGCTCTTGAGAAATCGATTTCTCAGGATGTCATGTCATGGCCGATTGATCATCAATTGGCATTTTTATCTGGAGTTGTTGATTCCGACGGTTGTGTTAGCACGACTAAAAACGGCACAAAACAAGTTTTCATATCAACTCGTAATAGGAATTTAGCTAATCAGTATTTCTTACTACTTGCTAGATGTGGAATAATAAGTACTGTCTCATCAATTCGTAGAAAAGGTACTAAATTACTTCCAAATGCAAGCGGTATTGATTATCAAATCAGAATTAGAAATGACGGATCAGTAAAAATTCCATCTGTAAAAATCCAAAAAAATAAATCAGAAATTCAATATAAATCAGGAAATTCAGATCGATGGATTGCTGGTGGTTATTTATTCTCGCGTATAAAGAAAATCGATAAAACTGAGTACCGTGGGTTTGTTTACGATATGCAAGTTGATAATGATCATTCATATGTCGTAAACGGTATTGGTGTATCTAATTGTATATCACTTTTTACCATTTGTACAAAGTGTGGGAATGTTGCTGCAGACGATAGTAATCTTTGCTCCTGCATTTTATACGAAGGAAAAGGTAACAAATTTATTGATGATACTGGCGCAGAGAATCAAATTTCTGAATTAATTGGTCACGTTTCTGTACCAAAGAGCAATCAATTTATTGAAGCTTCTTGGGTTAAAAATCCGGCTTTCAAAGGTGCTGTTAAACGCAATCTTTTGAATCCAACTTTAGTACCAAATTCACAATTTGCTGCATCTCAACAAATTTATGACGTAAGATCGTCTCAGCCTTTACCTGATGGTATCAAACATGCAGCTTCAATGAAAATTGCACAGGAGCCTGAAGAGAAGCCGGCAGAAGATAAGCCAGCTGATGAAGCTCCGACAGAATTTGATAAAGCTGACAAGCCAGCTGATGAAAAGGCCGATGAAAAGCCGGAAAAAGAAGAATCAAAAGAAGTTCCCGTTGATGAAAAAATTGATAAATTAATAGACAGCATACAAGAAACGATTGTTGAGGCTCTTTCAAACCGAATCAAAGAAAGATTTGGTCCGAAACCTGAAGATGTTGGGTATGCCGAAAGTCCGACGCAGCCTGTCGGTGTTACTGGTTACAATGATAATTTGGTGCTTGGTTCAACTGCAGATCACAAATATTTGAAATTCAAAAACGGGCTTCGAAAGCAATTCGGATCTAACAAAAAATTGATTGAGTGGTCAGAGAAAAATTATAAAATTGTTCATTACGGTGGTTTGCGTGCCATAAAAGCAAATCATTTGCATAGCCGTGATTTGGTTCTTCTATCTTGGGTAGAAGATAGAATTAGGTTAGGTCATGATAATTCTACTTTATCAAGTCTTTATAAAGTAGTTTTAGCTGTTGGACCAATGAAATTGTACCCAAGTCAGCAGTCATATCTGGCCGCATGTAGCATCAAATTGGGTCGAAAACTAACACCAAATGAAGAAAGGTTCTTCATTTGGAAGGGTAAAATATCGTCACTGGCGATTGGAAACTAATGGATTTTTCATATGATTTTAATGGAAAGTCCCTATAGGAGATTACACGATCATGCGTAAGCGCACAACTTGGGAATCTGGGAAAGCTCATCAAGCTGCTACAGCTAGAAAAGCTGATATTTACGACATGAATCAAGAGCATCCTCAACCAACTCCAGTTGAGTATGAGAGCGGCAATCCAGATGAGTGGGCTGAGTCATGGCATGGCCCGGGTCGTGTTGATTCAGAATATGAAGGTGGCGCTGTAAAGCGCAACGAAGTTGGTTTCCCAGAGTTTAGGAATGACACCTGGGACCACAAAGACTCAGATAAATGGGGTCGTGATAGCAAAGGTAAGTACGATAATCGGCGTACTGCGGCCGAAAGAAAGGCTGCGGCCGTTGAGAAACTGGCACGTGCCGTTTTGCATACTGCCAGTGACAAGGTTGTAGAAGATCAAATTGTTGATTTTATGAGTTTACCGAATCAAGTTATAGTTTCTACATTAAAACGTATGCGAGAGGCGTCTCCTGATTCGATGGAGCCGAAAGCTCGTTACAATCGAGCTATGGCGTGCACTAAATTGGCAGCGCGTATGCTTGGCGAGAGTGCCGGTGATAATGCAATTGAAACTGTCGCCCGTGCTTTTTACGCTGCTGATGATAAGGTGTTGAAAGGCATAATTGGAGCAGTAGCTTCGGTCCGAATTGCTGATGATGAGACAGAGGAAGAAGCTGAAGAGGAAGAAGAAACAGAAACTTCTCAGACAATGACTGAGAAGAAAACTTCTCAGACAATGACTGAGAAGAAAGAGCCAGAAGGCGAAGGCGAAGGCGAAGGAATTACTTCAGCCGAAGCTAAAGAAGTTGAACAAATGTTGACTGAGGAGCTTGGTCCGCCACCAGGCGCTCCAGGCGCACAGCCACCAGTTACAGAGGCTGCGCCAGTTGATGATCTTCATGCGTTGTTCCAGACAACTGAACAACCAGCTGCTCCAATTGCGGCTTCTGAAAACAAATCACCTGGTGAGGTTGAGATCTCATTCGATGGCGGTGATGACGATGTCCACACAGCGTCGAAGTTGCCCGGAGACGATGACGCTTTAGATCGTCTCTTCTCAGATCATGAAGAAGTTAAGGCGCAACGTGAGCTGAAGGCTGCCTCAGAGCAAGACTTCCAGCCAATTGCTGGTCGCACGGCTTCAACAAATCCAACTAAGAAACTTGGTGCTGTCCAGCCAAGTAAGAAACCAACTGAGGACACAATGTTAGAAGCTCTTTGGGATCGACCAGGAGCTTGAGATTATCCGGCATGCTGCCGGTGATATTGGGAAACAAAGACGCAGACCTGGCCTGAAATTTCGGAGGATTTAAACGAAGCGGTTGAATTGAATGAAGTTAAATAATGGTTTCGCGCCAATGGTGGACTGAAATCGTTTAACTTTAGACAGTTTGATAAGCTAAGTGCAAGTCTTTTGGGATCTGGGAGATAGTAATGGGAAACATCGGCGGTCAAGCATCAGGCGATTTTCGCCTTTCGAATAGCTCGCTGCGCATTCTGTATTCCTATGTAAAAGATTCAATTCCGGATCTTGCATCGGATGCATTTACGCAGAATAACCCGAACGTTGAGACTACCACAAGCGCGCGGTCTACGACTTTGCCAGCTAACGTGAAGCTGGGCGTGCTTGGCGGTTCGGTAGCATTGGTTCGACCTGACGCGGGAACGAACACTGTAGGCGGAGCCAAGGTAACGGCTGGTCCAACCTACATTGCAAACGTTCGCCCCCTCGGCATCTTCATCAACGACGCTCTTGGAAATGCGTACGAGAACACACCCGGCGTGGCCTCAGGAAAAGGGCCATTTGTTCGTGGTGGTGCAATCGGAACGAAAATCTACGAGACTCAGGTGCAGACAACAGTTGGCGGTGGCGTGATTGGTAACCCGCTGACATCATATGATGAAGGTCAGCTCCTGTACGCGTCTGTCAATGGTTATTTAACGAACCGTTGGCAAGATTCGTATGAGACTCAGTGGATCACAGCTGCAACTTCTGGTTCTGGCGGTGGCGGCGCTGCTATTGAACCGGATTTAACTCGTATGGGCGTTGTTCTTTCTGCACCGGACTCCAGCAGCACCGAGCTGTTTGTGGAGCTCTACGCCTGATTCAGGCTTAGGAGGATAGCAAGATGCCGTTTGGAGTTCAGGTTGTCGACAACGCAGTCAAAGAAAAGGTTGTCGACCAATACATTGGCAGTTCATCTGGCCGTCGTCGCTTAGCGGCTTCGATGGTTCAGCCTCTGCGTGAGCGCAGAGATTACTCGTCTGTAGGCCGTAAGACCTTCTTGGTTGAGCAGCTTCCGGATGGAGCGCTTCCGATCTATGACAAAGATCCGGACGTGATTGCATACGTGATTGGTGAGGAAGGCGAGAGCATTACAGCCGTTGCAAAGCCACGGCGCGTGATTTTCCCGCTTTTCGAAATTGCGGCTCTGCCGAAAGCCCCGCTCACACAGGTGAAGGAGCGCCGGTACGATCTGCTTAAGCGTATGCAAGATCTGGGCAAAGCTCAGATTCAGGCTGCCGAGGACGACCGTGTGTTCTCGATTCTTGATGCCATCGCGGTCAGCGGTTTTGACTCGCTGCCTGGCGGCACGAACCCGGATATTCCAGTTGTTGCGCCAGTTTCTCCGGCCGTCCTCGCGGACGCGTTCGCCGAAATTGAACGCCACGACCTGCGTGTTGCTCGCGTTTATATGAACGCGACTGATTACGCAGATATCCGTAAGTTCGGTCGCGACGTTCTTGACATTGAGAGTCAAGCAACGCTGTGGAAGAGTGGTATGATGGCGAGCGGTTGGAACGCTCAGTTCATTGTGTCACGTCTCGTTCCGGCTGGCATTGTGTACGTCTGTTGCGAGCCAGAGTTCTTTGGACGGATACCAGTCCGTACAGAGTTGACTGTATTGTCGGCAGACAATCCAGAAGAGCGCACGATTGGTTTCAGTATGTTCGAAAATCTCGGGATCGGAGCATTTAACCCACGCGGGTTGGTGCGTCTCATCATTACGCGGTGAGCTTTCTGAGCTTTTAAGAACTCTTTTTCGCCCGAGGCCGAAAACCTCGGGCGAAAAAGTATTTGTTTTCATCCTTAAATTTTAGTTTGTATATTTAATTTTTCTTTAGTTTGTTCTCTTTTCTATTTTCTTTAGTTGAAATATAATACGATCGAAGATTTCGGTGTAAAAATTCTGTAGTTTACATGTTAATAATATTACAAATTTTTTTCGTAATCATTCTTGTATAATTATATATGGATTTGTCTAAATTTTATGACAAAAATAAAACTATTGATGTATATGGAAATCCTAAAAACAAATCACCAGTAATTATCAATTGTCCTTGTGGGCGTGAATCAGTAATAAACTTAAATTCTTTAAAAGTTAGACTTCGTCGTAATGGGTATAATACTATAATACTATGTAATTATTGCACTAGAAAAAACAAAAATCGATTAGATCCAGAAATAATAACTCATGTTTCTGTTGAAAAAACAAAACTTCTTCACGGCACTCCAAAAAATAAACATAGTTTAGTAGTAGTTTTATGTTCTGTGTGCAATTCGTACCATAGTATAAAGATATGTTCTCTAAAATTTAGAATATGGGAATATAAGAAAAATGGATTAATTTATAAATACGTTTGCAGAAAGTGTAAATCAGGCGGGTCTATGCCAGTGCAATCAGATATTGATTCTGCCATTAATCAAGAGAAAACATTACAACAATTTGGTTCGTATCGTGATAAAGGTAAAAAAGTAATAGTTGTTTGTTCTTGTTGTAATAATGAGATAATAATTAGATTTGACTCTTTAAAAAATGCTATTAGACGGCATAAGAGAAAATCTTCGGAATCTTTTCGGTATATATGTCGTTCGTGTTATGAAATAAGCGAGAAAGCTAAACACATACGTTTAAAAGCTGTACAGAAGGTATCAACTGATGGATATCGTTCAAATATAGAGATTGCTACAGGCAACATTTTAAAAAGTTTAGATTTAAAATTTGAACAACAATTTGCAATTGGATATTATCTTTTTGATTTTTTTATTCCAGACCATTCTGTGCTTGTGGAGGTTCAAGGTGAATATTGGCATGATACCCCTGACGGTATGAGAAGAGACTCTTCAAAATTTTCGTACATTGATAAATATTTTCAAAATTTTCGTATTTTGTATCTTCATGAACGAGATTTTTTTAACCCAGAAATTGTGAAACAAAAGATTTCTAAATTTGTATTAAAGGATTTTAATGAAATTCAACATAAGTTTGATTTTGAAAATGTTATAGTTAGAAAGTTCAATGAAATTGATAAAAATCGAAATTCAAAAAACCATGTGTATGTTGATTTTTTGAATTCGTTTCATTACGCACAATATGGTAGGAAAGAAAAATTAGTGGTTGGTGCTTTTCTTGAAAAAGATCTTATTGCGGTGTGTAAATTTACGCCAATTATCAGAAAAGAAGTTGCAACTTCTATGAATTTGAGCCCATCTAAAGTTATTGAGCTTGATCGTTTTTGTATTCATCCAAATTATCAAAAGAAAAATTTTGCAAGCTGGTTTTTATCCAGATGTTCAAAACTGTTATTTGATGAATTTAAATCAATTGATGTAATAATATCATTTGCAGACCCAACATTTGGCCATACAGGAACCATATATAAGGCTTCAAATTGGAAATTTTTAAAAGAAACATCAGTTAGTTATTTTTATATTAGTCCAGAAGGATATGTCGTTCACAAAAAAACTCTTTACGAACATGCTCAAAAAATGAAAATGAAAGAACGTGAATACGCAGAGAAATTTGGTTATGAGAAGAAGCCAACTAAATCAAAATTGAAATTTGTTTTGTATCGATAATTAACAAAGAGTGTTGTTGAAGAATAATTATTTACTTGCCGGTTTTATGTCAGCTTTTTCAACCAATTTCATAACGTCTTCCCACACCGGATCGTCCTGTGCTGGGTAGTCAATCCCTGTTGAACGGAATAATTTGTAAACCTCTGGTATTTTTTCAGAAATTTCGTCCCATTCTTCTAATGAATAATCTTCATGACTGTACGGGAACGTTTCAGCCTCAGTTCCATAATCATATCTTTCAGAAAGCGGTGATGAAGCAATTTTTGAAGCTATTTTTGAAATCATATTTTAAACTTTGCATTAAAAACTTTAAATATGAAATTTCGCAGGATTGCTTCAAGGATTGCTTCTCGCTCATATGTTCTGAATGAAGTTGAAGCTGCTTTTGAATCTGAAGGCGTTTATCCGCCAGCCATGCAAGAAATTGCCCCTGACACATATGAAGGTGAGATTGACACCGGTTGGACTTTAAAGGTTAAAGAACAAAAAGGCGGATTTGCTGGTCCGTCTCTTGACGTTTACTTAAATGGAAAATTACAAAAGTCTATGAATGATGCAGCAAAGGAATATAAACAAAATAAAAGTAAACCACCGTCAGCAATAACTAAGACCGGTGATGGCGTTAGAATAGCTCCTGATTCCGGGCCAGGTTATGAACTTCGTAATTATAATCTTACCGTTCATTATAAAGGCGGTGTTAATATTGAGCGCATTGATATCACGTTTGAAATTGATGCTGGCAGAACTCCAAAAGAAGAAGTTTCTATGGATGTCGAGTCTGGTCAAGGCTTTGTAATTTGGCACAAATTGGAAATTGACGGGGTAGATGTGACAGCTGAAGCCAATGATTGGTCTTGGCAAGAAATTGGTTATACTGGTGAAGAATTGGCAACTCGCGCTTCAGAAGTTTTTGAAGATTCGGTTGCTAAACATAAAAATGAAATCCCAGAATGGGGTGAAGGCAAGTTTTTTGACTGGTTATTTAATAACAACCATAAAGTAATTGATGGCGTCTTACATTTAAATCCAGAAGCTGGTAAAGATGAAGAAGAAGATTAAATTATCCGCAAATTTATTTTTGTTTAATGTAACTTGCCTTCGTGAGTAATTATGAAATCCTAGAAGGCGGAAACGTCCCTGTCTATTCATGGACTAAGGGCGTCCCATTTGAACCTGGTGCTAAGCTCCAATTACTTCAGACTGCCCTTCTTTCATTTATTCATAAACATATAGCTGTTATGCCAGATGTCCATTTTGGCCGAGGTTCGACGGTTGGCAGTGTCATACCAACAATTAAAGCAATTGTACCTGCTATGGTCGGAGTTGATATTGGTTGTGGTGTAATTAGTATTCAGACTTCATTGACTGCCGATAAACTCCAGGATAAAGCTGATCAACTTTTATATGACCACATATCAAAAGTCTTGCCGGTTGGTAGTGCTGATAAGGCCAGAGAAGGACAATGGGGCAAAACCCCAGGCTACGTCAATAACGCCTGGGAGAAACTGAAGCCTGATTTTGATGGAATTGTTGGACGCCATGGTAGATCAAAAATAGCTCCAGTCGTTGAACAACTTGGAACGCTTGGTGGTGGCAACCATTTCGTGTCTATCAATTTAGATCAAGATGATAATGTATGGATTTTGATCCACTCCGGTTCACGTGGCGTTGGCAATAAAATTGGTTCTCATTTCATAGAGCTTGCTAAAAAAGATATGGAACGTCTCGGTGTAAGACTTCCAAACAAAGACCTCGCGTATTTTGAAGAAGATGCTGAACATTTTAATGATTATGTGAATGCAGTTGATTGGTGTCAAGAGTACGCAAGAGTTAATCGTGAGCTAATCTTGAGAACAGTTATTGACGCAATGAGGAAGAGCGGTATCCCAAAATTCACTTTAAAAGGTGAAGTTATAAATAATCATCACAACTATATTAGAAAAGAAGAACATTTCGGTGAGCAAGTTTGGATAACACGTAAAGGTGCAATCAGTGCCAGACAGGACGAGTTAGGAATTATTCCTGGTGCGATGTCAGGGTTTTCATATATTGTTAAAGGAAAAGGAAATCCGGATAGTTTTTGTAGTTGCTCTCATGGTGCTGGAAGAGTAATGAGCCGTGGTGATGCTAAACGTTCAATAACGTTAGCACAGCACAAAGAGGCAACTTCTGGAACAATTTGTCGTCAAGATAGCGGCGTTCTCGATGAAAGTCCAGCCGCATATAAAGACATAAACGCAGTCATGGCCGCACAATCTGATCTTGTTGACATTGTTTATACTTTGAAAGAAATAGTTAACATTAAAGGATAGTATAGTTGTGGATGCCAGTTAGGGAGTTATCATTCCGCGGTTTTTCGTATAAAATAGAATGCTTGGAGACTTATCCGTATCATCCTAGTTGGTTCTCATTTGATGATGAATCATCGGTTCGTGACCGTGATTGGCATATATCAAGTGGCGATGTTGTTTTAGATGTTGGTGCGGCTTATGGTTCATATGCTTTGACAGCTCTAGCTGTTGGGGCAAATTTTGTTTATGCTTGGTCACCACAGGGTCCACCAAATGAAAGAACTGAGAAAGAGACTCTTGAAGAATCTCTTAAATTAAATGGTTGGTCAGATAAATGCATTATATATAAATCTGGAGTGTATTCATCGACCGGTCATCTGAATGTGTGTTCACAAACATTAGTTGATAATATTGATGATCCATATGTTATTGAAGTTGAGCCGCTTGACGTTTGGCACGAACGCGTTCAGCCAAATAAAATTGATTGGGTTAAATTCGACGTTGAAGGGGCCGAAGTTGAGGCATTAAACGGAGCCTTAAATCTGATTAAAAAACATAAACCAAAATTTCTAATTGAAAATCATATTTTTGTTAGACAATCAATACCCGATGAAATTAGAGAAATTCTTATAAATGGGTTTGATTATAAGGAAATTTCAAACGTTCCTTACCATTCAGTTTCGCACGGTTTGTACATTCCATCTATATAATATATAGTCTATTTAATACACCTAATGAACATGATTGACAAACAAAAAGCCGGTTTCTGAAGTTTCTGAACTATTGACAACTAAGTCGGTGTAGTATCGTGCATGGCTAATCTAACTATTTCACAAGCTCTTCGTCAAATTAAAAAGCTCAAGGGTCAATTGTCTGACAATCTTGCTAGGGCTTCTTCGTCCGTTTCATATGTAGTTGATAATAAGCCCGCTTTTTCATTTAAAGCAACTCTTGAAAAGTCTGATGAAATTAGGAATCAGCTTATAAAACTAGAGTCTATGGTTTATATTACTAATGCTAATACTACGTTCGATTTTGAAGGTAAAACCACAAATCTTGCTGAAGCAGTTCGCACCCTTCAGGAATTGAAAGGTCAAATTGTTTGGGTGAAAGGTTTGCCGTGTCGTGCCCATGTTGACACCAAAGATGATAGTTGGGACTATAATGACGATGGCAAGCGTATTAGAACAACTACACATTATAAATGTGATTTACCAGAAGCAGAACGCTCAGCATTTGTTGAGAAGCTCCAAGATCAATTCGACCGTTTAAATAATTCGGTCGAGAAGATGAACCATATCACAGTTTTGCTGTGATATGCGTTCCGGACCGGGAGGGATGATATGAATGGTTGTCCATGGAGTTCTGAGCTGGGCGTATGGTACGCTCAGCTTGAAGCACTCTGTGGAATCATCGATCTACACTGGCACTGATATTGTAGCATTTAGCACTCAGACTTGTCAGCCATAAGCACAAAGCCCCAAGTCTTTAGGTGTCAGCTGTTAGTAACGACCATTTCAGTCTGAACTCCCGGCCCGTTTAATTTCCAAGCATTTATAAAATTAAACATGTAGGAATAGCTTGGAGTAGACTATGAAGAAATTCACCGTGGCTTTAATAGTTGGTTTGGCTGTCGTTAACTGCGGCAGTGATGATGAAGATAAGAAGTCTGGTGGTACTGGAGGAGCGGCCGGAGCTTCAACTGGTGGTTCAGCCGGTTCGGCCACTGGTGGCGCAGCCGGAACGTCAACGGACGGCGCCGCTGGGTCATCTTCTGGTGGATCGTCAGGATCTTCAACCGGTGGGTCAGCTGGGTCTATGTCAGATTCTGGATCTGATGCACAGTCTGATTCTTCTTCCACAGACTGAATTTATTACTGTGTAGATTGAAATTCTGCTAATACATCACTATATTTGTATTCGTTATTTATAGCATGAATTAACTCAAACTCTGGGACATCTAAAACATAAAAATAACCTTCTTTAACATCATTTGATATTATCATTGGAAGTCCTGCTATAAAAGTTACAGGTCCAGTACGAATGTTTATAAAATCAGTTTTCATAATTTTATAATCTGATTTATTAACTAATATGAATAAATTTTCATTATTATATTTTGAAGTTATTGCATAAAGTATTAATTCAGTCTTTAGCACTTTGTGTAACTACGCAATAGGCTGTCAATTTTCATAGATCTGGCTATGAAGTTATTGTTTGTATCCAATAATTTAACCATTATTATATCATCCATGTCGTTCCCGGTCATTTTTACTATTTCAATAATTTTAGATTTGTTTTCTTTGTTTGCCCATTTTGAACCAATACTGACATCGTTAATAATATCTTCTTGTCTAACAAATTTAGTCTTATCATTTGGATCATTTGTTAACCAAATTGTTGGTCCCAGAAAATAATGTTTCCACTCTGAATCAATGTTTCCAATTTTTCTTTGTATTGCTTTTATGACCGTGGTTCCGTTAAGAAGACCTTTTACATCTAAAAATATGTCTATATTCTCACCCAAATCTTTATTTTCATTAATTGATATGAAAGTATAAACTCTTTTGTTTTTAAAATCGGCTGCTGTTATACAATTCCCGTTTATTGATAAAACTTTGCATTTATTCATATTAAATATTACATCTGTTGTTTCTTTTCAATTAAACTCCAAGAATTAGGTGTTGGATACCCTGACAATTTTTTATTCATCCACATTGTATGATTTGTTTCTATTGGTCTTAACCGTCTGGCACGCGGAATGTGTTTTCTTGGGTTTATTATGTACGCAATGTTTGTTGGATCACAATGCCAGTTTAATCCTGAAATCTGTGATAATCTTTCTGCTAAGTCTGAATCTTGATAGCAATGTGATCCATCTAAATCTTCATCCCAACCGTTTATTCGCATTACTTTTTCAAGTTTACAGCTTTCATTTTTTGCATGGAAAAATATTGGTTGTATACATCCTTTTTGGTGTGTTAATTTTGGGTCTGTATTCCAAAAAACTTGATCTGGATGCAAATTTTCAATATTAGAAAATTCTTGTTCGAATATGCTCCACATATAATTATTTAATTTTCCAGATTTTAAATCATCGATATAAATATCAATTTGTTCTTGTTTGTGATCTAGAACAGTCTCTAATTTGTATATTGGAAAATCTTTTTTTAACGTTGGTGGTTCGAAATAATTGTGTGGGCACATTAAGGCTTGTAAATCGTTGTTAGATTTATGAAAATTAGCGTGAATCTCAACGCAATTGTTTAATAACCATGTGTAATCAGTAACGAATAATACAATTTCTCCATTTGCGTGAACAAGTCCAGTATTTGCGAATTTGCAAAAGCTGTTTATTGGGAAAGGATTATTAAATGGCGGTTTATGCACAATTTTGAAATCAAATTTCTCTAGTTTGTTTGATATCAATTCATGTCTATAATCAAATATTCCATCTATTAGAATTAATTCAAAATTTTTAAATGTTTGACCATTCAAGCTGTTTAATAAAACATCAAGCCCGCCCACTCTTATGGTTGGTACAACTATTGATACGTATGGTGTCATTTCTGGCATGTTAATGTCAATTCGTAAAAAACTTCTGAACAATGAATTTTCGTTCTGTTTATATTTTTGAACCCATTAGAATGTAAAAATTTCGTCAGTTTTTCTTCTGTCCAACCCCAGCAATGTTTGTCGTAATCAGATAATTCTTCCCCGTGTGTTGATCCTTGTTCACCCCAAATCAACTCCGATAAATTAACCGACTCCGGATTTTCCAACCACATTTTCATAACGATTTTCATATCAACTTCACCAACTGTTAATATACCGGTCGGTAGTAAAACACGTCTTATTTCTTGTAACACTTTTTCATGATATCGTGGTGCTAAATGCAAAAGTAAATAACCAGCATATATCTCTGATACGGAGTCATCTTGAAATGGAATTTTATCTTTTCTAGCGTCCCATATTATATCACATTCTCTTTTAGCCAACGGCCATTTCTTAACAATATCAAGGTTCAACCACCCATCTCTTATGTCAGTTCCACTAGCTAGGTTTAACTTCAGCATAAATTTTACCTAGGTCTTCTTTATTAGAAATTGCCCAATTATAAATAAATTCTATTCCTTTTCTAACTCCTATTGTTGGTTTCCAATTTGTAATTGAATTAAATTTGTTAAAATTTGTTAAAAATAATAAATCTTCGTTTTTTCGACTCGGTTTAGTTTTTATCTTCATTTCTTTTTTTGTTATATCTTGTAATAAGTGAATTGCTTCTATACAGCTTATGGTGTTTTCTGCTCCTCCTCCTATGTTATATACATTGCCTTTCATATTGCCTATGTTTTCATATGACGCTAATACGGCACTTGCCACGTCATTTGAAAACAACATGTCTCTAGTTTGAACTCCAGACCCTTGTAGTTCTATGTGCCAATCAAGAGCGGCTGATATACAAAACCATGTTAGCCATCCGTGTCTTGGGCCGTGGCATGGAGCATCTCCATACAAATTTGAACAGCGCAACACTGTTACTGGAATGTTGTAAGTTCTACCGTATGCCATACCAAGTGCGGATTGCGCCATTTTGGATGCAGCATACGGTTCATCTGGTTCTAATATGACAGATTCATCTATACCATTAAAATTATCATTCCATATCATTCTTGATTTTCCAGGTTTACATTTGATATGGTCCGTTTTATATGGTTTTACGCTTGATAACATTATAGTTGGTGTGTTTGGTTTTGTTTTTCTTATTGATTCTAACAACAGTCTTGTTGCATCAACATTCGATATCCAATCGTCTGAAGGAAAATCTGTACTATGTGGTATCCCGGTATGAGCTGCGGCGTGTAAAATTGCATCACTTTTTTTAATTATTTCATCCAACGGTTCTTTTTCTAATCTTGATGTTATAATTTCAACACGGTCTTTAAATTTTGATTTTAATTTGTCAGCAATCCATATGTTTCTCGGTTCTTCTGCTGCATCGAGTATGATTGATTTGTCTCCTTTGTTTATGATTATTTCAACAAATTTTGAACCTATCACACCTAATCCACCAGTTACAAACCAAGTAGACATATTAACACATTACAAATGTAAAATCTTATGTGGACGATATTTCTAGATGTTCCTTTTGTGGATATGAAAGTGAAGATGTCGAATGCGCTGGCATATATTATTGTCCTAATCCGATATGTCAAGGATGTGGTGCGGCATGGTTTAGACAAAATATGAAAAGTTTTACAGAATTACCGTCTGGTAAACATACCATAGATGTTGTTGAATTATATGATTTTGGTCAATGGTTAATTAATGGTGATTTACCGTCTGATTTTAAGGACGCTGTTGCAATTTCTTTAAAATCAATCGAACAACATTGCGCAATTGAAATTACTGAAGAAGTTGTAAATTCATAAATCTATTTTTGAATTTGTTTGGTATGAATTTTAGTCGTATAGCATGCCGCATAGCCGTGGTTAACCCAGAATTTAAGCGGCTAGAAGAGCATGTTGATGACGCTCTTGGTGTATTAAAATCATTGCGACAAGATTTAAATAAGGCTCTGGCTGACTACGAAGATGTTGAAGAATTCTCAAAATTCTTCAAAGAAGAGTTGGCTGAAGAGGAAGAACTTAAAAAACTTTTGCAAAAGTCAAAATCAGCCAGTGTTGTTGTGGCTGGTATTTGGGACAAATTAAAGTGGTTTTTCAAAAAACCAAAAGATGTTGAAGAAGACACTTCAATACATCCATCATACATGATGGATGTTGATGAATTTGTTGAGGGTAAATCTGAATGGGCTGATCCTTCTTATTATATGGAAAAAGAACGTGAAGATAACAAATTGTTTTTTGATGGTGTTTCTGATGTTTTGAAATCTATGGAGAAGATTCGTATTAAACCATCTAAACCATCAATTGATAATTTGATGTCAAAAATTGACATTTTGGTTAAATCTGGAGAAAGTATTAAAAAGGGTTTATATAAACATTTGCTCGAACCTGCTGCTCGTATTGAACTTGAAGAAGACAAAGTTGAGACCAAGCCATCAACTAAACCGACTATGAGTTTGGAAGGTGCTATTGACCATTATTCTGACATATTAAAAGAACATTCTGGTGACCCAACAAAATCGAAGAGTTTGTTAAAAGAATTTTTTAACGCTGTCTCGCCTTATCTTGAAGAGGAAAAGGCTCAGATGGCCTCTGTTACGACATAAATGTAAATTTTAAACATGATAGGCGTGAGGTACATGCAATGTGCTTATGTATTGAATAGATCTGATTTAGAAGCTAAATTAGTCCTTGGTGGATATAGTAAAGGCTTAATTAAACGGTGTAAGAAATTAGCAACAATTGCGTTTAGTTACAACCTTGGTGCTGAGGGTCTAGATCGACCAATAGGTCTTTGTGAAAAACATTCTGTAATTAATAGAAGTGATGTTTTAAAATCAGTTATGTTTGTTGATATTGGTGGTTCACCAAAAAATATATCAATAGACGAAGCTGTTGATTTAAGAAATAAATACATACGACGAAAATTAATATCAAATTTAGAAAAATTGGTTGGTCATAATTATAATAAAGGTATCACGCTTGATGATTGGAAAGAATTAATTGAGGCCGCTTGGAATGAAAAAATAACTAGAGATTTGCTTGGTGTGTAAATTACCATTTTGAATAATGATTGAGAATTTGAGCAGTGAAATTTTCGTCTTTATTTAATTTTTTCATTTTCAATTGTTCACAATATGATGACGGCCCAATTTTGTTTTCAACAGCATCGATGTACATGGAGAATTTACCTTCATCTGTAAAATACGAAAATTCGTATACTTCTTCTTGAAGTGTGTGAATTGATTCTGATGCTAACGCCGTGTCAATCGCAATTCTAATGTATTCTGATTCTGTTTTTTCTTTTACAATCTCAAACCAATTAGAATAATTGAATGGCTTAAAGTTATGCCCCCTTCCTGTTTGTTTATATCCTAGGAGTGTTATTTTATGCCCAGATTTTGCCGTTATATCAAGAATTTTTTTGAATGTTTCAATATCAGTAGACCCCATTACATATTGAATAGATGGTTTTTCCGAACCATATCCGAATTCGTATTTCGATAATTCGTTTATATCATTAATACATTCAACAGAAAATGCAAACGAACCACATGTTTTTAATATTTCGTCTGCGTTCTCAGACTTTAACCATTTTAATGATTTTGTTGTGAAATTTGGTATAACGTTTTTCTTTTTAAACATTTGAAGGATAGTTAAAAATTCTGGATGCAGAGTTGTTTCACCGCCACCAAGTGCTACTTCAAATACTTTCATATTAGCAGCTGCATCAACGATTTTTTGAATGTTGTTCAGATCTGCATGTCTCCCTTTTATTGTTGATCCCTGATAACAATATTCGCAATTAAATGGGCAATAATCTGTAATTTTAATGTCTATTAATTCGGGTGTTGATGATTTGATTGGTTTTTCTAGTTTCTGCTCCGGTTTTTCGAATGAAAGTCTAACTTTTGCTCCATTTCTTCTGTTGAAGATAGTCCAAAAGTTGTCATCCTTTTTTGCCACCGAACTTGGTTTAACATCTTTTTCCAAATTTAATTTGAATGATCCATTGCTTAAAGGGTGTTCATCCCCATTATCGTTTCCGCCTAAAATTACAAGTTCATCTTGCAATAAAAAATCTTTGAAATCTTTGAAAAAATTTTCATCTATTGATGATTCTTCCCAATTTAATGGTAAAGAATAAATTGATTGATGGTCTATAGTTATATCGAATTCTTTAGTATCATTATCAACAATTTCTTCAGTTATTGCTAACTCTCGTTCTGTTTCATTAATTGCACACCATTCTTTTACTATATTAATTGCCGTGTTTTTATCAGAAACGTGTGCAAGGTTGCTGTATAGTGTTGCAGCTAAATAATTTTGTTTTAATTCTTTGCTTGCCGCTGTAAAACATTCCCATCCAAAATAGTTTTTATCATCGATATCATCTTTTATATTTTTTAGAAAAATCAACGAGTGAGAAGAGCTAGAATTTGTAGCAAATCCAAGTCTTACATTCCATATTTTCATTTACCGATATTACATTAAGCTAATTAGTATTTACCGCAATTATTCATGATGAATTTCAATCCTGGCCAATTTCACAATAACCGAATCAGATCCAGTCGGCCCAGTCGCTGAACTTCCGAGGCTTACTTGTATTTCATATGTTTTATCTAATTGTGACAAACCAAGATCTGGAGAACGCAATAAAGTTGGTGTACTATTAACTGTTGCAAGTATCGAATTTGGTACATATGTACCAACGGCTAGATCGTACAATCTAGCTGTACCAGTAAGACCTGCTGACGATTCTATAACAGCCGCAAATCTAATATGTTGTGATGCGGTTGGAACCGCCGGTCTGTAATCACGCGGATCAAAATTTATAGCACCAACAGATGCAAACCCTGTTGCGTTTGATGATTGTTTACCAGCAACCCCAACAACATGTTGAACTTTTGATATTGTATGCACAACTGTTCCAGTTACACCAGCTGGCCCTGTTACACCAGGATTGAGCACATTTTTTATTTTGTCTATTGCACCTTGTACATATGAAAATCCAAATGTTGGTGCTGTATCATTTGCTGTAACGGAAGCTGCGTCACCACCGCCACTGCCAGGACCAGTTGGTCCTTGGATGCCTGTGGCTCCTTGTGGTCCGGTAGCACCCTGCGGACCGGTTTCGCCTTGTGGTCCGGTCGCTCCGGTGACCCCTGGCGATCCTTGCGGACCAATTTGTCCAGTAGCACCCTGCGGTCCAGTAGCACCCTGCGGTCCAGTAGACCCAGTAACACCTGGCGATCCTTGTATGCCTTGTGGCCCAGTTGCACCTTGCGGTCCGGTTTCGCCTTGTGGCCCAGTTGCACCTGTTGGACCAGTTGCCCCAGTAACACCTGGCGATCCTTGAGGACCAATTTGTCCAGTAGCACCCTGCGGTCCGGTCTCGCCTTGTGGTCCAGTCGGCCCAGTCGCTCCGGTCGACCCTTGTAATCCAGTAGCACCTTGTTGACCAGTAGCGCCCTGCGGCCCAGTAGCGCCCTGCGGCCCAGTAGGTCCTTGGATGCCTGTGGCTCCTTGTGGTCCAGTAGCTCCCTGCGGCCCGGTTTCGCCTTGTGGTCCGGTTGCACCAGTAACACCCTGTACGCCGGTAGCACCTTGTAGACCAGTTGCTCCTTGTGGTCCAGTAGCTCCTTGTGCACCAGTAGCTCCTTGTGCACCAGTAGGCCCTTGTAATCCAGTAGCACCCTGCGGCCCGGTTACAGATGGACCAGTCTCTCCTTGTGCACCAGTTGGTCCGGTTGCCCCAGTTGCTCCTTGTGGCCCAGTAGCACCCTGCGGTCCAGTAGCACCCTGCGGTCCAGTAGCACCCTGCGGTCCAGTAGCACCCTGCGGTCCAGTAGCTCCTTGTATGCCAGTGGCCCCCTGCGGCCCGGTTGCACCCTGCGGTCCGGTCTCTCCTTGTACACCCGTTGGTCCTTGTAATCCAGTAGCACCCTGCGGCCCAGTAGCACCCTGCGGCCCAGTAGCTCCTTGTGGCCCAGTAGCACCGGTAGATCCAATAGCCCCAGTTGATCCTTGTGGACCAGTAGCACCCTGCGGACCAGTTACTACTGGTCCAGTTTCACCCTGTGCACCAGTTGGTCCTTGTGCACCAGTTGCGCCTTGTCCAGTAGCACCCTGCGGCCCAGTCGCACCTGTTGCACCAGTAACACCTGGTGAACCTTGAACACCTTGTTCTCCGGTTGCCCCCTGTGGTCCAGTAACAGCTGGACCAGTAGCACCCTGCGGCCCAGTAGGACCATTTTGACCTGTTGGTCCCTGCGCTCCTGTTGCTCCTTGTGCTCCAGTCGGTCCTGTTGCTCCGGTTACACCTGGTGAACCTTGTATGCCCTGTACGCCGGTAGCACCTTGTTGACCTGTTACAACTGGACCAGTAGCACCTTGTGGCCCAGTAGGACCGGTAGCGCCTGTTGGCCCCTGTACGCCTGTTGGACCTTGTGGCCCAGTTACTACTGGCCCAGTCTCACCTTGTGAACCAGTTGGCCCTTGTACACCTGTGGCACCTTGTGGCCCGGTGGCACCTTGTGGCCCGGTTACAACTGGACCTGTCTCACCTTGCGGACCAGTAGGACCAGTTGCACCAGTTGCACCTTGTTGGCCAGTTGCACCTTGTTGGCCAGTTGCACCTTGTTGGCCAGTAGGACCAGTTGCACCAGTCTCTCCTTGTAACCCGGTCGCACCTTGTGGACCAGTTACTACTGGACCAGTCGCTCCTTGTGAACCAGTTGGTCCGGTTGGACCTTGTACACCTGTAGCACCTTGTGGCCCAGTAATTGCCGGACCAGTTTGACCTTGTGGTCCTGTCGGGCCGGTTGGCCCTTGTACACCTGTAGCACCTTGCGGTCCTGTTACAGACGGTCCAGTCGCTCCTTGTGCACCAGTTGGACCAGTAACTCCAGTTGGTCCTTGTACACCTGTAGCTCCTTGTGGTCCAGTAGCACCTTTTGGTCCGGTTACACCTTGTGGACCAGTAGCACCAGTTATGCCGGTAGCGCCTTGAAGACCGGTCGCCCCTTGTGGCCCAGTAGGTCCAGTTTGTCCTTTTGGTCCTGTTGCTCCTGGTGGTCCTGGTGGACCACCAGGATTTCCTGGCACACCTTGTTTTCCTTGTTTTCCTTGTATACCAGGCGGTCCTTGGAATTGAAGATTTACATTTGGTGTGTTTTTCTTTATGAAACGTACTGAGAAATTGTATGTGAAGTGGTTATAGAATGGGACCTGTACTGTATTTAATGAAACTTGAGCTAAATCATGCGTTGATGAATTTATGCCAAGTGCTGTGAAAATTTTGTTTAAATTTTCTTGTTCAGATAATGACAATAACGGATTTTTTAGTTCAATATCTGAATTTAATAACACGACTGCTTGAACAACATCTGCTTGTTCTGAAGCAACCTTTTGAACTCCAACCGTAACAGCCATGATGGACAATACCTTATATTAAATTATGCGGCTTTTAATTCTTTTGAAATTTTGTCTATGTCGTCCATCATTTTCAGCATTTTTTGTGGACCTCCTACATTGTTGATTTGATAATATCTTGTGAATGAATTTATACTCTTAGCCAGGTTTTCAATTTCTGTTGTATATTCTTGAGTTTTTTTTGGTTCAATTTGTGACAATTCCATCCAAGTTATTTTTGATGCTATTAACAATAAATCCATACTATATGTATTTCAATAAAACCTCACTCACTGTAAATAATATTAGTTTTTACGTAGTACTAGTATGGCGCCGAAACCAATAGTCATAACTAATTCATTTAAACTTGGTGATGGCGTATTTGTATTCGCTTACCACGATAATTTCGATGGAGATAAATACCTTAATGTCCAAGATAATCTTATTGGTGTTGCATCCTATTTGCACAAATACTATCCAAGCGGGTTCTCTGTGCCATTATTTTTTAATAGTGAAACTTTGGTGTTTGAAATTAATTTTGGCAAGAATTTTAAACTAAAAAATGAACTGAATGTATTAAATTTAATTATTGATTAGACCTTCTTTTGTTATTATTTATTATGAGACTTTCTAGTATCTCTCATGAGATGATGGATGCTTTGTATAAAACTTATGGAACTCATTTGGTTGAAAATAGAATTTACGAATCACTTGATAAATATTGGGATGATTTAATCAAAGAATTTAGAAGAGTCAATATTGAATCTAACATTAGTGATTCTGAAATTGAATCAATAATTGACACGAATATAGCTGACCAGATTGCTAGAGAATTGCTTAATCCAAAATCATTTGATTCAAAGCCGTTAGTCTTGAATTTAAAGAAAAATTTGCTTGGGTTAACTCACAAACATGAATTTGTTCCAACTGCCGATGAAGCTGATGAATCAGATATCATGCCCGGAACTGAAACAGGCGCAATAGAATCAGCTGTCAACAATGCTCTCAACCTTAATGAATTATATTTATTGGCCAGAAATTTAATACCTAGAATAGCTGCTAGAATTTCAATAAAAAATATTAATATGACAAAACCGACTCCGAAAGATATAGCTGAAACTCTTCGTCGAATTGCATCTGGCATAGATAACTCTAAAAATCCAGACCCGGCTTTGGTTGCTAAAGATATTAAAAATGTCATTTCTAGCTTAAATCCAGAACCGAAGAAAAAAGAACTTTCTCCAAAAGATACGGTTGAAGCTCTTCGTAAGATAGCTTCTGGTATTGAAGCTTCTAAAAAACCAGACCCGGCTTTGGTTGCTAAAGATATTAAACAGTTGCTTTCAGTTCTTGAAAGCTAATTAACTATCTACGACTTCTTCTGTAATAATTTCATCCAACATTTTTCTGATGTCACCAGGGTCCATTGATTGTTGTATCGCTTGTTTCATATATGCTTTTAATATTTCTTTGATATCGAAGTTGGACCCATATATTAATGATGGTTCGTTGACGTTGACTGAGTTATCATTTGGTATCCACCAAATTTGATTTTGGTTTGTTACACTTTGTCCTGTTATATTAATCACATTTGTATTTCCAAATACATTCGTATTTCCATATGTTATATCTGATAATCCATATTGATTATCCATGATAAATGTATCTGATGTTTGACTTTCTAATGTTGTTTGTGTCGTGGAGATTATCATGTCTAACAATACCGCTTTAAATGCAGTTTACAAATTTACTAAAAAACAAATTTCTAAAGAATGTGTTGGACACTGTGCAACTGGGTGTGCTTGCGAAAATGGCGGATATTGTACTTGTGGTCCTGAGTGTTCATGCCCGTGCCCGAAAATTGCTTCTGTGTCTTCTTATGGTGCGCCAAAATTTCCTTTATCTGATATTGCTAAGCGTGCTTTGTTCAGGTTTTCTTCAATGAGATATGCTAAAGGTTTAGAAGATTGGACTGAAAAATCAAAGAGAAAATTTTGGGAATCAGTTGGAGAAACTATGACAAAGTGTATGAAAAAAGTTAAAGATGACATGCCGGATGTTGGTGACCCGGCTGCATTTTGTAATAAAATTAAATCGGAAATCGGAGCTGATTAGTGTGTTTCCAATTCTTTGATTATTTTTAACTCTTCATCAGAGAATTTTTGGCTTTCTGAAGATGAATCGGATTTTTTAAATTTTGGCCATTCTTGCATTCCTCTTTCATATTCAATTTCTGATATTTTATTGTTATCTAACATTGACTTCATGACTCTTTTTATCCACAACAGCGCTCCTTGATTTAATTTTCCGTCTGAGTCAAATCTTTGTTTGTTTGGGTTTGGTAGTATTGATGCTATAAACAATGATTGGCTCAATGATAAGTTTGACGGGTTTTTGTCAAAATAATATTCTGATGCTGGTTTTATACCATATACATTCGGCCCGTATTCAATAATGTTTAGATATAGTTCTAATAGTTCTTCTTGAGTTATTGATTCAACTAAATAAGATGATAAAAACAACTCTTGAATTTTTCTGGCTATATTCTTCTTTCTGCCTAACCACAAATTTTTGGCGAGCTGCATCGGTATTGTGCTGCCACCTCTTACAAATCTGCCAGATTTCAAGTTTTCTATAAGAGAATTTTCTAATGCTTTTGGTATAACGCCAGCATGTTTTCCATAACCCGGGTCTTCTGTTGTTGTTATTGATAATGTTATAAACCTCGACATTGCACCAATCGGAAACCAATCTTTTGTTCCTGGGCCTAACTTTGTTGATTTTTGATTTTTATTTATATCATATACAATATGTTCAAATGGTTTTTTGAAATTTTTAACGTTCATTTCATTTGGTACAGACCATTTCTTGCATTTCATTTTTATATTTAATTTCGCGTCCGATTTTTCTTTGTTCTTACTATAGTATTTTATGCTTGTATCGAATCCGAATGTTCCTTCAACTTCTATTTTTTCTAGTTTCCCTTTCATACCGCTTGGTATTGAATTTATTACTTTTTGGCACGGTGAATCTTGCAACGATGCTTCAAGTTCAATTATTGATTGATCTGTCTCACGTTTTAATTTATATGACATAGTCGTATATGTGTCAGAAACATTGAATATGCCAGTTCCTATTAACGCATTTTTTTCTAGTTTTCCTTTCAAATTTGTTTGTAAATTCAAAATCACATTTTCATCTGAAATCAATTTATTATTTACGTTGATGTTTTTAACGTCTAAATTTAAATCATAGTTTAACGTGTCATTCTTTTTTTCATAAACGATATTTGCATTTATTTGTTGTTTGTTGTTTGTTGTTATTTTAAATTCAATATTGTTTTTTCGTAAATTGAATTCCAAGCTGAATTCATTATCATTTATTTTTGTATTTTCTGATTCAAATTTTACCGTATATTTTGTGTCTGATAATTTCGATTCTATTGGAAATGTTTTGTCTACATAATTCCAAATTTTATCAAATTCATTTGATTGTTCATTTGTTTTAGTGGTGGTTAGAGTAGTGGTTAGTTTATTAACCATTAATTCTTTGCTGTTTATTTGTATGTTATCATCTAATTTCAGAATATGAACGTTCTTTAACTTTATGTTTGCTTTCCATTTGATGTCTACGCTTTCTATATTAAATTCTGTTTTATTGTCTGTTTTATTTATATTAACACCTTCTAATGTTGTATTTGGTAGATTGCCACTCAAATTTACTGAAGAATCTACCAATTCAAATTTGGTGTTTCTTCTTTTTGATTTTGCATAGGTCTTTTTGTCTACACATTCTATAGACTTTATGTCTATAGAACCATTTTCTAATCTTATATGTTTTATTTCTAAGTCTAACCCAATTTTGACTGATATGTTCTCAAAATTTGTATATATTTTGTTGTTACAAATTTTTGAACGAACATTTTTTGCATTTATTCCAAACCATGTTAAGTTGACCGATTCTACGTCTGATGGTATCTCAATGCTATCCAATTTTTTAATCAAAATAAATTTTGCCAAAATCGGCAAAAACAAATAAATTGCAAGAGAAACTATAGTTATTAATATTAATTTATTTTTATTTGTCATATAAATATACTACATTGACATTTATACTGAAACTTTGATTGATGGTTATAACTAATGGAAACTCCTAATCAAATATCGGAACGTCTTAGGTTAATTGCGTCAAAATTAGAAATATCAAAACATCCAAATCAAGATTTAGTAGTCAATGATCTGAAATTGGTGTTATTAAGTCTTCTTTCTAGAACTGCTTCTTCTAGGAGGATTGGACCAAACATTCCTGCCAAAATTTCTGTTGATGTGTCTGTTGATGATCAATTTGATCATATAATTAAGTCTTTGGATGGGTTTAATAACCAAAATTATGATAGTACAACTATAAAGAAGATAGCAGTTGATGATATATGCAAACGTATAGCTTCTGTAATGATTCGAATTGCTCAAGAAGCTGAGGAGCTTGGTTTATGGGATCTTGATGAAGGTGAAAGAACTGTTCTGAAATGGGACGATGCTCGTAAAGAGACTAATAATGAAGAAAACCTTGAGTCTAAGTTAAAATTGCTTAAGAGGCAAATAGACAAATTTATAAATTCATTTAAAGGTTCTGAAAAAGAAATGCCAGAATCAGAAGTTATAACGTCTGCTCCTTAATCAATTTTTAATAAAGTTCATAAACTTCATTCTGTATAGTATATTCAAATAGGAGTTGTTGATATGGATATCCAATGGCAGAGGGGTAATTATCACAAATTTTTAGCCCGTATGAAAATTCGCATTGGTCAAAATTCACAAGGTATAATGCAAATTGAACAGGGCGATGAAATTGAATATGATGGTACTATATTAAAATACGCTGGAGCTGAAATTACTAGCCCGTCGTTGCGTGGTGCAATAAAAACTGGGTGGTTAGTATCAGTTGGTAATGATATCAGTGATTTACCACAATCTGTTCAACCACATCGTAAAATAGCAAAAGCTCAAACAATAAACACTGATCTGTCGAAAGTTCAAAGATCAGATAGTGGAGTTTTAGAAACTGCTGATATTGATGAACAAACTATTCTTAGTATTAGCGACAGGCAAGACAAAGGTAAACCCGGTGTTACTGAACGTCCAGAACCGCGCAAATTAACCGCGTCTGTTAAAAAAGGCGTACAAGACCAAGATGGCGAAGTTGTAGGAAGGATCAGATCGCCAGCAAAAGCTGAATCTGTCGATGTTTCAAGAGACACTGATTATGGGAAAAAGTTGAATGAATTGGAGATGCCAAAGCCAATTGGCAAAAAGCCAAATCAAAACGTTATTCTTAAAGAAGGTGTCGAAATAAAAACAAATGTCGGCAGTGTGTCTCCCACTATAAATGAAGAAGAAAATGAAGGAACAGTAATAGGCAAAGTAAGAAAATCTGAGAAAATAAGTTCTGAGGGAATTTCAGTTGAAGATACTAGTTCAAGGCAATCTAAACCAGGTTTACATCTTAATTCAAATGGTTTGAAAATTGACATGAAAATCCCAACCAGAATACGCATAGCACGTCATATTAAGCCTGATTTTCCAATTGATTGGAGCTTTGACGGTAAATTATCAGAGAGGATGAACACTTTGAAATCATATGGTACTGATCCTCAGACGCTTGAAGCTGTTTATGCAGCTGAGGGTGATAATTTCAGGCGGGCTTTAGAAAAAGAATTTCCGAAACAGTTTCGTTGAAATTAATAATTAATTTCTTATTGATTAATTATATTGATGAGTCGTAGTCATAAAGCAAACGTTAGTGTATATATTCAAGAAGAGCTTTCTGATGCTCGTCTGCATTGTGATGAGTTAAAAAGAATTGTTGTAAAGGTTCTTGAGTTAATAAACAGTAGTCAAAAAAAGGACCATTTTTATGCAGTTGCTGGTGATTTAATACACGCAGCGCCTATGGAACTTTTAAAACTCGAAAAATCTTTGGACGCTGCTGCATTCGCTGTTAATAGACTTGATTCAGAAGAAATAAAACAATCACTTAGGCCTGAAAAAATTGACCAACTTGAGAAAATGCTTGAAGACATAAGGGTAAATATACCACGTAGGACTGGTTTACAAATTCGTTTTGATGAACAATCTTCAGAAGATGACATTTCATGGTAGAACAATGAGTGAATTAACGCCTCGTGGGTTCATACTTAGCGACAGTGCATTCTATGCTTACGAGTGCCAGAATGTATTTCCTGATATATTAAGTTTTGCCATAGCTATACCCGATCATTTAAAACCAATGTTTTTAATACCAATAGCAGTTGAGTCTGTAACGACTGCTTCGAGTCGTGTTGCTTCTAAAATTGCATATTCACCAGATGGCGATTTATTCGGCGCAAAAACATTCGTTATGGACGAAGATGACAAACCAACTGTTACCGACACAGAAGAAGGATCAATGTTTGACATTGACGGTTACTGGAAAAAAACAAAACACCAAGAAGATGGGACTAAAATAGACGAAAATATACAAGACCCAACTGATACATCATATATGAGCGATGTTGATCCAACTGGGTATCAAGAATATCCATATTATACAAAAGAAAAGCCGGTTCGTCATTCATCGCAGGTTTTTTTCACAAAACTAGCCTTAAAACCAGAAAGTTTAATACCAAGAACACCTACTAAAATTAAAGATAATGCTGAATATTGTGATGTTAGATTAATATCGTACGATAAGCGCGGCAGGATTTTTACTTTTGGTGTTAGTTCTGGTGAAGGTAAACCAGAACGAACTGTTCGTGTTGCATTGTCGGATGTGGATGACGTTGCACTTACGTGTTCTTGTCCATTTTGGCGATGGAATGGTCCAGAATATCATGCTAAAGAAAAAAATTATTTATTAGATAAACCAAATGGGACTGCATCTCCACCGAATGTTAGAGACCCGGATAGAAAATATTGGCTGTGTAAGCATACGTATGCAACCATAAAACGTCTTGATTCGTTTGTTCAAGACATACTCGAAGATAACTGGGAACTTAGTGATGAAGAACTTCTTAAAGAAATAGACAAAAATTGGGGCGATATGGAATCAGTTTCGCGTATTGCATTGAGCGAAACTGATGAATTACACCCAGAAACAGATATAGAAATTGAAGAAGAGACAGAAGAAGAGACAGAGGAGGAAGAAGAGGCAGAAGAGGTATCAGAAGAACCTGAGTTAGAAGAAGAGGCAGAAGAGGCAGAAGAGACAGAAGAGACAGAAGAGACAGAAGAGACAGAAGAACCTGAGTTAGAAGAGGAGGGAGAAGAGACAGAAGAACCTGAGTTAGAAGAAGAAGTTGTAGAAGAATTTGAAGAAAAACCATAAATTGTATCGTTTATATGATATATGATTTTCTTTGCTCCAAATGCGGGAACATTCAAGAAGAACAATGCAAAGTAGATGATAGGTTAACATTTAAACCTAATTGTGAAAATTGTGGTGGACAATGCAATTATGTTTTTACACCATCAATTCCGCAAGTTGTTTTTAAGGATGGGGCCACAGGATCATGGCCATCAAAAGGCATACACTACCAAAATTTCAGAAGACAACAAAATGAAAAAATGAAAAAACGTCAAAGAGATCGTTATGGAGAACCAAAGCAATTGAACCCGAATTTTGGTGGTAAAGTTACTGAGAGTTGGGCAGAAGCCCAATCGATAGCATTACAAGAAAAAGGTAATGAAAGTGCGGCAACATACGACAACAAAGTCAAGTCGGAAAAAACTGGTTAAATGTGAATTCTGCTTAAACAATTTTGAAAGAGATGTAAAGGCACTTGATAAACCATTGCACTGTAAGTCGTGTAATGGTTTATCAAGTGCCTTTACAAGATTAAAATCTGATTCATCAAAACACGATTTTTATGTTAGTCATATTGAAAAATTGAAAAATCACGAAGTAAATATAACCTCTAAATCTAATGGATTTTATACTTACAGATGTAAATTTTGTTTACGCGAGTTTAATATTAGGTCTGATGCACTATATCATAAATCAACTAATTCATGTAAACATTGTGAGTCAATTTATAACAATTTTTTGTTGTCTGATTCTTTTTCTTCGGAAAGAGAGTTTTTCCTACATGTTAAATCTAAGATTCGATTTGATCTTATAGATGTCGAATCTACAAAGCAAACATATGGTTATGACCCATATTACATGCCGTTGAATTCATTAAAGCCTGTAATAGCAAAATGCGGATTTTGTGGCTCACATTTTGAATTAAAATACAATTCATTTATTAAATGTAGAACTAATATATTACATTGTAAGTTATGCAAACCGGTTTACTATTCATACTTAAAAAGTAACGATAACTCTAATCCGTATGACTATTACGCCAACTTTAAATCATTGAATCGTTGGTTAAATAAAAGTGTGATAAATAATACTATTGACAAATTTAAATATGACCCAAGTAATTTAACTTCATCATCAAAATCAATTGTGGTTGCAAATTGTTATTTTTGTAAGACTGATGTCAACATCCAATTTAGGTCATTTGTGAAATCAAATGGGGTAGTTTCTTGTTCAAATTGTAGGGGAGAAAAACTCAAACATTCACTGATTAATAAATACGGTGTTGATGCTGTAAATCTAATTCCCGAAGTTGTTGAAAGAATGTCAGATCCATTTACTAATCAATTAATTGAAAAAATTTTGAAAAATAGATATAAAATAGAATTTGTTAGAGAATTTATGATTAAAAATTATTCTTTTGATTTTTTTATTCCTTCAGCAAATTTGCTAATCGAATGCCAAGGTGACTATTTTCATAATTTTAAAGACAATGGTTACTCCGGGACCGCTAGAGATAGAGGCAAATCAACATACATTGAAAAATACACAACACATAAGTTGATATGGATTTGGGAGCATGAATTACATATTGGCAGACTTCACAAAATATTAGATTATCATATTTACAAAATTACAGAACCAAAAATTGAAATAATAAATCTAGACGAAATTAAATTTTCAAAAATTAATTGTGAGTTGGCGTCTGAATTTCTTGCAAGCTATCATTATCTAGGAGGGTTTACAAATTCGTCAATAATATATGGTGCGTATTATGATGACAAATTAATATGTGTATGCGTGTATGGCGGTGTTACCCGTGATAATTCAATCAAAAAAATAAACAATGCATTTAATACTAAATATACATCACATTCAATTCGTGAACTTAAAAGATTTTGCATTAGACCAAATGTGTCTTGCGGTAATCTTGCGACCTTTTGTTTAAAACAATTTTCTAAAATGCTAAAATCTGATGTGCCAAATATAAATCTTATATTAAGTTTTTCTGATTCAACTGTTTGTGATGTTGGTACTATATATAAAGCTGATAATTGGAAAAAATTGAATAACACCGGTAATTCTTATCATTATGTTGATGTTTCAACAGGTCGTTTAATACACAAAAAAACAATATGGGACATGGCTAAAAAACTCAAAATGAAAGAGGGTGAATTTGCTAAAAAAATTAATATTTTTAAAGTTGAAGAATTTAGTAAATCAGTTTTTGCAAAGCAGTTAAAATAGTAATCTATTTTTAATTAGTTCTGACTTTTAAATGGCAAGGGATTTTAGTATTACAAGAAGAAGACCAACGTTGGTCGATTTAGTTACGCCCGACCAAGGCGGAGATCCACCAATAGTTGAGTATAGATTTGCTTATGCAGCTAATTTTGATGCAGCTGCTGCCACTATTCAAGATGTTCCAAGACGCGGGTATGTGTCTCCGTCTGTTTTAGATACTGGTTTTAATGATAGTAGATTTAGAGATTTGGTAAGATTTTTGTTTGACCCTAGTGACTATTCAATAACTGATGGTGTACCATTTTTCTTAAAAATGGCAACAAGGCCATTGGGCGGTGTATTTGGTACTCTTGGTGCATACCATATGGTTGTTCCTTATAATCCAACATCAAACCCACCAGCTGTTTTAAATGGCGATGCTCCAATGGCAGCTTCACTGGCTGGATCAGTTGAAATTAATCTACCAAAAACTTGTGATCAATTCATAATCAAAAATTTATCTGGAAATAATTTGTTTATAGCCATAACCCCAGGCGGTCCTGAATACACAATAGGTCCGACTTCATATTTGGAATTATTCGATACTACATCAGCTGTGTTGTTTGCTAGAGGTGATGCTGGAGCAGCAACTTTTAACGCTATATGCGCAATGCAGCATAGCGTTGTTGCCTGATGTGTTTTTTATAATTTCTCCATCCTAGGAGAAGACGAGTATGCCTATAACGTTGTTAAGAGTAGTCAACGAACAAGTTGACTCTATTCAGAGATCAATTTTGATAGATAAGGCTGATGATGGGCAGTCTAATACTGAAATGTATGCACAATTTCGAAAACAACAAGTTTACGTTCCATACTCGAATCCATTAAACACCGCTGTTAAGGGGTATAGCGATTTTGTTCCAACAGACAGAGTTCTTTTGTCAGCTGATCGTGGAACAATAGCTGGATTAACGTCTAGTGGGTACGTTAGTTCGTTTTTCTTTACATCTAGTTTGATAGCAACATCGGTTATCACAGCCGGTGTCAATTTGGCTAGCACTACATTGACTGGTACGACTTTCCTTTCTGTTACCCCTGATTTAACTTATGTTGAGTTTACAAGCCCGGGTGGGCTTACTCAGCTTGTTTCTCAGGCGTCTTTTACGACTCATACTGCTGTCAGCATTGTTGTTCCCGATGCAGCCGTTACGATTGGTTCTGTGACACCTGGTTGGTTAGTCAGAGTTTTTGCTAACTCCAAATATAGCAACCAGTTTGTGCTCACATGATCCGCACTGGAGGAAGATATGCGCGTTGGCATAGTTAGAACTGATTTAGGAGATGGAGTCTACATTTCTGATGTAGAAAGCCGCGTTCAGCGCAACTTTGTTCTTCAACCGCCTGGTCAGAGCCGAAATGTTCGCCGTCCAACTAACACTGAAATTGAGTCAGTTCTAAATGAATTTGCATTTTTAAGTCATAGAGGGGCAAATCTTGCTGCCTCAGTTAATACAGCTGTAAATAATACGTTGAGGATTCGTGGCCCTGGTAATGGTTCATTTTATGTAGTAACCGTAACAGCAGGTGCAGCAACTGCAAAAACAACTATTCGTAATGATCTGAATGCTGCGTTTGTAGCAGATGGCGTCCCGTTTGTTGCGTCAGTTGTTGGTACGAATCAACTTCAAATTGATTCAATTTCACCAAATTCTGGACCGAGTGCTCATTTGGAGCTTGATACGGTTGCGAATGGTTGCACTTTGACAACTGCTGTTGGATTTACGGATGGGTTTACTGCTAATGGTCTGTCTGTCGCAGCTCTTCAAACGGCTGTTTATCCAACACCAACTACGATTAATGTTAGCTCTGCCACAATAACAGCTTTATCAACCTTTGCTAGTTTGACAACTGCTCAAAAAGACGATCTAGTTACTGCTATAGCTGAAGTTATAGCACCAATGTTTGTAGAAACTGGCGCTGTTCTACTTTCATTTCAGAGCGGTGTCTTAAGTGAGCTTATTCAGGCTTCATTCCGACCTGGCGGAGTAAGAGCTGGGCATGCAGCCGGAATTGCTGCCGCAATAGTAGAGAACGATGGTGTGACGGCATTCACTTATCCTTGACGCTATGCGTTATAACATGAGGAAAACATGCGAGCAGGAATAGTTAGAACTGATCTTGGGCCAGGTCTTTACACATCAGATGTTGAGAGTCGTGTTCAACGCGGTTTCTCTATGGAACCACCTGGTCAAAGCAGAATTCTACGGTATCCAACTGATGCTGAAATTGAATCAGCATTAAATTTATTTGCGTTCCTGTCATTGCGTGGCACTGACATGTCCGCAACTGTTGACACGATAACTGGACCAGATGACACATTGAGAATACGCAGAAACGCTGCTGATGCTTATGAAGTCATATCTGTAACTCAGGGTCTTGCAGTTCCTAAAACCACTATTCGTGATGACCTAAACACAGCATTCGTTGCACGTGGTCTACCGTTTGTTGCATCAGTGGCCGGCACTAATCAACTTCAGATTGATACAACCGATGATAATGCTGGCCCAAGCGCACGTTTGCAAGTTGATTCAGTGGTGAATGGAAGCACTTTAAATACCGCCGTTGGGTTTGCAGCCGGCGGCGTTACTGTAACAGGTATCACAGTTGCGTCTGTTAAGGCGGCTGTTTATCCAACACCAACTACGATTAATGTTAGTACTGCGGCTATAGTTGCTTTATCATCTTGGTCATTGCTTTCAGCAACAAAGCAAGCCGCGCTTGTTGACGCGGTAGCTGAAGTTATAGCGCCAAGTTTTGTTGAAACTGGGGCAGTTTTATTGTCATTCGCATATGGTGTTTTCTCAAAGATGCGTAGTGCTACGTTTCAACCAGGTGGTGATAGAGTTGGGTTGCCAGCTGGCGTAGCAGCCGCGTTTTTGCAAGATGATGGTGTTTCAGTTTTCTCTCTATGAGGTTAGTTTATTAGTAGCTGATACCTCTGCGTATTGTTCTAGGTGAACAAACCTAGAATTATTGAATTTGATTTTGATAACAAATCAGAACAAGAAGTTGATTTTAACAACGATATTTCTATACCAAAGTTAGGGAAAAATTTTATATGGGTAGACATTGATTCTACGAAAACAGAAAAAATTAATGAATATTTAATTAAAAATGATATTAATAAAGATCTGGTTAATAATTTATACGATGATATTGAGGTTTATCGACAAAATGATATGTTATTTAACATAACTACATGTTTTCTTCACAATAATGTTATTCAAACTGAGACTGTGAGGTGCCTTCTTGGGTATAGACATCTTGTAACTGTTCACAATGGCGAAAATTATATAATAAATAAACTGAAAGATGGATACATTACTGACTTTAACAAAGTAGCACGGGGACCGGCATTTTTAATTTTTGAAATGTGTCAACATGCTTTGGATGGTTATCATAAAGTACATGACGATTTACGTCATAAACTTATGCAGTGGGACATTTCTAACAAAAAAATGAAAGTTCTGGTTGGCGAAGCTTCTGTCATAAGCATGGAACTTTTGAACCTTAGAAATCTTGCTCATAAATTCAGAGTTACTTTAAGGCATTTAGCCCATAGAAACAGCTTACACATAAGTGAAAATACAAAGCCATTTTTGTTGAACATGGTTAATAATATAGATCATATAACGGAAGAGACTGTGGTAGACAGAAATATACTATCAGACAATATTATGTTCCAAGTTTTGTTAGTAGACCACAAAGTTAATGATAATATGAAAAAACTAACTGCTATCGCACTTGTATCAATGCCGATAAACGTATTAACTTCAGTGTATGGCATGAATTTTCTTTATATGCCAGAGTATAAAGCGTTCGAAATTCCATTTTGGTCTTTGTTTATTATATTAACTTTTGTTAGCATAACAATTATTCGAATGTTAAAATTGTGGTAAAGGTTTACTTGATATGTACGGTTAAATTGATGACTTTAACTTTAGCGCCTGGACAAGACATACTGCCGCGTTGGTCTTGTAAACCAGCTGTATTTAATTGTTCTTGTGGTAATAAAAATGTAGTCAAAACTTGGGCAAAAGTTTTTAATGGTCATACAAAAAAATGTGGCAAATGCAATTTCTTAACAGCTGATCATTTTAAGTCAATAAAATACGGTAAACTGAAAATGTTGAATCCGATCGGCATTAACCGTAGTTCAAATAAAAAAGTTGAATGGGTCTGTGATTGTGGTATGAATACAATTGTATCAATTGCATTAGTAACATCAGGGTCTATCAAATCTTGTGGAAAATGCAATCTAATTCTTGCTAAAGATTGGATAAACAAAAAATTTGGTAAGCTTAGAATGTTGAATCCAATTGATATACATAAATATTCAAATAAGCATGTTGAGTGGATATGTGACTGTGGCAGTGTGTCTTTACGATCTGTTACTGATGTTATTCGTGGTCATTCTAAATCTTGTGGAAAATGCGATATAAAATTATCAGATTTTTGGAAAGAGTCAAAATTTGGTAAGTTAAGAATGTTAAATCCAGGTTCAATTGGTTTGAGATCCAACAAAAAAGTTGAATGGATTTGTGATTGTGGCAATATAACTTCTGCTATTATACAAAATGTTACAAGAGGTAGAACTACCGCATGCGGCAAATGTCGTGAGTCTATCCAGAAATGGTATTTTGAAAATCAAAATGAAATCACTAGATTAAAACCACCAATATCACAATCAGATTTACCGAACAGTCCATTTGTTATGCTTGAATCTGTAACTAGAACGAAAAAACCATTCAGTGTTGTTTGTCCAGCATGCAAAAGAACATACAAACCGAATTGGGACTCGATTAGGCTCGGTAAGTCTTTGACATGCGGGTGTGTAACATATCGCATATCAAATGGACAAAAAGGAATACATGAGTTTCTTGTTTCCAACGGAGTGTCGTCTATTCTTGAGTATAAAATTGGTAAATTGAATTATGATATTTGCATCCCTGATTCTAAATTAGTTATTGAATTCAACGGTCTTAAATATCATAGTTTGGTGCTATCTAAACATCGTGATTTTAATAAATATAAAAATGCAATAGACAACGGATTTTCATACATGATGGTGTTTGAGGATGAATGGTCAAGATCACAAAATAAGATAAAATCTATAATTCTGAACCGTCTTCTGATAAATAAATCAATAACATTGCGAGCTTCTTCGTGTTTGGTTAAAAAAATTCCTTCTTCAGTTGCTGATGAATTTTATGAAGAAAATCATTATATAGGTGGATGCAGGACTTCTCGTAACTATGGCGCTTTTTTTGATGGCGTTTTAGTTGGATGTATTAGTTTCAAAAAACCCACAAGACAATCAAAATATGAGTATGAATTAATTAGAATGTCATGTAAACTTGGTTATAGAATTAATGGCCTTATGTCTAAATTGTTTAAAGTTTCAATTTCTGATATGAAACCGTTATCAATTGTTTCATTCTCTGATAATCGTTTGTTTACTGGCAAAGTGTATGAAAAACTCGGTTTTACAAAAGATGGCGAATTGAATCAAGATTATTACTGGGTAAAAGGTGGTGCTAGATACCACAAATCTGGTTTGCGTAAAAAATCATCAGAATTAAATTTGCAACTTACTGAAAAACAACTTAGGGAAAGTCAAGGGTATAAACAAATTTGGGACGTTGGAAAAACACGTTGGGTTATGCATTTAACTGGTACAGTGTGATCAATGACAACTGTTTTAGACACAAACGAAATTGAAACGAATGACATTTATTTTGCAGCTTTTTTGTTAATTAGCGGTTGTGAGTTAGTTCGCGAAAGAAGACAAGGCCAACGGGTTTATTTTATATTTAAAAATATTGGCGGTTCCATTCAGGATTTAAAGAGATCATATTTTACTAATGAAGCTAAAGTTAACGCTCATCAATATTCGCAACAGATTGTTGCTGTCAAGCGTCTTTTATTTGATAATTCGTAAAGATTAAAATAATTTAACATAATTTACGGTATTAGTTTTCTAATTATTCGACAAGCCGTTAATACCTTTTCTCAAGTATGAGTCGTCTTATTTCAGCTGGTGTTTTGGCATTTGATCAAATAGATATATTTTTATCTGGTCAAGCATTCGTCAGAATGCAAGGTCTAACTGCTTCTGCTATAACAGTTTCAGCATTTGTTAATAATATAGCGCTACCTTGGCCGTTACTTGATGGTTCATCTACATCTGATGCTTCAATATCATCTGGTAAGTTTTATTTTAACGAAATTCTTGGATCATCTGGTTATTATTCATTACGGTTTTTTCCTGACAGAACCGGATTTTGGAAAATAAACATAATGGTTCATTCTGTTCCTCTAGAAATACCAAGAGAATTTGAAGTTGCTCCGTCTGGTCTTTTTGAGCCTTCTTCAAAGGGAACCCTAATAGCATCAACAACAAAATGACACTTTTCTTTCCTGACACATGTTTATCTAAATGCGATTTAACTTTTAAGTTAAATAACGATCTTGGTTATCCGAAAGACGCTGTATCAGTCAAATGGACAATTTATTCGTCAAATGGTGAACGCGTATCTGGCCTAAAATTAAATGCTGCAAAGTCTGGTGTTGGTGAATATTACGCACCTTGGAAGGTTATCAGCAAGAATGGCGGTTACAAAATCATTTGGGAGTACCAAGAAAAATTTGGAGGCCCGATTCTGAAAAAAGAATCAATGTTTTTTGTTGTTAATCCAAATAGCTACGTATGTCCAACTGATAATGTATGTAACGATGGTATACCACCAACAGGATTCAACACATTTTTGTCTGGAACTCTTCTTACAGAAAAAGATATGGCGCTCTTTCTTAGAAATGAAAATAACATACTGACAGATGCTGACATAGTTTGTTGGACAATATATGATATTTTGGATAGAGCAATTACGCCGAAATTTTATGCTGTTAGGTTTGGAACCGGTAAATATTATGCTCCATGGTTTGTAAACGTAACAACTGGTAATTATTATGTTATTTGGGAATACAAAGAATCACTAACTGCACCATTAACTTCTGTCAAACAAAATTTTTGCGTGATAAATCCACTTTTGCCGTGTGTTTTGTTGGTAAGTAAATGCCACCAATCAACATCATTGATTTGTTCCTCAATTCGTAAACACCAGCCGTGCGGTACTACTATGTCATCATGTCCACAAACCAAACCGATTGTGTGTAGCACTGTATTGGTAAATTCTAAATGTTGTCCGTTCGAACTTGATAGGGTTGTCCATTTGTCAACTCAAATTTTGCCAATTGGTAACATATTTACAAATCAATCACAATATGTTATTCCATCTGGAATCAGAAAAATTGCATTTTATATAACTTACACGCGTGGTTCATACGGTGGTCATGCAATTTTAAGATTAATGTGGGGCAATGGAATTGAAGAAACACAGTCAACATTGATAAACGAGAATTTTGTTGAAATAAATACTGCTGAATCATCTCAGAATATGTTTATAAATGATTTGGTTGGACCAGCTCCAATAAATAACAACCCGATAAGTTTTATGTTAGAAACGGCTTCACCAGGAGGTACAAAGACGGTTAGATTATTAGCTGCAGAGGGAGGTTCAGGTACGCCTGGAACTATTAGCATTACATTAACAGCATCAAGTTAAGGTGGCCTTTTCTTCTATAAATAATCCCCGAGGTAGGCAAGGGGTTACAGGTCCAACTGGTCCACCAGGTTCAACTGGTCCAACTGGTCCACAAGGTTCTCCAGGAGCAACTGGTCCAGCCGGTACAGACGGTGCAACTGGACCAGTTGGACCAACTGGTCCAGCCGGTACAGATGGTGTTACTGGACCGCAAGGAGCTACTGGACCGCAAGGAGCTACTGGACCGCAAGGAGCTACTGGACCGCAAGGAGCGCAGGGGTCTCCTGGCATAACAGGTGCTACTGGACCGCAAGGAGCTACTGGACCGCAAGGTGCTACTGGCCAACAAGGCATACAAGGGTCACCTGGTGTAACAGGTGCAACTGGTCCAACTGGTCCACAAGGTCAACTAGGCCCGCCAGGTTTAGGCGTTACAGGTCCGCAAGGTGAACAAGGAAGCCCAGGTGTCACCGGTCCACAAGGATCGCCAGGTGTCACCGGTCCACAAGGAGCGACTGGTGTACGTGGTGTTACAGGTGCAGCGGGTCCTCAAGGATCGCCAGGTGTTACTGGTCCTTACGGCCAGACAGGCCAACAGGGTATACAAGGATCTCCTGGCGTTACTGGTGCTACTGGTCCGACTGGTCCGTATGGACAACAGGGTTCACCTGGTGTAACCGGTTTACAAGGCGTACAGGGTTCTCCTGGTGTTACAGGACCAACCGGCCCACAAGGGCCAACCGGCCAATCAATAACTGGACCACAGGGCATACAGGGTTCTCCTGGTGTTACGGGCGTAACTGGACCAACTGGACCACGTGGTGCAACCGGTCCGCAAGGTGTTACTGGGTCAACAGGACCACAAGGCATACAAGGTTCTCCTGGTGTCACCGGAGCAACTGGATCACAAGGTCAAACCGGACCAGTTGTTACTGGTCCGCAAGGTGTTACTGGTCCGCAAGGACAACAAGGTTCTCCTGGTGTCACTGGAGCAACTGGTCCGACAGGTCCACGTGGAGCAACTGGTCCGCAAGGTAATCAGGGTTCGCCCGGTACTACAGGGTCTATTGGACCAACTGGTCAACATGGCATAACTGGTCCACAGGGTCCAACAGGTCAAATTGGACAACAAGGTTCTCCTGGTGTCACTGGTGCAACAGGTCCACAAGGAGTAACAGGTCCGCAGGGAGCCACAGGTCCACAAGGGCCACAAGGAGTCAGTGGCGCCACTGGCGCCACTGGACCTCAAGGTTCACCTGGCGTTACCGGAGCAACTGGACCAACAGGTCCACGTGGAGCAACTGGACCAACAGGACCAACAGGACCAACAGGACCACAAGGACAACAAGGTTCTCCTGGTGTAACAGGTCAAGTAGGCCCGCCTGGTCTTGGTGTTACAGGCCCACCCGGTCCAACCGGTCCTCAAGGTCCTACTGGAGTTACTGGTCCACAGGGTTCACCAGGCACTACAGGACCACAGGGTTCACCTGGTCTTCAGGGGAATCAAGGTTCACCTGGTCTTCAGGGGAATCAAGGTTCACCAGGGACTACTGGCCCTCAGGGGGCAACTGGACTTGATGGGGTTCCAGGTGTAACTGGAGCCACCGGCCCACAGGGTGCGACTGGTCCGACAGGGTCTCATGGCGCAACCGGTCCAACCGGCCAACAGGGTGTCACCGGAGCAACCGGACCTCAAGGGGCTACTGGTCCACATGGACCGACCGGCCAGCAGGGACCGACCGGCCAGCAAGGAGTCACCGGCCCGACCGGGCCGCAGGGTGTAACCGGTCCTGATGGAGCAACTGGCGCCATGGGGCTACAGGGGTCCCCAGGAGTCGGCGCCACCGGCCCTGACGGTACTACTGGAGCCACCGGGCCTCAGGGGTCGCCCGGTGCAACTGGTCCACAGGGGTCGCCCGGTGCAACTGGTCCACAGGGCGCGGACGGTGTCACTGGTGCCACCGGACCTCAGGGCGAGACAGGACCGACAGGTCCGCAGGGTGTAACTGGGCCACAAGGTTCCACCGGAGCCATAGGCGCCACCGGGCTTCAAGGTCCGACCGGGGCCACCGGACCTCAAGGTTCACCTGGAGTAACCGGACCTCAGGGCGCCACTGGTTTGGGTGGAGTTACTGGTGCAACCGGCCCGACTGGACCGCAAGGTCCCCCGGGTGTCACTGGCTCGACCGGGCCTCAAGGATCGCCCGGAGTTACTGGCCCAGACGGTGCCGCCGGGCCACAGGGATCGCCCGGCGTCACTGGTCCGCAGGGAGCAACGGGTCCGCAGGGAGTAACGGGTCCGCAGGGAGTAACGGGTCCGCAGGGAGTAACGGGTCCGCAGGGAG